CGCCTTGCTGCCGTTCGTCGTTGCCTTCTTGCCCTTCGCCTTCTTCGCGGGCTTGGCGGGCTTCGCGGGCTTGGCCTCGGCCTTGCCCTTCGCGGGCTTCTCGGGGGCCTTGGCCGCCTTCTTCGGGGCCGGAGCAGCCTTGGCCGCCTTCGCGGGCTTGGCGGGCTTCTCGGGGGCCTTGGCGGGCTCCTTCGGGGCAGCCTTGGCCGCCTTCGCGGGCTTCTCGGGAGCCTTCGGGGCCTCCTTCGGGGCCGGAGCAGCCTTGGCCGCCTTCGCGGGCTTGGCGGGCTTCTCGGGGGCCTTGGCGGGCTCCTTCGGGGCCGCGGCGGCGGGAGCAGGCTCCGCAGCCTTCGGGGCCTCCTTCGGGGCCGGGGCGGGCTTCGCCGCCTTCGCGGGCTTGGCCTTCGCGGCGGGTTCCTTCGGTGCTTCGTTCTTCGTCTCGGTCTTCACGGGTCCCTCCTGTGCAGCAGGTGCGGCGGCCGGGGCCGCCGTGGTCGAATCCTTCTTCTCGGGTGCCGCCTTCTTCGCCTCGGCCTTGCGCACGAGGAGCGACGCGGGCAGCAGCTTCACCCGGCCCTCGATCTGCTTGTCCATCTCGGGCGAGCCGTCGGGGATGCCGAGGATCTTCTGCCGCTGGCGCACGCGGTCCTTCATGTCGTTGACCGAGAGCGCGCCGCTGAGCACGTCGGCGACCTCGTGGTCGTCGTCGAGCGAGAGCTTGACGAGACCGCGCTCGATCGCGAGCGCGAGGCACGTGTGCTTGTCCGGGCACAGGTAGCGGCAGAGCGCGAGCTTGGCGTCGTAGCCGATGGGCTCGGAGTTGGCCTCCTGCGCGTGGCAGTCGGGATCGTCGGTCGGCGGGAGCGGGAACTTGGCGGTGTCGAGCTTCGTCATGATGGAACCCCTGTGAGAGATCGGTTGATTATCAAGCAATCGATTCAGAATCAAGGCTGCTCGTCGGCGAGCAGCTTCTAGGCGTCGGTAGGCGGGAAGCCCGGCCGACGTGTGGAGCGCGTGAGCAGCGCTCGCGCCCTCGACGAACACCGCGTGGAGGATCTCCATGTCGGCCGGACGTTCGCGAGCGAGCGCTTGCACAAGCTGTCGCGCGTGCGCCGTGCTCTCGGGGCTCGGCGCATGCGAAGGCAGCAGGTCGTGGATGTCGGGCTGGAAGGCCCCTGCGATGCGTCGGCCGCGATCGTCGTGAGGAGCGCGGCCGGCCGTGCACTGGGCGCGCACGAGATTGCGGAGCGCGTTGCGCACGGTGATGCGCACGTACGCGGGAGCCTTGGGGTCGTGCTTCCGCACGCGGCGGAGAGCGGCCTCGACCGCGATGCGAGCCTCCTGGCGGAGATCGTCGCGGTCGTAGCCGGGGAGCCTCACGCGCCGAATCTCGGACTCGACGATCCCCTCGGTCTCCTCGATGTTCACAGCACGACGCACGCACGCTCCGTACGATTACGAGTGAGGATCTCGGCCAGCGAGGTGAGCGCCTCGCGCACGAGGTCGTTGAGATCCGTGATGACCCAGTGGGTCGGGTAGAAGTGCTGCACCGCGGTGGACATGATGCCGAAGCCGTAGACCTCGATGCCGGCATCCCGCACGCGCTTCTCCACTTCGCGCAAGTACCGCTGGCCCTGCGCGTTGTCACGCGAGCCAGCCGGGAATCCGTCGGAGAGCACGAACAGGATGCGGCGCTGCTCGTGCCGAGCGGCGAGACGACGCGCGGCCCAGATCACCGCCTCGCCGTCCAGGTTCTCCGCGATGCCCTCGACGCGTGTGAGTCCACGTGCGTCGTCGCTCGCGAAGGATTTGAAGGTCGCGTGAATCGGGACCTCCAGCATTTCGAGGTCGTCCTCGCTGCCGCGGTAGACCTCGCGCGCGAAGCGCCCCACGTCGGTCCCTTGCTTCTGCGCTTCGCGTAGAGCGGCGCGCATCTCCCGGAAGTTGCGCTCCACGGCGGAGCGGTTGAGCGAATCGACCCACGGGTGAGAGCCGATGGTCGAGTCCACCGTCGTGAATCCGGTGACCTCGTGCGCGATTCCGACGACAGACAAGGCGCGCGACATCGCGAGCCCGGCCTGCGCGGCGAGCTTGGACTTCGGTCCTCGCATGCTGCCGGAGCAGTCGATGAGGATCGAGACGGCGACCGCTCGGTCATCGCCGTCCGTCGTCAACTCCTGGAAGATGCTGTCCACGCGCTCGGCACCGATCGCGTAGGAGGGGAGCAGCGACGAGTCGATCAGACCCTCGTCGGCACCCGAGACGAGGCGCGTCGAGCTTCGCGCGCGCACCGCAGCCTCGAACGCCAGCACGAGCGCGTCCGTCGCGAGACGGACCTCGTGCTCCATCTCCTCGAACGCGGCGGACGCGGAGCGCAGATCCTCGGTCGAGAAGTCGCGCTCCAGATCGAAGCTGTGGTCGAAGTTCGTGTAGGGCTGCGTGGCGATGTTGCGATCGAACACCTGATGGATGCGCGCGCTGATCGCTGCCTCGGGCGTCAGCGCGAACTCGCCCTGCGGCGGAGGTGTCCATCGGTCGAGTTTGATCTCGTCCGGGGTTCCGGCTCCGGGGGCGAGGCCGCCGATGCTCGACTCGTCCTTCTTCGACTCCGGGTCGGAGCCCGAAAGGAATCGAGCGTAGATGCGCTGCGCGATCTTGAAGACCTCGCCGGACGCGCGGGGTTGATCGGCGAGAGGAACGATCTCGCTCCAGTCGCTCTCGCACTCGCGAAGCATCGCAGCGATGTCGGGCCTGATCGGCTCGATGTCGGAGACCTTGCGGCCCCCGTACGGCCGGACGACGCAGGTCAGCGCGAGCGTGAACGCGCTCCAGCGATCGGCCTTCGCGAGCACCTTCTGCGTCGTCTGTCTTTCGGAGGCACCGCGCTCCCAGAACCACTCGTTCTTGCGAGCGAGATTCTGCGCGCTGCCGCGGTAGCGCATGCCCTGGCGCGCCTCGATGTAGCCGTCCTCCAGCGCGTTCATGAGCACCTTGAACGCGGGTGACTCCTCGGAGGATTTCGCGACCCACGCGAAGTCCGTGTCGAGCGCGTGACCCGTCTCGTGGTCGAGGAGCCCGTGGAGCATGCGCTCCGCGTCGGCCCCGAGCCACGCGTAGGTCTCGATGCTCGGAATCACGACCTTGCGGTCCTCTGTGCAGTACGCATCGACGCCGCGGCAGACGACATCGATTCCGTTGTCGGCTGCGATGATCTTGCCGATGCGCTCCATCTCGTGTTCGACGCTCACAGCGTGCTTCCTTTCCGCGCGCGGATGCGCGCCTGAACGACCTTCGCGAAATCTTCTCGCGAGAGGTCAGTGGTCGCTCCTTCCAGGAGCCTCTTGCGTTCCGCGGCGGCCTTCTCCTCAGCCGCGATGCGAGCGCGCTCGCGCTCCTCGGCGATGCGCTTGGCATCGGCGTCCAGTGACTCGGCTTCGGCGAGCGCCTTCACGTACAGGTCATCGACCCACGCGAAACGGTGACGCTCGTGGAACGATCCGAACATCGGAATCGACTGACCCTCGTAGAACCACCAGCCGTTGCGCCCGCTGGACAGCGATGTCGCAATCCACTTCTTCGCTGCGGCCTCAGCGGTCGGTCCAGCGAAGGCCATCGAAGCCGCGTCCGACAGACTGCCGGGGGTGGTGAAGACGGTGTGGCCGTGCACGACCGTGGCGACCTCGGCCTGAACCCACTCCAGGCTGCCCATGCGGAACGAGGTCATGTGCGCCACGCGCCAGCGCGTGTCGGTCGTGGGGGTCCTGATAGACCGAAGCGAGTCGGGCTTCACGAGCGCCATCGGCGTCGTCACCGCCTTCACCGCGGAGGAGAAGTCGTGCGTCTTGTTCCACACCTCGCCGGAGAGCGAGGAGTGCGATCCCGTCGCGAGCGCGGCGGTCACGTCGCCGATGCTCGGCACCGTCCCGCCTCCGTTCAGAGCGGCGTCGCTGAAGACGGGCCACCAATCGCCCGCGAAGAGATGGAAGAGCGTGTGGTCTCGCATCCAGTAGATGCTGGTGAGCGGCGAGACGCCGGGCTTTGCGCGTTTGCCGAAGTAGATGTCTGCCATCAGCGATTCTCCTCGTAGCCGAAGACGCGGCGGATGACCTCGCGGGCCACCTTGGCGTCGGTGGAAGATTCGAGCTTGCGCACGACCGCAAGCTCGCTCGCGCGCAGCACGTCGAAGTCGAAGCGCGGGATCAGGCGCGCCCACTGGACGAGGCGACGCGTCGAGAAGTCGGCGCGGAACTTGTCGTCCTTCCGAAGCTCCTCGGCGACGCGGCACACGCCGTCGATGAACTCGGCCGGGCAGTCGGGGACGTTGCAGGCGACGCGCTCGATCTCCTCGGCGCGGTCCGGGTAGTCGCAGGCGATCACCAGACCGAAGCGGTCGAGCACGGCTGCGTTGAGAGGATTCGTGCCCGCGTGGCGAGCGCGCGCCGATGCGCGGTAGCCGACCGTGTTGCCCGTGGCGAACACGCGGAATCCCTCGTGGGCGGTGACCGTCTCTCCGGTCTCGGGCACGAAGAGCGTGCGTCGGTCCTCCTCCAGCACGGGCTGGAGAACCGCGAGCACGCTCGGCGCTCCCATGTCGAACTCGTCGAAGACGACCCAGTAGCCCTCGCGCATCGCGACCGCGAGCGCACCGGGGCTGAAGGCGAGCGTGAGCACGCCGTCCTTCGCGGCGGGGACCTGCTGCCCGCGGAGATGCGTGACGCGCGTCTCGCCGTCCAGGTTGAAGCGGATCAGGGGACGCCGGAGGAGCGCGGCGAGCGCGACGATGACCGAGGTCTTGCCGCAGCCCGTCGGGCCCGTGAGGAAGATGTTCATGGCCTCCTCGATGCCGACGGCGAGGTCTTTCACGAGCACGTCGTTGAAGCGGTACGGGCGCGTGGGCGGCACGCGGAAGGCGTGCTCGGGGGAGGGCTCGGCCACGACGAAATCGTGGCCCGCGATCTTGATGGTCGTCGGCGCGGCGGCAGCCGCTTCGGCGGTGTCTGCGACCGAAGCGACGGTGCGGGGCTTTCTCTGCTTCATGATTCCTACTTTCTCGTTGAAGGGGGTCTTACACGATTCTCAGTCGAGGATGACGCGAGGGCGTCGGATGCGCGGCGCGTTGGCGGCCGCTTCGGCCGCCTCCTGCTCGCGCTGCTCGCGCAGCTTCACGAAGTGCGCGATGCGCTCGTCGGGGTCGTTGATCTGGGCAGCGTCGAGAAGGTCGCGCTCCAAGCGCACGACCTTCTCCAGCACGTCCTTCGCGCGCTCCCACGCTGCCTGTTTCTCACTCGGGAACGTGCCCTTGCCGAAGCCGAGATGCCCGTCGCGCTGGTACTTGCGCACCGCGGCGCGGAACGGCTTGAAGGACCGCGACGCGTCACGCGAGAGCCTGCCGAGGTCGAGCCCGAGCAGCGCGGCCTCACCCTCGTAGCGCGAGTAGCGACCGTAGGACGACAGGTCGCGCGGCAGCGTGCGGAACTGCTCGAACTGCGTCGGAATCTCCTTGTGGTCGGGATGCTCGGCTTGCCACTGCTCGATGCGCCACATCGCGAGGTGCTCGCGGAAGGATTTCTCCAGGATGCGGCGCGCCTCTTCGGCGTTCTCCGCGCCCTGGACCTTCAGCGCGTGGTTGATGATGCAGGTCGAACCCGTCCAGACTTCGCTGCCACCGGCCACGTTCGTGAGCCGGAACTCGTAGCGGAGGTGGTCTCGGTTCGCGCCGTCGTCTCGGGAATCTCCCTTGCCGCACAGGTTGCAGATCGCGACGCACGCACCGTTGTCGCGCACGGCACCGCGACCGGGCACGTAGCTGAACTCGGCGAGCACCTTCGCGGAGAACGTGTCGTCGAGGCCCGCGTAGAGCACCTGCACCGTCTCGTCGGGGAGGCGCTCCATGTCGAAGTTGACGGCAGCGAGCGCCTCCAGCGCGGGCCGGAGGTGCGAGTAGGTGCCGAGCGTCACGCTGTTGAGCGCGAGCACGGCAGTGGCGCGCTTCACGCGGTAGCCGATGGTCTTGGAATCCATCTCTCAGCCCCCCATCATCTTGCGCTGCGTGTCGATGAGCAGAGCGGCGGCGGCGCGCCAGTCCCGCACCGCGTCGGCGAGGTCGGACACGCGACTGCGCGAATCCCGTTTCTGCTCCCACTCGTTCGCAGCGTCGAGCACCGCGTTGACCGAGCGCTCGAACTCTGCCTGCACACGCTTCATCTCTCGGATCGATTCCATCGGGTCGTTCATGTCGGTCCTCTCTTTCGTTGGTTGTCGGATTTCAGCACTCGTCCATCGACGAAGCGGCGACGCCGTTGTCGGCGACGCTGACCTCGATCGTGTGGTCCCAGCCGCACGAGCACTTCACGTCGATGCTGCCGCTCACGCCGTAGAAGGTCAGCTTGCCGCGGCCCTTGCCCTCGACCCGCGTGTCGTTGTCGAGATTCACCTCGATCTCGAACTCGTGCTTCGGCACGAAGCCGTCGCGGAGGAAGAGGAGATGACCCTTCAGGTCGCTCTCGCTCATGTCCGTGAGGAGCAGGTAGAGCGCGTACGTGACAGCGAGCGCGTCGTCCATCTCGTCGGTCACGTCCACGTTGTCGTGCGTGAACTCGGGCTCCTCGTGACCCTCGTCGCCCGCATCGAACTCCAGGAGGATCGTGGCCTCCTTCAACTCCGTGCCGCACTCCTCGCAGACCTGCGTGATGCGGCACTCGACAGAGATGCTCCCTTCCTGGTCGCAGTCCTCGCTCTGAACATCGAGGTCACCGGCCGTCTGGGGGACGAACTTGTTGCAATCGGGACAGCGCATATCGGAATCCTCCTGTTTGAACATGGCGCGACCTTCGCGCCTCCTGACCTCGATCGAGTCGAGAGCAGGAGGCGCGCAGGAACCGCTGTTGCGGTTCGTGCGCGGGGCCTCAGAGCGGCGAGAGCGCCGGGGCCGGGGTGCTGGGCTCGACGTAGCGCGGCGCGTCCTGGAGGGCCTCCAGGAGCATCTGCGCGCGCTCTCCGATGATGAGCGGCCAGCGCGGGAACTTCTTCCGCAGCGTGAGCAGACCCTCTTCGTTCGTCGCGACCCAGTAATCGCGACTGCGGTCGTGGTCCTTGCGGACCGGGATGCTCGCGATGAAGTGGTCGCCGAGATCGACCACGATGGGCCGGTCGAAGGCGAGCCAGAGCACGCCGTCGTCGGTCGTGTCGGGGCGCGAGCCGCTGTTGTCCGCGATGGCCCAGTGGCAGGTCTCGGGAGCCGCGAACGGCCCACGGTCCTCGCGGAAGATTCTGTGTCCTTTCTTCGCGATCTTCAGTGAGTCGGTCCAGCGGATGCGTGCGGTCATGGGAATCTCCTTCGTTGACGGGTTGAATCAGGCTGCGATGTCGGAAGCGCGAGCCGCGCCGAAGCAGCGCTCGCAGGCGTCGCGCACGAACGTCTCGTGCTTGGAGAGGACCATCCAGGCCCGCAGGCCCTCGGTCCACTTGCGGTCGCTGTAGGGCAGCGACTTCAGCGTGGAGAGGAAGGCGTCGTCACGCCGCGGGGTGCGCACGAGGAGCCAGTCGCCCGCGTGCGTGATGGAGTAGGCCGAGGCGACCGGCGCAGGCTTCGCGACGGTCGCGAGCGAGGCGGCGCGGGCGACGAGCGCGTCGAGGTCGTCGTGCCCATCGACCTCGTGGTTGGGGTAGTGGACGGCGACGGCTCGCCAGAATCCCTCGTGCGCGGTGACCGGCACGCTCCAGCACGGCTTGCCGTGCGGACCCGCGCGATGGAACTTCGCGCCGACGCAGCGCTTGATCGCCGCGTTGAAGGCGGGATTGCGCACGCCCTGCGCGAAGAGGAACGAGCCCTCCTGCGTCTGGGGTCGGCCGTAATCCCACGTGCGTCCGTCCTGGAGCCAGACGAGCGCCTTGCCGCTCGCCGTCTCGCCGCGCCACGCGGCCGTGAGCGCGAGGTAGCCGAGCGCTTCGACGATTCCGAAGAGCCGCTCGCGCTCGCCGTGCGAGCCGATGTCGAAGCTCGCGAGCCACTCGATCCGCTTGACGGTCGTGCGCCAGTCGGTGCGCGAGGCGTCGGCGAGATCGTCGAGCACGCGGAGGAAGGTCTCGCGCGTCTCCTCGGCGGCCGTGATGGCGTCGGCGGCATCGACCATGTGCTGCGCGATGGCGATGGCCTTCGCCACGTCGGCCGGGATGAGGCGGGCGAGCAGTGCGTTGTCGAGCTTGCGGCAGACCGGGCCGGTGCCGGCCTCGCGGGAGGCGGCATCGTCGAGCGGCTTGCCGCAGCGCGAGCAGTGTCGAGAGAGCGTGACGGTCACTTCGAATCTCCTTCTGCGTCCTGCACTCGCAGGATGCGGTAGACGGTGGGCTTCTGGCCGGAGAGCGCGTACCGCTTCCGGGTGCTCTCGCCGACGGCGAGATCCGAGACGGGCGGGTGACCCGCGAGCAGAGCGCCGTAGGCGGCGATGTAGGCGTTGGCTTCGCTCACCTCGCCGCCGAGCACGTTCTGGTCGCTGCCGTCGAGAACGACGAATCGCTTTTCCTTCACTTCGAATCCTTTCGTCGGAGGTTGTTCTTCAGCGTGGGGTCTTCCGACGGCGAGCGCGCGATGACGCGCTCGTGCTCGTCGTAGACCGAATGGTCCGTGAGCACGCGAATCCCGTGCTCGTCCTTCTCCTCCAGGGCGAAGGAGATTGCGGCGCTCGCCGCTGCATCGAACGCCTCGGGCGCGTCGGTCGCGACCGTCGAGCGCGCGGGCCGACCGACGGTCACAGAGACCGCGAGCTTGTCCGCGTCGCGCACGATGCAGCGGTAGGTGTCGTCGGGCATGAGCGTCATCGTCACGCTCATGCGACCCGAGTAGCGCTTCGCGAGACGCCGGCCGTCGTCGGAGACGCGGACGATGAACTCGTCGAGTTCGTGATGGGGCTTCTTCTCGGTCACGTTCAGACCTCGGCCGCCGACTGACGCGGCGTCTTCTGCCCGTTCGGCCATGCGGCGAGCGAGCGCTTGTGGCGACGACGATTACGAGCGAGCTTGCGTGCGCGCTGCTCGCGGGTGAGGGGGGGCACGAAGACGCGAGCCTTCGGACTCGCGACCGGAGGCGTCGTGAATCGCCCCGTGTGGTCCGTGTTGACCGGCATCCCTCGATCGTCGAAGCCGTGGGGCTCGTCGATCTCCGTGACGTTCGCGCGGGCCGCATCGCTCACGAGCGAGTTGAGGCGCGCCATCTCCGCGGGCGTGTAGGGCTCCTGGCCCGGCATCATCTTCGGCGCGCGGGCGGTGACGACCGGGGTCGGGTCGATCGACTCGCGGAGCGCGGCGCGGTTCGCGGTGTCGTTCTCCGCGAGCATCGCGCGGAGGTCAGCCGCCTTGATGTCGCGGGCCGCGGTCTTGTTCTTCGCGAGGCCGCGAGCGACGACGAGGGCGATGAGATCGTTCTTGCTGCTGTTCGAGTAATCCATGGTTCTCTTCTCCTGGTTGTTGACGATCGACTTGTTGCTGAACTGACAGACCTCAGAGCGAGGTCAGGTCACCGGGTGCCTGCCACGTGTAGGGGTCGCCTCCCGACCCGTCCGCGTGCGAGAAGGGCTCGTCGAGCCGGATGCGGATGGAGACCCAGCCGTGGCGGCGATGCGTGACGATCTGCGTGACGGTGCCGCCCTTGCGGTACGCGGCGCGCGTGCCCTCGCTGATCCCCGCGGCGCGGTACTCCGCGAGCGTCTCATCGTTCAGGCGCACGCGACTGCCGATGCGGATGGTCGTGTGCTCGTCGGGGGCGAAGTGCGAGAGGTTCTCCTCGCCGGGGGTGAGGGGAACCGAATCCTGATCCGTCTTCATCTTCATCTCCTGCGCACGAAGCGCGTTCACCACGTTGATTCCGAGCATTGAATCCCTCCCTGTTGGAATGCGCGGCCGAGGAGTCGAACCTCGGCTGTCACCACACGCGCGGTCAGCGCGGCAACGCGGGGAGCGTCGCCTTCGATTCGAGGTGCGTCGCGAACACGACGAGGTAGTCCGCGGCGGCCTTGGCCGCGGCGTCCAGGGTCTCGTACCAGAGGCAGACCCAATCCTCGCCGCTCGTGAGCACGAGGCTCGCGCCAGTGAATCCCGAGTCCACTGCGAGCGCGCAGACGCGCGAACCGCAGCGGACCTCGATCGCCCGCAGGCTGTATCGGAAAGCCAGACTCATGATTCCTCCTTCACTGCCGCCCGTGCGAGCAGCCCATCTGCCCGCAGGAGCCGCAGAACTCGCTCTCGTCGAGCGGCTTGCAGTCGTCGGGATCGACCTCGTACACCGTGTCGTCGCCGACCATGCGCACACGAGCGACCGACTCGTCGGGGACCCACTCGCCGTCGCCCGGAATCTCGTGCTCGACCTCTTCGCCGTCCTCGTTCTCGACGAGCACCGTCGTCTGCTCCCATACCCGGCCGGGCCCGAGGAAGACGCAGGCGACACCCGCGAGAGCCCGGACCTTGACGTAATCTCCTCGTTCCATCGTTCGCTCCCTTCAGAAAACCGTGCGTGAGGGGTCGTGATGACCCGGATAGCAATCCACTTCCGTGACCTCCAGCGTGTCCGCGAGGTCGCCGAGCACCTTCTCGCGCAGCGAGGGCGCGAAGGTCGCGAGCACCTTCTCGGCTTCCTCGCGCGTCTCGAACGTCCACCGGCCCTGGGCCGGGAAGGTCAGGATGCGGAGCCCGAGCTTCTGGCTCGCGTGCGTCACGACGAAGCGCTTCACCATCGCCATCACGCACCTCCTGCCGCGCCACGCGCCCGCATCTCCTCGACCACGTAATCGCCGACCGAGCCCACGCCGACGACCCGCGGCACGCCCTGCCGCCCGACCACGCCGCCGACCTGCGCCGTGGACTGCGCGCCGTCGAGCCACACGTCCACGCAGTAGCCGTCCGGGCACCGGAGCCAGACCTGCCGCCGATGGGCCTTCGAACCCGTGCCGACGTAGTTGAGGCGCGCCGTCGTGCCCGGCCAGACCTTCTTCACCGCGCGACCGACCGCCGCCGCGAGAGCCTTGCCGTGCTCGACCGAATCCTGATAGCTGTCCATGATTCCTTCTCCTTCAGACGTAGTTGAGGTTGGGGACGACGGGCATGCCGCAGTCGCAGCGGTTCCGGTTGCCGACGCCGCGCGCGTTGCACCGCGCGCACCGCCACGACCACTCCTCCCGCTCGACCCGGCCGCAGCAGACGACCGAATCCTTCGACCGCGAGACCGAGCGAACCGCCCGGTCCTCGTACCGCGACGAGACGACCACGCGCGAGACCGCGCCGACGTGCATGAGCATGATGCCCTCCCAGAGAGCGCTGCGACCTACGCAGCGCAGAGTTGGGGAGCGACCGCACACCCCGCAGGGGCCGACACCGCTCCGAAGTCGGTTCCTCCGAGCACGAAGCCCAGCAGCGACCGACACTCAGAGAGATGGACCGTCGGAGGGCGATTCTGGAAAATCTCCGAAAGATTCTCAGAAGTCGCCGTAAAGACTCAGGATTATCAGACGCCCTGGAGGGCCTGCCCCGCGTACCGGGTGGCGTGCGCGAGCACGACCGCGTTGTGCTGGGGGGTCAGGGATCCGGCATCGCACCCCTCGGGAGGGACCGCGAGGTAGGTCTCCACGTAGGGAGAGAGCGCGGCGGCGAGCCGGCACGCGGATTCCCACTCGTCGCGACCTCGGTCGAGGTAGACGGTCACGCGTCGTGCCGGGAGGCGTGCGAGGCGCGCGAGCTTCTGATCGCTCCACGCCTTCCCGAGCAGCGCGACACCCGCGACCGCCGTCGAAGGGATTCCGATCTGCGCGGCATCGAAGGGACCTTCGCACACGACGACGTGCTCGGCCGTGCGCGCGTGATCGAAGCCGAAGATCACGTCGCTCGCCGTAGCCGCTCCGGGCACCGCGACGGGGTTCAGCGTCTTGCGGTAGCCCGTGCTCTCCTTCCACGCGCGCACCTCTTCGTCGGTGCCCGCGGGAGGGTCCCACGTCGCGCGGCCCTGCCAGTAGGCGAGCCCGTTGTCCATCCAGCACGGGAACACGAGGTAGCCGTCGAGGCGGCCCGAGCGACCGAAGCCGACGCGATGCGGCGCGAGCAGCGCGGGGTCCACGCCGAAGTGCTTTCGACCTCGCAGGTAATCGAACGCTCGTGCGTGAGCAGGCACGGGCGCGAGCAGGTCCACACCGTGAGGCCACGAGATCGCGGGCAGGTGCTTCACGGTGGCGCGCTGGGGCGCGCGAGGCGCGACGATTCCGAGCGGTTCGAGGTTCGTCGGCTGGTCTCCTCCGACGTAGCCCTGCATCACGAAGTCGATCGCGCCCATGTCGGTCGTGCGTTCGAGCAGCCTCACGAGCGAGAGCGTGTCGCCGGAGCGATGGCAGCCCCAGCACGTCCACGCGCCCTGCTTCTTCGCTGCGTTCCAGCGCAGACGCGACGAGCCGCACGCGGGGCAGTTGAGCAGGTACTCCTGCGAGAGCGCCGAACTGGATTCCTTCCGGCCTCCATGCTTGCGCACGAACGCGTGCGCGTCGAACTGCGCGAGCGCCCTGCGCACGTTGCTCATCGACCGCCGCTCCTGCGCTCGCGCATGAGCTTGGCGAAGTCGCGATTCGAGAGCTTGGTGTGGTCGAGCGGCAGCGAGGAGGTGGAGGGGGCGAAGCTGCGGGACTCCCAGCCCTTGCGCAAGAATCGGAACTTGATGACGGGACCTTCACGATCGAATGCGAAGGAGACGCCCGCGATGGGCCCTTCCCCGGTGAGACTCGCACCGGAAAGGGGCGTGCCGACCCTCCAGCGGAAGTCCACGTCCAGCCGGACATCTCCGTTGTCCAGGGACTCGCGCGCGATCACGATGTCGCAGGTCGTGCCGTCGAGCCACTGCGCGCACGTCTGCCGAAGGTGCGCGTCGATTTCGTAATCGGTCGTGTCAACCCAGAGCGCGCTCATGACGCGCTTCACGTGTTCTGCGAAGCGATCCTGCTGCCCGTCTTCCAAGATCAGCGGTCTCATGGATGCCCCATCGTGCTCGGGTCTACGCCTGCACCAGAGGCGACCGCCATTCGCATGCGCGCGAGGTCGTTCTGGAGCCAGAAGGTCTCGTTGACCGCAGCGTCGCGGTAGTTCTCCCAGTAGAGGCGCGCGTGGCCGCGCTTCCATTCCTCATCGGTCGCGTTGATCGATCCGAAGCCGTCCACGATGCGCACCTTCGCGTAGGCGTCGGCCACCATGCCGGACGTGATGATGTGCTCGCGCACGTTCGCGTCGGCCTTCGGGCGCTGCGCCTGCCACGCGGTCCAGCACGCCATCTCCTCGTTCACGACGAGCCGCTTCAGGTCGCGACCGAACGCGATCTGGTGCGCGGTCTCGGAATCCACGCGGTCACGCGAGCGGCCGAGATCCATGTAGTCCACGATCAGCATGCGCGGCTTGAAGTTCTGCGCGCGCAGTTCGTCGATCTCCGCCTGGATGTCGAGGATGTTCGTGTCCCACTCGTTGCGTGTGCGGATTACGAGCAGACGACGAAGCCCGAGGTACTCCGCGTGCATCTCGCGCCAGAGCACGGGATCGATCTGGCCGCGCTTCACGTTGGAGTACAACTCGCGTGAGAAGCACGCGTCGAGCTTGTCGGCCCACTGAGAGCCCTTGCCCTCCATGTTGATTACGAGCGTGGGAGCGCGATGCACGCGCGTCGCTCCGAACGCCTGGTTGATCAACCACGTGGTCTTGCCGCGCTTCGCGTAGCCCAGAATCGACCAGACCTCGCCGAGCTTCACGCCACCTTCGGAGATCCTGTCGAGCATCGTCACGCCCGTCGTGAAGTTCTGCTCGAACGACATCGCTGCGAGAGCGCGCGAGTGCTGGCGCTCGCTCACCTCGTCGAAGAACCACTGGCGATCGACGATCTCGAAATCCAGCGTCGCGATGGCGTCGTGCGCCTTCGCCATCACGTCGTAGCTCTCGTCGAACTTGTTCTCGTTGAAGAGGAGCGCGCTCTCTCGATGCGCGGTCGCGAACAGATTCCGACGAAGGAAGTCGCGGAGCTTGTGCTTCACGTACTCCGAGTCTTTCACCTCGCCGAGCGTGCGGACCGCGTACACCTCGGGCGCGTAGACCGGCTGCTTGTCGCCGGGCAGCGTGCGGAGCCACTCGTTGAGCACGAGGTCCGATGGAGGCTTGCGGTACGCCTCAACGTGCGCGCGGATTCCCTTCCACAACCAGCCGAGAGGCTCGATCGAGAAGAAGCCGGGCTCGACGTGCTTCACTGCGCGGTAGGCGAACGCGTCATCGACCTGCGCGAGCCGCACGATGGCGCGCTGGAAGTCGATTCCGAACTCCGACAGCGAGGTCATGCGAGCCTCCGTGCTGCGCGGCGGCGAGCAGCGGAGCCCTGCTTCACGAGAGCGTGAAGCTCCGAGCTGTGGCGTGCGACCTTCTTGGGAATCTCAGGGAGCAAGTCGAAGTCTCCTCGGCGTAGCGCTGTGATGTCGAAGCCGATCTCCGCGCTCGTCTGCTGCGCGCAGAGAGCAGCCTCGGGGCAGCGAGGACACACGCTGCTCCGAGGGTCATACCCGATTCCGAACCTGAGGCGCTCGGAGCGGCACGCCCACGCCCTGCCAGTCGAGACCTGCTGGTGCCGGAAGCGCTCGACGTAGGGCTCGGGCGCGCACATCGCGTCTCGCACGAGCGAGTAGATTCGTCCGTTGCCCGGCCCCACGAGATCGTAGACGGGCTTCACGGTCTGCTCGAACACCGCGAGGGACGCGCCTGCCTCCGTGCGGAGGTACTCCTGCGCGGAGTCGTCGCTCACGAGCGTCTTGATGCTCGGTGCGGCCTTGTGCCGCGCGAGCGCCTGCTCGAACCGGAATCGCATGAAGAGCTTCGGGTCGATCTGCCTCTCCGCGCACCACGCTGCGTAGTGCTCCATCGGCTCACGGAATCGCGAGAGGCTGCGCTTGCCCGAGTAGACGCCGTGCTCCTGGCAGAGAGCGTCGTAGCGCGCGAGCAGGTCGGCGCTCATCGCTCCACCCGCACGAGAGCCTTCTCGCCGAGGATCTCTGCCGTGATGCGCTGCCGAGAGCGCGCGTGCGCGTTGAGCATGCCGTGCTGGGAATCTTGGAAGTCGTAGATGAGGCCGATCTTCTTGCCAGGGAACGCCGTGAGCGGTCGGTAGTAGCTCTGCATCTGCTGCACCCCTTCGTTGCCGCCTGCCGCGTAGATGAGCGCTGCGGCGCGAGGAACGTCCACACCCTCGCCGATCACCTGCGTGCCGACCAGGACGTTCGTCACGCCGTCGTTGAAGTCGGCGATCGCTCGCGAGAGGAGCGCGCCGTCTCCGCCGAGCACGACCTGCGCGCCGGGGATCATCTTCGCGAGAGCTTCTGCGTGCGCGCGGCGGCGCGTGAGCACGATCGTCGGGACGCCGCTCGCGTCGAGCGTGCGCGCGGTGAACGCGATCATCGCGTTGCGCGGCTCCCACTCGACGATTCCGGTCTGGTAGACCTGCATCCAGCGGTTGTCGGTGAAGATCGGAGCGGGCGCTCGCGGCTGCATGAAGAGCACGCGCGCGGGCGCGAGGAAGCCCTCGGCCACGAGGTCATCGAACTCGATCTTGTGCAGCACGGTCGAGCAGATCGCGTGCATCGCGAGCGCGTCCTCTCCCGTGCGGAAGTGCGTGCCCGTCCAGCACAGTCGATAGTAGACGTGCTCGCAGAGCGCGTTGAGGCGATGATAGGATTCCGCCGCTGCGTGATGGAACTCGTCGATGACGAGCATCTTGCGCGTCTTGAACCACTCGGGGCTCTGCGAGAGCGCCGACTGGATCGTCGAGACGACGAGCCTCTTCTCGATGTCGCGCTCGTCGCGGCTCGCCTCGCCGTCGAGACGCGCCACGAAGTCGGCCCCGAAGTGCTTCTTCAGCACGGTGTAGGTCTGCCGGCCGATCGCGAGGCTGGGCACGAGCCAGAGGCACGGCTGCGCGATCGCGTCGAACGCACGCGCGGCCATGAGCGTCTTGCCGGAACGAGGCGGGGCAGCGACGACCCCGCGGTCATGCAGAAGAATCTGCTTCTGCACCGCGTCCTGGTACGGCCTCCACGAGACGCCGCTGATCGACCACATCGGCAGTTCGCACTCGGGGCGGCGGCGGCACTCGACGATCTCGATCGGCTCGCCGTAGTGCCGCGCGAGGGCCTCGACCCACGGCACGAGCCCCGAGGCCACGCGACGCCTCTCGTGGAGCAGCGAGCCCCAGAGCGTGCGCTGCCCCTGGTGCGTCGCCCAGAAGAGCGCGCCGAAGCGGTGACCGACCTTCGCGCCCGGCCCTGGATCGTCCCCGAGGGAGACCGCGAGGTGCCTCGTGCACGAGTCGAGGAAGCTCGGGCTCGCGCCCATGAGTTCCGCCCAGGAGTTGCCGACGAAGACGCGCATGTGTGGGTAGCGCTCCCGAGCGCACGCTGGACTTGAACCAGTGGTGGAGCCGGACTGCCGTGACCTGTGCCCGTTGCCGGTCTACGGGACTCGCACGCTCGGGAGCAAGCCCGTCTTACACGATTACGCGTAGCCCAGAAACGCCGAAGCCCAGTGCTGGCACACCGGGCTTCGTGTTGGTGCCTCCGGGTTCAGCGGGTGCTGTGGGAGGAACCATGAGATCGGGACCCTCAGAGGATGCAGGACTTGCGCTTCGGCTGCAAGTCGGCCAGGGTCTTCGCTCGCGGGTAGTCCCTGGCAGGGCACCGCGAGCGAGGCATCGGTGCCTCGTGACGCGCACGCCGTATGCGTGCCGAGGCTGAGATCGGGCCGAGCCCTAGCAGCCGCATCGACGACGAGAGGCGGGACCTTGCAACAGCGTGCATCCTGGCACTTCCATCCCGCAGAGGTGGCCTCTTCGTGTGAGGTCGCGTCGCGACCGACCTCCCCTACTGCCGCGGTAATCGCGGCGGAGCAGTACAGGGTCGATGTGGTGGACGGCGCACTGGGGGACCCCCGCCATACCGGAGCCTGCGTCCCGGATCGAGGAAGGCACCTCGACGCGCGTGAGCGCGGCGGCATCGCCGCTATGCGAAGTCCTGAGAAGGACCGAGCAACGAACGCCCCCCACCCCAGTGTGGAGCAACACCCCTTCGCTGACTCGTATAGCCGGGAATCCTGAACACGAGCCGGGCGAGCGTAGACACCTCGCCGCGGGCCTCACGCTTCAGAGCTACCTGCGTTCAACTCGTCTGACCCCCTCCGCCCGGAGATCCGGGAAGCCTTCAATCTGATTCTCCTAACGTCGAATCAGATTGAAGCCGCGGAGCGGCTAATGGGGGGCGTGTGTCCGCGCTTCGCTTCGGATTTCGCCCGACCCATTGTGCGCTCCGCGCGATCCCAGCACCAGAGTCCGGCCGGAGAGGAGCGGGTCGTAATCGGGTAAGGAGAGAGCATGGGCAAGAGCTACAGAGAGACCCTGGAGATCGTTCTCAACTACGTCCGGCAGCGGGTAATCTCTTACAGCGAAGAGATCACGATCTGGACGCGCGCGGAGCACCTCCACAAGATTGCGACCGAGTTCGGAGAAGAAGTCACGATCTTGGATTCTCTCACGCTCAGAGGAATCGGCGGGTTCAACGCCGTGAAACTCCTCGACGGCGACCCTGAGGAAGACCTCGCCTTCCTCGTGCTGACCCTCGGTCGCTCTCGCTCGTACACCGCGGCGTTCTCGTGGGAGGGCGGCGGCAAGCTGCTCGCCGGTCTCGTGGAGGGTGAGCGCGGTCTGGATTGGCACGTCTCGCGCGCCAATGCGATTACGCATGTGCGCACCAGAGCGCGCAGCTTCTTGCTGGGACCTCACAGCAGCAAGAAGGAAGGCGCGCACTCGGCCTCCATGAGCGCTACCGCGTTCGCAGCCTTCATGCGGAAGCGACGCGGCGAGGCCGTGCCTGCGGGATTCGAACCCGATCAAGCTGAAGAGGATCTGCGCCGCCTGCTCGCCGAGAACGCTGCCGGGCTGCTGGATGAGATCGGCACCGAGCTTGGCATGCTTCGCTACGCAGGAGAGTTGGACAGCGATTACCGAGCGCGACTCTTGACTCAGGCCATCGCCGCCAAGTCGGTCGGTCCGTACGTACGGCAGTACGCGGGGAAGCTCCGGCTTCCCGACGATCGCGAACTGGAGCCGGTACCTGGGGCACCGGGGATGTTCAAGACCGTGATGAAGAGTCCTCCGCCGATGCCCCCGCCGTTCGCAACTCCCTACGCGAGCGTCGTTCACGCGCTCTCTCTGATCAACGTTGACCCCATGGCGGATCCGCTGACCGAGGAAGAGCGAGCGGCCTTCACCGCGTTCGGCGAGGCCGTCAAGCTGGCGAACATCCGCGCACGCTCAGAGAGCGGCGGCGATTCCGATCACAGCACCGCCAGCGACGACCATGCCGATCGCGAACCAGAGAGCGGGGCTCTCCCACCACCCGCGCTCGACGGCACGCCGCGCCTCCCGAAGCTCTGAAGCAAGCTGCTCGACGCGCTGCTGCCAGAGCGTGTCGCGGAGCGTGAGCCTCTCCTCGGCCGCGCTCGTGCGGGCGCGCTCCATCCCGAGCAGCACGTCGAGCCGAGCAGCCGCGGCTTCGGCGTCTCGCGCGAGCCGGTACTCCAGGGTCTCGATGTGGAAGCGCCAGCGCGCGAGATCCTGCCCTTCCAGGAGGAAGCCCGCGAAGGGGGCTGGCCGGCCCGCAGGGAGGAAGACGACCTCTCCACGCGGCTCGGTGCTCTCCGGGCTTCCTGGGGGCGTCTGCGCGGGCCCCGTGCCTTGCAGGTTGCCGTCCTGCGCCCGAGCATGCGACAGGGGGGTGAACGCCGCCACGCAACACAGGACGGCAACCTGCAAGGCACGAATCATCACGGACCTCCGTCTCGCAGCCTCCGATTGAAGTCGGAGAACCAGTGCGCGAGGGCCTCGGGCCCCTCGGCGCGCATCTCCTCGTACTTCTCGCGCTGGAGCGCCTCGAACGCAGCGATGTCGGCTGCGTGCTGCTCCTCGATGCGACGAAGCTCGACCTCGGCCGCCTGAAGCGACCCGTCGAGCCTCGCCGCGATCTCGGCCTCTCCAGGCCCCGCATCGATCCCCAGTTCATCCACAGGCTGTGGAGAACGCTCGCACCCTCGCCCGATGAAGAACGAGAGCACGACCACGAGCAGCCCGAGGCCGATGGCGGCCACGAACCACGAGACGGGAATCTTGACGGGGCCGTCGCTCACTCGCGCCCCTCAGCGAGAGCGTGCGCGCGAGCGCTCTCCTCGTTGTGGTTGCCGCGGTACCAGTCCTCGCCGCGCAGCACCGCCGCGCAGCCGCCGAGCACGTACGAGAGCGTCGGCATGAAGAACCAGAAGAGGAGCGCGATCCACCACGCCCACCACACGCACGCGAGCGCGCAGACGACGCCGAGCAGGCCGTAGGCTTCCTTCTGCTCCACGTGCGCGAACTCGTGGAGCACGATGCGCTCGCCGTCCCAGCGCTCGTTGATGATGATCGCGTGGCCGATCGTGGAGCCTCCCCACTTCTGATAGAAGCGCTTCTCGAACCACGTGTCCTTCTTCAGCCGGACGAAGAGCACGCCGTCCTGCCACGCGAGGTCACGCCCCCAGAGAGCGCGCACGACGGCGACGCAGAGCCAGCCGACGAGATCAGTCGGCAGCGTGCCGATGTAGAGGAATCCGCGATACCAGGGGCGCTTCGTCATGGGTCACCTTCCGTCGGGAGGATTGCTCTCGCGCGCCGCGCCCTGACCGAGCATGCGCTTCGCGGTCGAGACGAGGATGTCGTAGCCGATCTTGCAGAGGATGCCTCCCAGGAGACCCGTCGCGAGGCGACCCGCGAACTCGAATCCCTCCTTCGTGAGCGCCTCGGGGATCGGGAGCCACGGGATCAGGCCCACGAGCGCGCCGACGAGCACAGGATGCGCGGGGAGCGTGACGTAGTAGACGCCTCGCCACCCCTTGTCGCCGGCCTTCGCCTTGACGGCTCGCTTCGCGATCTCGCCGAGCGTGCCGATGACGAACGCGATGACGACGATGATCGGGTTCCAGAGCAACTCAGACCAGATTCCCATGACGGCCTCCACTCAGGGCGTGTACGCGTTGACGAGGTTGAGATCCTGCCCGGCTTCGTTGAAGCCGCGGCCCGCGACCGCTGCGCCGTTCATGTTGAAGTCGCCGTTCGGGCACTGATTCCCCATGAAGAGGAAGTTGGCGGTGTTGAACGACACGAACGTGTTCGGTCCGCCCGCCGTGACCGTGCCCTTGCAGTTCGTCACGCGAGGCGCGATGCACGAGCGCAGGTCCGCGAAATCCTCGTTCGCGCCATCGCCCGTGTAGTGCTTGCAGTCGTCCAGCGTCACGGCGACCGGAGAGCCTGCGGAGCGGATGACCGAGAAGCCGCCGCAGTCGAGGAAGCTGCACTCGCTCGCGGTGAACGACTGAAGGTTCGACGTGAAGAAGATCGTCCGAGAGTTCGCAGTCGCGTTCGCCCACTTCTCGAACAGACAGCCGCGCACCGACACGTCCTGGATCTGATCCACGCGCATCGCGCCGAAGCCGGCAGCAGGCACGAGGGCTGCGCCGAACGCGGTCTCCTGCCCGAGCAGCACGCTCGCCTCGATGTCGAGGCGTGACACGAAGTCGAGGTTGATCGCGATCACGCGCGTGACGCCCGTGCTCCAGTCGGAGAAGTTGATTCCGCGCATCGAGCCGAGGAAGCAGCCGTTGCCCGTGCCAGTGAGCAGGTAGCCGTCGAACTGGTCCGCACCGCCCGAGGCGTGCCCGCAGAAGAGGTGCTGAGCACCGTCGATCTCGAATCCCTGAACGTCGGAGAGCCGCACGCAGCCGGCATCGACCGAGTTCGTCACGGCGTAGCGGTTGCCCCGCAGCGTGATCATCGCGCCCGCGCTGACCGAGATCGCCCAGCCCGTACCAGCCGCGCCCGAGCCTCCAGCACCGGAAGCGTGGGCTGCGCCGTTCGTCGCTCCGTCGTCGAAGCGGCAGCGCTCGATGCACCAGTCGAACGGCGTGACGGTGCTGTAGGTGCGCCCGTCGATCGCGTTCTCGTTCGTGCCGTAGTTGATGGTGCAGTCGGAGACGCGCAGCTTGCGCGCGCTTCGCGCGTCGATGACCGCGAGCGAGGAGTTGTAGATCGCCGTGCCGCGCCCCTGGAGGAACGTGTTGCGGATCGCGAATCCGTTCACCATGTCTCGGCCCGGAGCGCCGGCCGCGTCTGCGTGGAGCACGACCTGCGCGGAGTCGATTCGGCAGTGCTCGATCACGCCGCACTCACCCTCGACCGGAGGAGAGCCCGAGGCATCGTCGTCGTAGAACTGCACACGACCCACGATGGTCGAGTGCCTCACAGCGCTGCGACGCGCGTTCGCCGACGAGAGCGTGTAGCCCGCGTCCACGGCGGGCGTCGTGCCTGAGAGCAGACTGCATCGCTCGACGATGAGAGCGCCCGTGGTCGCAAACGCGCCTCGCCCGCCCGCCGTGGTGCCCGTCCAGGTCACGTCGATGTCGCGCAGCGTGAGCGAGCCGAGCCCGCTGCCAGAAACCGCGAGCGCGTACGAGGAGACCGCGAGCGACGCACCGTCGATCTCCACGCGGGGCCTGCCGTACGTGCCCGTGTTCGCCTGCGCGAGAGTCTGCCCTGCGCGGATGATGATCGTGAGCGGATTGCCGAGACCTCCCGCGATGTTCTTCGAGCCCGTCAGCGTGTAGGTGACTCCGCCGTGGAGCACGATCTCGACACGCTCGGGCACGTTCGCGGCGGCCATCGCGTCGAGGTGAGCAAGACACGCGTTGAGGCCCGTCGCGCCGTTGAAGTCGCCGAACGTCGTCGTGCCGTCGCCGACGGTGTAGGTCACGGTGTCGATGGAGCGAAGATTCTTCGTGAGCCCCGCCGTGAGCACGCCTCCCGGATCGAAGGGCTTCGCGACGTAGGAGAACCAGTCCCACTGCCCATCGGTCGCAGGCCCCTTGATGTCCTGCACCTGACGCGCGAGCGCGCGGAGCGCGGTGTAGACGCCGTTGCGCTCGACCGTGACGGACCCTCGCGAGGTCGAGCGCGAGAAGTCCGGCACGCCGCCCGTGCCGGTCTGCGTCGTCTGCCGGAATGGTCGGGTCCCCTCGAACGCGAACGTGCGCGCGTCCGTGATGTCGCCGCTCACGATGACGCCGCCGCCCCAGTTGACCGTGGCGAGAGGGATCCACGCACCTCCCGTGGGGGCTGCGACGATCTGCGTGGTCCACGTCGGGAGGAAGCGCGTGTCGGTCGCGGCGATGCTCTCCGTGTTCGTGCCAGGATTCCAGAACGCGCGGTTGTCGTTCGCACCCGAGGCGTACTGGAACGTCATCTCGATCGTGTAGACGCCGACCGGCTGTCCGGTGAAGTCGATGATCTGCTGCGCGTTGCCCTCCAGGCTCGATGCGCCGTTGGAGTCGCGATCGCCGATGAGCGCGCCGTGATCAGTGAAGCCCGTGTCCTCTGCGCCGAGCGCCGCCGACAGGGGATTTCCGCCTCCGGGGTCGAGCTTCACGATGACCGTCGTGTCGGGCGGGGCCGCGGCCTCGACCGCGAAGCCTCGAATCACCTTCAGCGCGCTCTCTCCGAGCAGCACCGAACGCGCAAGGCGACGGAACTCCCCGAGCACGAGGAACGACATCGCCGTGATGTCGGGCTGATCGACTCGCTCCTGCGCGGTCCACTGAACGATTCTCATGGCGTCTCCTCAGAGCATCGCGGTGACTTCGACCTTGATGCCCGCTGCTCGGATGTGATCCACCAAGCAGCGAGCGGTCAAGAGCGGGTCCGCGAGATAGGCGTAGTAATCGGCGTCGTCGAGCGTGGTCTCGTTCGGTGCGAGGTAGTGGGCTTCGTGCGCGCCGTAATCGACGATGACCGCCGCAGACGGTGCCGTGGCCGTGCCCAGCGTGATGACCGGCCCGAGGAAGGAGCCTCCGGGCAGGAAGTAGTTCGTGAGGCCCGAGCGCTCACCGCGACGCGCGAGCGGCGTGTCGAGGTACACGCCGATGACGTGATTCACGTCGTAGGGCACCGTCACCGTCGCACCGGCACCGTCGGCCGTCGCGAGCGTGCCTCCGTTCAACACGAAACGACCGCGCAGCGACGTGGCGAGCACGATCGCGATCGAGACGAAGACCTTCCACGGGTCCGTGATGCCCTCTCGGATCGAGAAGTTGCCTGCGCCGAGCAGCGCCGTCAGCGCTTGCCTGAAGGCGTCGAGGGGCTGCTTCGCGAGGTAGGCAGTCGCCTTGATCACGGCGCGCCACTGCGCCTCCGAGAGACCGGGGCACTTCGGCAGCCCGAGATTCCGCGCGATCACGTCGAGGTCTTCGCCGATGGCGAAGTTGACGAACAGCCCGCGCCTCACGTGATCGATCGCGCTCGTGTTCTGCGAGAGATCGTAGACGAGCGACGTGGGAACGTGCTGCCTCACGCGGGAGGCTCCGACGCCGCGCGTGAGCCCTGTGAAGGTCGTCGGCGTGCGACCTGTGAACGTGATGACCTCTCCGCCCACGAGCACGCGACCGTTGCCCGTGCCGTCGTCGTACTCCCCGAAGCCGTACGTCGTGTCCACGCTCATCGTGGCGACCTCGGTCTCGGAGAGCGTCGCGGTCAGACGCGTGAGCTTCTGACCGCCGATGCGCTCGTCCTCGCCCTGGATGGCGTCGAGAATCGCCTGAAGTAGTCCCACGTCAGCCTCCGTCCTCGTTCGTGACGAGCACGCGAGGTCCCGTCTTCCACACCGGGGCGAAGCCGCGGCGAGCGCGCTGCACCTTCATCTCCTCCGAGAACGGCACGTACTCCAGGCAATCGAGGAGCACGGGACTCGGGCCTCCGTCGGTCGTGACACGCAGCGAGTAGAGGCCGGCCGGAAGCGCTGGGGTGCCTGCGTAGATCAGGTTGTTCTTCAGGTCGAACTCGTAATCCCACACGAAGCACGTGCCGACTACGTTGAAGGGAGCACCCGCGCCCTCCAACACCTCGATGAGCACGGGAGAGAAGAAGTCGGTCCCTGCGATCGTGATGACGGTGCCGCCGCGCACCTCGACCAGCGAGCCGCCGAGAGGACCCGCACCGTGAGGACTCGACACGGCAGCGAGCCCCGGAGGGGGCGCGGTGATGCCCGTGCCCCACGGCGAGATTCCGAATGTGCCGAGTCCCCAAGTCACGTCGGCCTCTCAGCGAGTAGGTTGGTGGTCTTCGCTGTCATTGATTCCTCGCCCACACATCACGGAACCGAGAGAATGCGGAGCCGAGCGATGTCCACATCCATGTCGCCAGAGCCACCGAAGACGCCAATGGCGATTTCTGTCATAGCCTGGGCGTCGAACGGCGCATGTGCATCCGCTTCTCCTGAAATGAAGTAGTTCGTCATCGGGGTATCAGTGCCGAGGTACTGACTCCGCATCGACCACTCCGCAGTGGTGCCCAAGTTGGGCAGCCTGCGCCGTACGAGGAACGTGACAACGTTCTCCCCCGCTGGGAAATCTGGTGTGGAGCCGTATCCCTGAACGGGCCCGAGCGTGCTGCCAGACACACGGGAGTACGGGCCAAGTGCGACATCGACCGGGCGCGGCTCGGCTTGACCTTGGTACCGATAGAACTCGACCGACAAGCCCCGCACCGTGCGGTTTGCTCCGTCCAGGAACAACTCGCAGAACGGAAACACAACGGCCTTGTTAGAGCCGAGCATCGAGTCCATTCCCGAGAAAGTCACCTCCAGGAGATACTGCTCCGGGAGCACGATTCCATGGTTGATTGGCCAGACGACCCCACCCAACGAGAGTCCTGAGGCCGACAAGCGAAGCGCGTTGAAGCGGGGGTAGCACTCCCATGCTTCGATCGACGTGGCGACCGACGTAGGCACGGGTGTGCCCGTGTCGCCAGACCATCGGTAGTAGTACGGGGTACCGACGGAACCGACGCTGATCGGCATGTCGTAGAGCACCGTGCTACCGCCGCCAGATCCGCCAGATCCGCCAACGATCGTGTTGCCGGAACGGAGGAGGTACTCACCATCGGCGACTGCGCCCATCGTGAGCGTTGTCGGTCCTCCGGTCTCGCGCAGACCTCGCGCCTGCACCACCGTGACCGCCTGAGAGCCCGAGCCCGGCCCCGCAGTCGCGTCTCCCGTGAGTTGGTTGATGCCCGAGACCACAGCGGCGAGTGCCGAGCGGATCTGGGTCAGAATCGCGTTCAGTTCGACCTTCCAGCCCTTGCCGGAGTCGCGTTGGTTCGTCTGCCCCGCGGCAGGCAGGAGCCACGCGTAGGGTCCTGCGTAGCGGATTCCCACGACCTGAGTGTCAGAGCCGTCGAACACCGTCATCGCGGCGTCGCGGTACGTGATCAGTTCGATCAGGTACTCACCCTCGATGTCGGGCGTGATCGTTGGAGAGGCGACGTTCGACGCCGAGAGCGTTGCGGCCGAGCCCGCGGGCTTGTCGCGCAGCGTCCATGCCCAGGCGGCGACGCCCGTGTCGTTGAGGTTGGACAGCGTGACGAGCGTGCTCGCGGGCACCTCGATCGAGCCGGTAACCGGCCCGCCACCATCGTCCATCACGATCTTCGCTGCCATGTGCGAGCCTCACGTCAGAGTGATGTTGACCGAGAAGATTCGAGCGACCTGCGTCGCTCCGACGACCTGATTCGCAGGAGGCGCCGAGCCTGTGAGCGACTGGAGGTCCACATCGAACATCCCGTCCACGTCCATGATGCGCTGGATCAGTTCCGCGACGATCACGTCGTCGCCGATGTTCAGCGTGTTGATGTAATCCTGGATGGCGTCGCGCACGCGCTGCGTCACGACCGTCACGTCGAAGCCCGAGGCGACCGAGAGGTTCGCCGTCACGCTCTGAAGGAGCGTCTGCGGCGGGAGCACGTACACCGTGATGCCAGCCGCGCGCACACCGGGGAACTGCGTCGGGAAGGCCGGGTCGCCGTCGATGACTCGCTGCGTGGCCGCGATGAGGCCCGTGTAGAATCGGTACTCCGCCTCGCAGGCATCCGCGGGCGCGAGCCCTGTGGGGTAGCTCGTCGTCGTGAGGGTGATCTGCCCCGTCGCCGCGTTCAGCGTGTAATCGACGTTGCGGGTCTGGACGACTGCGTTGATGCGGAAGACGAACGAGCCATCGTCGCGGATCGGCTTCTGCGTCGTGAACACGTCGCGCTCTCCGCCGACTGCGGCGGGCAGGAACACGTCGGGCGTGCCGATGAACGCTGACGAGTAGCTCTCGACCGCGCCCGTGCCGTCGTCGATGTAGAGGCGCACCGTGCCGTTCGGAATCGCAGGCTCGAACACCTTCGCGAAGAGCACGCGCTGTCCCGTCGTGAGCAGCACGTTCAGCGCGTAGCCCGTGAGCGCGGTGACCGTCCCCCGCGAGAGCGACTGCGTGTACGCCTTCAACCGCGCGCGGAACTCCTCGTCGCTCTCGCGATCGCGGCCCGTCGTGAACGAGGCAGGATTCGTCACGCCCGTGACGCCAGGGATGCGCGTGACGAAGCGGACGATCTGGCCCGCGTCCACGTTCCCCCGAGAGCCGGCCTCCATGGCGATCACGGGCACGCCAGAGACGGTCGTGTTGCCCGCGAGGATCGTCGCCGCGGCCGTCGTGCGGAATCGGATCTGCCCACGTGCATCCGTGGCCGCGACGATGGAGCCCGCAGGGACCGCAGTCGCGCCGATCGTGCCGGGGCGCGAGAAGGTGACGACCCCCGACGCGTAGAGTGCGCTTCGGCGCGCGACGACCGCGGGCTGGATCTCCGCTGCGCGCTCGTCGAGGTCGGAGCCCGTCGCGGTGTCGATCGAGAAGAGCGCGCGCAGGCGCGCAAGCTGGAGGTACTGCTCCGCGTCCTCTGCGCTCGCTGCTGCGAGGACGTGGTAGACGACCGAGTTGCGCGTGAGTCCCGCGAGAGGACTCCGCGCGACGACGCGGGCCACCATGTCGCGGATGATCTGGACTCGATTTCGCAGCGAGAAGATCGGCATCTCAGGCTCCTCCGCCAGACGCGCGGCCGAACGGGATTGCGATCGTGGGGGCAGCCGTGCGACCGCGAACGACGGGGGTGATTTCCTGCGTCAGCACGTCGGCCTCCAGCACGATGCGTGAACTCGCGATCCGCTCGATGCGCGGGTCGGAGAGAACAGCCTCGCGAAGCCGGAGAGCGGCGAGCAACATGTGCTGGAGCGTCCCCCGGACCCCGACGTTCCGCAAGATGCCGACCTGCGGCAAGAACGTCGTCGAGCCGCGCTCGGTCTCGATGGTAATCCGCGTGCCTTGCACGACGTTCTGAACACCGCGGATCAGCGATGCGTCGGTCGCTCCGTGCGCGGCGTCGATCTGGATCTCGAACAGACCCTCGCGCTCGAACGTCGTGGGGTCGATCATGAAATCGACGCCGTAGAGCAGGTCGTCGGGCGTGCGGTAGAACGCGTTCGAGGGGCTCGCGGTGAGCGCCGCTCCGCCGATGACGGGAATCAGCATCTCGTCGCCAGGAGCCAAGATGCCCGGCCCGCCACCTTCCGCGATGTAGGGAGGGCGCAGGTCGTTGATGATGATGATCGCCTCGGGCTCCACACCGTAGCGGGCCGCGAGACCTTCCACCGTGTCCGTGCGGGTCACCATCACGGTCAGGCGGCCGGTGTAGACCGAGAGGTCGAGCCCCGCGCGAGATTCCGAGCCGAGCGCGACACGAGTGCGAGAGCCGACGTTCGCGCCCGCCGTGCGCTCTCGAACGTCTCGCTGCGTGAGGCGGCGCTCGCCGTCGTACGCAGCCGCCACGCCCGAGCCCGTCGGAGGCGCGAACTTCTCCGGGTAGGCCGCGATGCGGTCGCCCGCGGCCTCCAGCCTTCGGATGGCGCGCTCGACGCCGAAGAGGTCGTCGGTGCCAACCTGGAAGGCCACGATGGAATCTGCGAGACGAAGGCTCGTGCGCTCGTACTCCTCGATGGTCGAGACGAAGCCGAGGATCGAGCCCTCGATGAAGCTGCTCGCTCCGCGCACGACGTTGCCGACCGAGTTGATCAGTACCGCGCCCTGGCGCATCACGGTGTTGATCGTGCCGACGTAGCGGCGCGCCTTGCTGATCGACGCGGTGATGTCGGAGAAGTAACCGCGCATGTCGTGGAAGGATTCGTTGATGTCGCGGAGCGCATCGCTGAAGTCCGACTCGTCTGCGCGAGGGCGAAGCGTCGAGCCATCCACGGTGCCGACCACGGTCAACTGGATTCTGTATTCGTAGTGGACGCGGTTGCCCTTCGCGTCGCGCGGCGTCTCGAACATCTTCGGGACGACGATGAAGTGGTCGTCGTCGCGCAGCGCGTGGAAGTGCATGCGGATGTTCTCGGAGCGCGTGTGATCCTTCTTCAAGCGGCTGTACTCGCGGAACAGATTCCGCAGCTTCATGAAGTGCTCGGAGCCGGAGAGTTCGGCTCCGCCTCCCTGCGCTCCGTCGAAGGAGGTCACGCGCTTCTTCGCCAAGCCGAAGGTGCCCTCCAGCGTGATGTCCCGCATGATCGTGCCGACCTCTTCGGCCACGATCGAGTTGTCCTCGGTCGGCGTGAGCGCAGCCTGGAACGGCTCGCCGAGGGTGTAGCCGCTCGGGTTCAGGACGAGCACGTGCGTCGCGATGATTCCGGCACCGGGAGCGGCGTCGAAAAGCTCGAACACGAATCCGTTCTGGAAGCCGATTCGAGCATCGACAAGCGATGTCTCCGCCTGGAGCAAGCTCGGGGCGGAGATCGTCGTTCTATCGGTGGATGCGGTCACGGTGGTGATCCTGTCAGGTCCGCTTCGTCTTCGCGAGGTCGGAGAGGAGCGAAGCCGCCATCTGCGAGCCGGTGTAGGAGAGGGGAGGTGGAGGCACGAGCGGCGGGACGGTCACCGGAGAGACCGTGCCCGAGAGCCCTGTGACGGCACCTCCGCTGTTCGTGAGCGTACCGGGGAGGTGCTGGTGCTGCGCGAAGACGTGCGTGAGCCAGTCGTTCAGGAACGAGCGGAAGGAGTCGCCCAGGATGAGGCTCTCGCTCGCGCCTTCGCCGAGGTCGATGCGCACCTGCGCGCCGTCCTGCCACACCTCCAGCACGTCCGTGCCGTCCACCTCGATCGTGAGGCGGGTCGAGTCCTTCACCCGGAATCGGATCTGACCGATGCCACTTCCGGGCGACTGATTCTCTTCGTTCGTGGTCGCGCCGAGCGCGTCGAAGAGCAGGTCGCCCTGATCGTTGATGCGCACCTCGGTCCCGCGGTGACGCGTGTAGAACTCGTTCTCGCCGACCTCGCCGCGGGCCGCGCCCGAGCCGTCCTCGCGCCACCCGCTGCCCGAGACGACGAGCCTGCGCGTGCGAGCGTGCGCGAGCGCGCCGACGATGACGGGCGACTCCATGTCGTTGTCGATGAACGAGACGAGCACGTGATCGCCGTCGAGGTCAGTGAAGGCGGGAGGCACGCTGATCGGAACGCCGCGGCGCGAGACGCCTCGCAGGTTCAACTGGCGATTCGGATCAGTCGTGCCGTCCACGTTGATCACGCGGGAGCACGGCCTCGGAATCCAGACGTTGTGCAGGTCGTTCAAGCCGTGGTTGCGCTGAAGCACCGGCACGCGTCGGAGTCGCACGTGCGACTTCGTGAGCACCACGTCGCACTCCACGTCCACCGTGCGATCCGTCGAGCCCTTGCGTCCCTCCGTGCGCACCGGGTCGTCGGTCGTGAAGGTGCGGAGCACGATGGCCCGGTAGAGCGTCCCGCGGGGCCCGTAGCGCGGCGTGGAGCCGGCGAGGCGGGGTGCGACGCCTCCTTGGACGATCTCGCCCGAGGGACCCAGCACGGGGCCGAAGCGGCTCATCGGCGACCTCCGCCGATGCGGCCCTCGAACACCATCGGCTCCGAGATGCGGACGACGCCAGGACGGTCCTCCAGGGGTGCGCGCACGTCATCGGTCGGAGCATCCTCGGTCGCGATCGGGTCTCCTCGTTCGAGGCTCGTCGCCGCCGTGTCGTCGCTCGGGGTCTCGACGAGGGCCTCTGCGTCGGGCGCGACCTCGCGACCCCGCAGCGACGAATCGTCTCCGAGCGTCGTGTCGTCGGCGACCGCAGACGTGTCCTCAGGATCGACACGATCGAGGTTGCCCGCCTCGCTCGCGTCGAGCCCTTCCTCGGGCGAGTCGAGCGGCGTGCCCACCGTGGCGTCGTAGGACGCGAGCGCGCGATCGGTTGCGTCCTCCACGCTCATGCGACGATTCTCCTCGATGCGAGCGCGGTCGTTCTCCTCGACCTGCGCGCTGACCACCGTCCGATAGTAGACCGAGAGCAGGTCTTCATCGATCCGCTGACCTCGCGTGATCGTGAGCGTGGTCGTTCCGGCCTGCGGGTACTGGTAGGCGTGGGAGACACCCTCGACGTAGTAGATTCGCGTGTGCCCCTCGTACTCCGTGATCTTCACGCGGTCGCCGATGCGAATCCACGGCATGAGGCGCGAGGTCTGGACGATGCCCGAGGCGAGTTGCGGCGAGATGACGTACCAGTCGTGCACCATCTGGAGCCACGGCGCGCACTGCTGGAGCCACTCCTTCTCGTCAGCGAGCGGGAGGTAGCGCGTGCTCTGCTGCCAGCGACGGAAGCCGTGCTTGCGGATGGATTCGAGGTTGTAGATCGGCAGAGAGCCGGGCTCGCCGCGCTGGCGCTGCACCGACTCCTGGACGTACGCGATCGACTCGTAGCGCTCGCTGCCGAGACCCTGCCCTTCGATCATCCAGTAGTTGAAGCGCTCGGTCGGATTCCCGACGTTCACGTCGAGGCTCCTGTAGTCCTCCAAGCGGAGCTTCCAGGTCGTGAGCGCGTCCCACGCGCGATGACCTCCTTCGAATGTCGGGAAGGGCCTCTCGCGCAGGAAGAGCGTCGGCTTCAGGTTCTCGGCCGGCGTGCTGGGGTCGGTCGTGTTCGGGCGCTCGGGCGCGTAATCGACCCACATCTCGTTGAGCAGGCCGTTCTGGTACTCCTGGAGGCACTCCCAGAGCTTGCGGCCTTGCCACTGGTCGGGGTTGTAGAGCGCAGGCTCGTAGATGCGTCCGCGCGTGGTTCCGAGCGCGAGGCGAAGCTCGTCGAAGAACGCGGTCGAGCCCGAGCCGAGACCGGGAGGCAGGACCCACTGCTTGTCGGCCACGCCGTTGTTGCCGAGCCACGCCTTGATGATCGACGCGATGATGGTGTCGGGAGATCCCTCCAGGTCGTCCTGCACCGCGTCGTAGAGCGGGACCATGGGAATCGCCCCGGTCTGCTCGTAGATGTTGATGTAGAGTTCCGTCGTCTCCAGCGGCTTGCCGATGTCGCGTCCCGAGAGCGTGAAGGTCACGTCGCGATCGCCACCTCCGCCGCGAGCCACGTTCTTGCGCAGCGAATCGACGTGACCGAGCGTCAGCGGATGACGACGATTCCCGAGCAGCACGTCGAGGCCGACCCACACGCCCTCGGGCTCGCGCCAGAGACGCAGCGGGTCGGCACTCGCCTTCTTGAAGGTGATCGACCAGCGACCACTCGCGCCGCCGAACGCCTTCTGGTGCGTGAAGCCGACGATGTGACCGAAGTCCTGGTGATAGCCGTCAACGACCTCACCTGAGAATCCCTGCGCCGAGTAGAACGTCGGGATGACGCGCGTGTGCTGCCCGCGCATCGGTCACTCCCTCGTTCCGGCAGAGAGCGCTGCGGGTGCGGGGGCCTCGCTGCCTCCACCGAAGAAGCGACTGATCCGGTTGATGACGGTCGAGAGCGCGGAATCGAAGTCCTGGAGCGAGCCGATGACCGGAGCCATGGCTTCGTCGAACGAGCGGTTGATGTCCTCGCGGCCGGCCTCCCACTGGTCTGCGGAAGCTCGCGCCGTTGAGCCGCTCGGAGCGACCGTGCTCGCGAGATGACGCATGAGCCCGCGCGCACCTCCGCTCACCGCGGCGTCGGCTGCCTCTCGCAGCCCTTCGCGAACCGCGTTGAAGACGTTCACGCCGATCTCTGCGAACTCGCGCGCGTACTGGAGTTCGAGCCCTCGCATCTGGGTCACGATGGGACGCACACGCTGGCCGACTGCGATGCGCTGATTCTCTTCGCCCGCGATGACCGCGGCTCCTCCCGACCCACGCTCACCGGGTTCGAGAAGCTGCTCGATGTCCGACAGCCCTCCGCGTCGATTCGCGTCGTCGATGCGTCGCTGGATGTCCTCGGGGGCGATCTGCGCGAGCGTGAGGGCCTGCGTGCGCGAGAGCGTGTGACCGCCGTCCATGAACAACTGGCGGATCGCCATGGCGCGCGACTCCTCAGAGCCTCCACGAGCGTTCATCTGCTGGAGGATGGTCGGAAGCACCTCCCAGGGGCTCTCCTCCAGCGTACGGGCCGCCTGGAAGGCCGAGCGCCCCCTTCCGAAGCCCGCCGCCTGCATCGCGAAGGCCGAGAAGGCACCCGAGCGGTCAGGGGCACCCCGGAGCGCGTCGCGCATGCCCTGCGCCGCCTGCGGGCCCGCAGCACCCGCGAAGCCCTGCCCGAGATTCGCCACGAACCGCTGCATCGCGAGCATGCCGTGCGGGTCGATCATGATGCCCTGCCGTCGGAGCCCCTCGATGTCCGACGCCATCTGCTGCATGTACTGCCCGATGACGGAGCGCGAGAAGCCCGAGCGGATGCCGGAGTCCACTGCGTCGGTGAGGATGGCGATGGATTCCTGCGGGTTCGGCTCGTCCATGCGCGCCGTGCCGATCGCGCTGATCAGCGAGCCGGCCTGCCCCGCGCCCACTCCGAGACCTGCCTGAAGGCGCGCAGCCGTGGGGGCGACGCCGAGCACGTTGTCGCCGCTGATCCAACCAGCCTGCGCAAGCTCGCGCAGCATGGGCAGCATCTCGGTCGCCGAGAATCCTGCGCGCTGATACGCGCCGACAGCGCTCCGCTCCTCACCCGGCATCCGGGTGTTGAAGCCGCGCGAGGTGCCGAGCACGCCTGCGGTCTGTGCGAGGGCGCGGCTGTAGGCGTCGCTGTGCGACGAGAACTGCGTGGCGGCGCTCGCCGCTCCGCCGAGCAGGCCGCCGACCCAAGGGAGACCTCCGAGGGCGCGCGCGATCATGCCCTCCTGAGGCACGACGGCAGCGCCAGCGGAGTTGACTCGATTCTCCCATCGCTGGTAGCGCTGCGCCGCAAGCTCGCGACGATGCTCGTCTCGCTCGCGCTCGTCTGCGGGAGAGCGCTGCCCAGGCGTCGGAGCCAGCGCGCCTCCGGGCATCTGCTGCTGCTGCCGCCGCTGCGCCATCTCCATCGAGCGAGCCATCTCGCTCTGAATCTTCGCGGCTTCTTCCAGGTGCCCGACGAGGCCCGCCTGGAGCTTCGCCATCTTCTCGATGGCCGCCGTGGCGCGATCGATCGAACGCGTGAAGCGATCGACGGTGCGCGGGTTGAGCGCACCGTCGAGCGTTCGACCGAGGCCGCGGACCTGACGGTCATCGACCCCGATCTCGATCGTCGTCTTCAGCTTCTCACCGGCCACGCTTCACCTTGATTCCCTTGTCGAGCAGGGGCCGGGAAGCGTCGGTTGCGGCGAGTTCGATGGCGTCCCACTCAGGATCGCCCGTGAGGTGCGGCGTGTCTGCGAGCTTCCTCGCCTCTTCGTCGCTGCGCACGGTGACCTCCGTGTCTCCGAGCTTGTACCTCGCCTGCTCTCGCTCCCTCTTCTTCCGGCTCTCGTTCGCAATCTCTTCGACCGCGTTAGCCGCGGCGATCCATTCCAGAGCTTCGCGCACCGTCACCTGCGAGCACGACGGGTCCAGCGGGCTCAGGTTGAACGCTCTCGCCCAGAGCGTCCGCACCAGCATCACCTGCATCTCCGGGCTCTTCGGGTGCTGGAGCAGCGGCTTCAGATTCGCCGCGCTTCTTACCTCCTCCGTGAAACCTCTCCTCGTACGAGCGCACCTCCTCGTAGAGCCGCCGCAGCGGGGTGAAGTCGTAGAGGCGCGAGCCGTGGTCGGTCTCCTGCCACCACGAAGGCGTGCCGGGCGCGCTGTGGTCGATCGTGACCTCCAGGTACGCCGTCACCTCGACGATGCCTGCTGAAGCCGGATCGACGACGGCGAGATTCTGACCCGCTGCGAGCAGCGCCTTCAGCTTCCCGATCTCGACGATCGCGGAGAGGTTCGGGACGCGGTACTTGAACCGCCCCGTGAAGCGCCGCCCCGACGTGTCGGTCACGTCGAGGTCGATGTACGTCTCGGACGAGACGGTCTTCTTCGCCGTCTCGTCCTTCGACGCCGCCTGTTGCGCTGCTGCGAGGCTCTTCCTCGCCGCCGATGCACTCGTCATGGATCACCCTCCCTGTGTGGAACCTGGAATCAGGTTCCGATCTCGCTCTCGTCGCGGACGCGGATGGCGACGAACTCGACATCCGTCAGCACCATCGCGCGGGCACCGATGTTCTGCGTGTAGCGGGAGGCCCGCACACGCTCGATGCTCGCCACGACCGCGCCCGTCACCGAGTCCTCGATGGTCGCCGTCAGTTCGCCGGCCGTGAGGATGTCCTCCAGCACCGGCATGATCGCCACGCCGTCCCGATTCTTGATCGGGCTCAGCACGACACGGACCATCTGCGCCGAGAAGGTGACTCGGTACGCGACGGGCACGTGCTCGGCCACGTCGAGCTTGTCGAGCACCTCCACGGGGTCGTACTGGATTTCCTCCGAGTACGAGCAGTTCGTGGCGTACATCACGGGAACGCCCTCGATCATGAGACGCGCCCGTGCGCCAGAAAGAACCCTGCCCAGTTCGGCCATGACCTACCTCCGAATCCTTCTCACGCCGCAGCGCGCGTGGCGACGAGATGCACGGTGATGGGGATGAAGTTCACCGGCAAGACGGGCGCGATCTCCACCGAGATCGGGAACACGTCGCCGACCTGCTCCACCTGGAGATTCCTGTAGTCCACGATGATCTCCTCGTCTCGCATGCGCGAGAGTTCGTCGTTGGCGAGGGACTTGATCGCCGCGACGGTGCCGCGAAGGCCGCGCGAGCCGATGCGCCGGTCGAGCGCGGTTCGCAGACGGTAGACCGCGGTGTTCGCGCTCTCGTTCGCGCTCATCTCGCTGAAGACCACGTTGTCGTCGGCGAGGTAGGTCGTCAGGGAGCGCACGAAGCGGATTCCCACGCCGTCCACCTTCTCCAAGAACATGAGGCCCGCGTCGAGAAGCTCGTCGCCGTTGTCCTCCGAGGTCCAGGACGAATCCTGGCGGAAGTCGGTGAGGAGCGGCTTCTTGCGCGTGAGCGGCTCGCCGATGGGCGAGCCCGCCTGCATGCCCGCGGCGATCGCGGCGAGCATCCACGTCGGGTAGTAGGTCGCCTCGCCCGTGTCGGGATCGAAGCGCTGAGGCTCCTGCGCGACCGCGGAGATGTGGCGCGACTGGATGACCTGGATGAGCGACTTGATGCGCGAGAGGTCGGGGGCCGCCGTCAGGCCGACGTTCTCCAGGCCCACGTAGCCGTTCGCCTCCGAGCGCAGCTTGCCCGCGCGCTCGATGAGGTGCGAGAGGAGCAGCGCGTGCACGGCAGGGTCGCCCGTCAGCGGGACGATGATGTTCACCCTGCGCTTCTTCAGCAGCGTGAACGCCTGCTGGTACTCCGAGATGGTCGGCGTGCCCTCGACCGCGCCCCCGAGGAAGACCGGAGCAGCCGTGTTCGCCGGCACGCGGACGCCGCTCGGCGCGGCCACGCGAGAGCCGCTCACGAACGCGGATTCGTTGTTGAGCTTGTCGATGAAGTAGAAGAGGTCGGCCGACAGCGTGGCGGGGCCGGGCGTCGCGGAGACGGCGACGAGCGTGCGGTCGAAGTCGCTCGGGAGGAACGTCGTGGGATTCGCGACCTCGCTGGTCGCCGTGAAGCCCGTGATGTTGTTCAGCGCGTCGAGCACCTTCTGCACCGTGTTGTAGACGCTGTGCGAGAAGCTGATCGAGCCTGCGACCGTGACCGTGCGCGCGGCCGACACGTCGCCGAGTTCGATCTGCGTGATGCGCGAGAAGACCGCCGTCGCAGGCACCGCAGCCGAGAGGTCGCAGCGCACCGCGATGTCGGCGTTCGCCGCCGTCCGACCGCGGATGACCGCGTTCGCACCGGCCGTGAGCGTGTCGATCGAGATGGCGAGCGCCGAAGCGACCGTCATGTCGGTCACGGACACGAGGCCGCGCGTGAGCGTCGCAGGTGCGAGCGAGAACATCGCCACGGTGAACGGCGAATCCTCGACCGTCACGGTGCCGATCGTGGCCGCGCTCTTCCGCGCTGCGGTCACGCTCGCGAACGACTGCGTGCCCACGACTGCCGTCGTGCCGTTCAGGGAGAGCGTCTCGCTCACCGGGGTGTTGGTGCCGTCGAGGCCGTAGACGGTCACGGTCTGCGTGGTGTCGCCCGCGTCGGTCGAGACCACGCGCACCACGCCGGTTGCGGGAATGTCGGCAGCACGCTCGCCGATGAGGCCCGTCATCGAGCGCGTGAGGTTCACGCGAAGGCTCGTCGTGAGCGATTCGAGCGTGGCGCTCGACCACTGCCCTGCGACGGCCGGGTAGGCGAGGGAGAGCACGTCGAGCCCGCCCACGTCGTCGAAGTCCTCGGTCGTGCTCTCGAACCGCACCGTGATGCGCTTGCCGAGCGTCGTGCCCGCGGCGACCTCCACGTTGATCTGGTTCGTGAACGCGCCGTAGTCCTTCGACGTGAGCAGCACTGACGCCGTGGGCGTCGAGTCGAAGAGCGTCGCGGTCGCCTGCGTGGCGGGGTTCACCTTCACGCACACGAGACGCTGCGCGCCACCGGGCACTGCCTCGTCGTTCGCAGGCTCGAAGCAGAACTGGCCCGCCGTGCGGAGGTAGCCCGAGCGGTAGCGCTCCAGCACGGTCTCCGGCCGCGTGTGGTCGCTGTCCTCCGACGCGACCGAGAGAGGCTTGCCTCCCTCTGCGGTTCCGATGAGAGCCACGATGCCGACGGCAGACGGGCTCACGGACGAGAGCGCGCTCGCGTCCACCTTGGAGTACGCGCCGGGGCGCACGATGCGACGGCCGTTGAAGAAGATTGCGGTCGGCATGATTCCCTTGTCTCCTCACCCGCGCGACTTGCGCGACCACTCCTGGAACATCGAATCCCACTCGGTGAGCGGGAGCCTCTTCGGGGGCTGCTTCGCGACGAGAGCTTCACCGCGAAGCTGGCTCGCGAACGCCTCGCCCAGCACACCGTGATGCCGGAGCCGGACGAACTCGGCGACGAACACCGCGCGAGGCGGCGGAGCCTCGGACTCGGGCTCGGGCGTCTGGAGCGCCATGGGAATCTCCTCCTCGTGGCGGGTCTCTCGATTCCTGCGCGTCATTCGTCGTCCTCTGCGTACGGGGTCACGCCGCCACGCATGCCGTCTACTACCACGTCGTGCATGTGAATCCCAGTGACCCTCATGCGGCGAGGATCGACGACGAGCAGCTTCGGAATCGTGACCTGCGCTTGCGCGCGCACCTGGAGGTAGCGCACGAACATGTTCTCGGGGAGGTAGCCCTCGTCGGGCGAGAGTTCGCCGCCGCTGAAGCTGACCTCCGTGCAACCAGATTCCAGGAAGGTCTGCTTCGCGCCGAACAGGCAGAGCTTCACGAACTGGTAGAGGTACATCACCACGTCCGGGTGCTCGGCGTAGATGTAGATCATGTAGCTCTGCGAGAAGGTCGCGCCGACGTACTCCCGCGCGTCGCGCTCCGGGGAATCCGAAGCGGTCTGCGTGATGAAATCACCTACTGCGTTCTGCGTCTCCTCCTCGCTGCCGAGCACGATCGAGACGCAGGGGAACTCGGCGGAGGTTCTCGGATAGCCGAGCACGACCGTGGGAGGCCGCCTCACGAAGTTGCGCACGAACTCCGCGCGCTCGGTCGGTCCAGCGATGGGATCGAAGAAGTGCGAGAAGAATCGCGTGCATTCCGACGTGTCCTTCGACAGCCGCTCCACCTCGGAGCGGAGGATTGCGAGCACGATGCGCTCTACGAGCACGATGTTCGTGCGCATCACCTCGGGCGCGTCGGGGGCCTCAGGCGTCGCCGCCGAGGTGGTGCCTCCGAGGTTCCGCAGAAGTCGCTGCTTGCGGCTCATCGAGAACCTCGCGGCGTGGAAGCGTCGGCGAGCGTCGCGGAGACGATCCGCGATGCGACTTGGCCGACGTGCGTGTTGACCTCGTTCGCGAATCGGCGCGCCTTGATTCCTGGATGGAACCAGTGCTTGCCGGGCGCGCGATCGGTGAGCGAGATCGTGCGGAACGACTTGTACCCCGTCGTCTGGATTCGCCCAGACGAGAACTGCTTGCCCTCACGGATCATGCCCATGAAGATCGAGGTCGCGTGCCACGGCTTCGACTTCGTGGTGAGGAGCTTGTGCGCCACGTCGTTCACGTTGCGCGAGCCGGGGTGCAGCCTCTCGCCGTAGACGGTCGTGCGTCCGCCCTTCGTGTCCACCTTGCCCGGCCGGGAGAGCGTGGGGGCGAGCATCTTCGCAGCGGCGTGGATGTCGGTCGGCATCGGGCGGCCGACGTTGCGACCTCCAGTGCCGGGCGTGCCGTGGCCGAACGGAATCACGTTGTACGGACCGTTCTTGCCCTGCTTCGCGTTCGGACCGTGGAGAAGCCACTGCCGCAGATCGCCTCCGGTCCATCCCTGCTCGACCATGTTGGGCACCGTGCCTTCCAGCGTGAGCACGGCGTAGTCGTCTCCGATGTCTTCCTGGATGCCCTGGATGTAGTCGCGAGCGGTCGAGCGCAGACGCGTCTGCGCGAGCGAGATCCAGAAGGCTCGCGCGCTCGCCGCGATTCCGTGGACGATGCGCGTGCGATCGTCTGCGGAGGGCATCGCCCTCAGCACCGTCGCCACGAGCGGCGTGATGTCCACTTTCACGATTGCCGGCATGTTCAGGTCGAGGTGGGCTCTCCGAGGGGCCCGGTGACGGGTGCGTTCACGTCGGTCAGGTAGTCGAGCTTGATCAACACGCGCGTGGGGAGCGCCGTGAGGGTGTTCTTCGGCTGCGCGAAGATGTTCATCTCGTTGCGCGTCACGTTCGCGTGCGAGTTCACGATGTAGACGGGCGCGAAGTTGTAGAGAATCGAGAAGTAGCTCTCGTCGGCGATGATCGCGTTGCTCGCGGGGAGCCACTCGATCCAGCCCTCCTTCGTGAGCCTGAAGTGCACGTCCTCTTCGGCGAGCGCGACACGCCCCTCTGCGTTCTTGTAGCCGATGCGCACGATCTGCTTGATGCGGTACCGCGCCGAGTCCACCCCGTCGGGGAGCTTGCTGCGGATGCCGCGTCGATTACCGCGCTTCAGCAGTTCGTTGAACGGCATGAGGTCGTTCACGAGTTCGAGCGAATCCCTGTAGCCGCAGCGGTGCTCGGGGTAGGTCGTCGCGGACCCTTCGCCAGCGAGCCACGAGCCTGCGTGCTTGTAGATGGAGAGATTCTGATCGAAGTTCGTCGTCCACGCCTGGATGCGCAGCGGGTCCACGTAGACGTAGCCCGAGCCGTCGCAGTCCTCGCAGTTGATCTCGGTCTGGTTCGTCGTCGGGTTGAAGCAGGGACAGACGAGCGCCTTGCGCCACACAACGTGGCGGCCCTTCTGGTCGATGGCCTGCTTGAAGTAGTCCGGCCGGAAGTCCGCGCGCTGCTTGCGCAGTCGAGCGTCGTCGTTGCTGTTCCGAGGCGTGTCCTGGTCGAGCACGGTCGGAGGAACGGCAACGCGGTAATCTCCCTCGTCCACTACGGACGCAGGCTTGATCTTCCGTCGGTCGATGCGTCGCGAGTCGGTCACGCGACCACCATGCGCAGGCCCTTGTAGTAGCGGCGCAGATTCGGAATCTGTTCCTTGATTTGCTTCAAGTACTGGATGATGCGCGCACCGTACCCCGCGTTCGTGGCGCTCGACGTGGTGCCGATGTTCTGCGAGAGCCCATCCATCGACAGCGAGATCGTCGCGATGCCCGCCCCCGCAATCAAATCGCCAAAGATGTTGAAGGGACCGAGCGACGCGAACATGCCGATGAGGTCGAGGATGTCCTCGGGAATCTGTCCGTCCTCGAAGCCCGCGGTGTACGTGACCTCGAACAACTGCGGCAGATAATCCATGCCGGAGTAGATGGCGGGCAGGAACGAGCCTCCCTGTCCGATCATGATGTTCGAGAGCGTGCCCGCAGTCGGCACGATCTGGATGTGCCCCTCGGGCTTGTTGAGTCGGTACCACTCGGGAGGGAACACGACCACGTTCTGCCCCGACGGGTACTGAACGCGGAACTCCTCCACGTCGATCACGGGGTAGTTGTCGAGGCGAATCAGGTTGAACGCCTGGTAGTCGCCGCGGAAGTAATCGTGCTTCTCGACGAACACCGTCGGCAGGATCGGGATGTCGAGTTGCTTCTCCATCCAGCGAATCGACTGCATGATGTAGTGCTGGAACACGGCATCGGGCAGCGGCGTCCCGTCGTCGCGCGTGATGTTCACGCCGAAGAGGTAGCGGTCCTTCAACTGAGGAACCGACAGGATTCGACGGATCGCCAGACCGGCTCCAGGAATCGGGTCGGACGGATCGCTGGTCTCTCCATCGAACTCTCCACCCCGAATCAGGTAGCGTGTGCGGTAGAGCGCGTTCGGGTCTCCTCGACGATCGACGAACTTCAGCGTCGTCTGCCCCTTCGCCAGCACCGGCCGCTCGGAAGGGATCGTGATCTCGGAGTACGTGAGACCACCATCCGTCGAGCGCTCGACTACGAGACGGCTGTAGCCGCTCTCGATGGCAGCGTCGATGTTCTCGTCGATTACGGCCACCGTGATGACGGTGCCGATCGACCCTGCGTCGATGCGCGCTGAAGGAGGCATGAGATCGAGTCTACCGTTCTGCCGGAGGATCGGCGAGCGGGGCTGGGTCGAGAGGCGCACAGGGCACGCCGCCTGGAGGCGTGAGCACCGCGCGCAGCGTTCGCTGCGAGTCGCTCACGCGGCGGGCGACTCGCGTCGCGGCTTCTCGGAAGGCCACGAGTGACGCGCGCATCTCCTGGATCGCTTCTTCTTCGCCGACGGCAGGCTTCATCGCTTGCTCCCTCCGAAGTGGTGTTGATGAGCGCGCACCGTGTCTTCCAGCGTCTCGATTCTCTTCTCCACGCGTTCGAGGGTCGCTACGGTGCGCTCGTAGACCCCCTTCACTTCAGTCGAAGTGCGGACCTGCTCTCGCAAGGCCCCAGAGAACTCAGCCGTGACGGCGAGAAGCGTGTCTCGCACCTCACGGGCATCTGCTACGCGCTGGGCCTGCACCTCGTTGAGACGTTGAGCGAGCGTGCGCGCGTAGAGCGCGAGAGGGATGGTGACGAAGACGAAGAACGCTCCGAAGATTCCACCTTGTGTGATGAGCGTGCTCGTCGCTGCGTCCACTGAAACCTCACGGCAAGAGGGTTGATCACGAGACGGTGTAGGAGAAGCTCACGGGCAGCTTGAACTGCGTGCCCGGAGCGTTCGCGATGGCGAGCGAGAAGTAGACGCGAGCGTTGCCTCCCGAGCCGACCACAGGCCCGTGGACGAACATCACGTCGAAGCTCGATCCGGGGAGAGACGAGCCTGCTGCGACGCCCGTGAGGTCAGCGACGCTCGCGGTTGCGACAGGCAGCGAGATGTCGATCTGGTTGTTGCCCGCCAGCGAGGCAGGGGTCACGTTGAGCGTGCCCATGACGTGAACCATCGAGCCGATTCGGAAGTACCTGAAGTTCGCTGCCGCAGCAGCGACCAGCGTGCCGGGCGTGACGGGCGTGATGGTTGGTGCGTAGGTGCTCGCGCTGCTCGTTGCGCGATCTGCGAGGTCTCCCTTCACGGCGTCGAGCGCGCCCTGCACATCGGCCGCTCCCAGTGGAGGCGAGACCGCGGAATCGTCGTAGGTCACCTCATCCGCAGCCCCGCCCCCGCTCACGTCCGCCAGTCGAGCCGCATCGTCGGGCTGCGTCGGAGGCCCCAGGCGCTCGATACGATTCCCGCCGAGAGACAGCGGAGCCGCCATCGGCACGGTGCCATCGTTCGTGATGGGCTGCGCACCGTCAGTGCGCATGCGCGGGAGCGGCATGGGGACTCCTTCAGCGGCGCGCGGGCCGCGCGAGAGGCACGATGTAGAGCGTGCCGACACCGGCCTCGGTGATGGCGGCGATGCGGTCGTTGTGACCCTTCCTCACGTTGATCTCGATGGTCTGAAGACCGTCGATGGAAAGTGGGATTCCCTGCGCGGCCACCACGGTCACGGTGCTTCCGTCCTCGTAGGGCTCCGCCCGGAACCAGGCCCACACGCCTGCGACTGCCCGCAGGATGAGCAAGTACCTGCCGGGAGGCAGGGGCGCGGGGATCTGCGCGGAGACGTTCGTCAGCGCGAGCACGATCGCCTTGTCGGGATCCCGCCTGTAGAAGTCGAGGAGATCGTCGCCACGAGCCGCCATGAGAATCCTCCGTTTCCGCGCAGATCAGTTCTGCGGCGAGTTCAGCCCTCGGGGTAGAGGGCCGCGTTCAGCTTCGCCTTCATGTCGGCGAGCTTCATGTCCTCGGTCAGCCCCTCCACGCCGTACTCCTCGGCGATGCGCAGAGCCTCGGCCTTCGACCGGAGCCCGTCGATGTCCGGCCCTTCGGCCTCCTCGCTCTCCTCGGTCTCGCTCGCGGCCTGCTCCGGGCTCTCGGGAGCCTTCGGCTCGACCTTGGCGGCGGGAGGCTCCTCCTCGACCTTCGGGGGCACGGGAGCCCGCCTGGAGACCGTGGCGATGCCGTCGGACCGGACCTCGCCGATCGCGCCTGCCACGCGCCAGCCGGGGGTCGCGCCGAGCATCTTCGCGTCCTCGTCGGAGATGTCCGAGAGCACGCCGTCGCCGTCGGTCTGGACGACCTTGCCGCTCCGCAGGCGAAGCTGGGTCCACGGGAGATTCTTGTTCTGGATTCGGGCCATGGGGAAATCCTCCTACAAACGTGAAAGGCGAGCGAGCCGTAGCCCGCTCGCCTTCCGAGCCTACACGCTCACGGCGCTCACGTCAGGGGACGACCGACGACGGGAGCGAGCCGGGCAGGCGACCGATGTTCTTGAACACGATGTTCTTCGCGGGCGTGTACATCTTCACGCCGCCGTAGAGCACCTGCGCCCAGCGGATCGACGTGTCGATCGCGGCGAGCGGGATGCGCGTCATCGGGAGAAGCTGCGCCCACGAGAACGAGCGCGCGTTCTGCATGAGCATGAAGCCCTTCGACGTGCCGGGGATGTCCGCGTTGAGGTCGGTGATGACCTGCGTGGCACCCGTGCGCGCGACGCGCGTCATGAGACGAGCATCTGCCGCCGAGCCTCCGGGGGTCGTGCGGTAGATTTCGTAGAAGGTCGCGCTCGGGGGGCCGCCGTCCGCGACCGTGAAGGTCACGCCGTCGCCCGCGACGACCGCCACGCCCGCCGAGTTCACGGGGACGCTGAGGCCGAAGCGATTGCCCGCCACCACGCGGTAGATGTAGGTGCCCGCGTCGGCCGCGGTGAAGAGCGAGCCCGCCGCCGCACCGGCCGCGGGAGCGACGGTGATGGTCGGAGCCGCCGCGCGCTTCGTGGTCGAGCCGAGGCCCGCAGCGAGCGCCGTCTGACCCTCCGTGATGAACACGTGGTCGTGCATCGACACCTTGCCGTGCTGGCCCTGGAACGCCGTCACCTGCGCGCCGAGCACGCCCGGAGCCGGAGCGACGCCGAAGCGCTGACGGTCGTAGACCTGCTTCGCGAGGTCCGCGAACGGGCCCGTGCCGAGGTAGCAGTCGGTCGCCATGCCGAAGTTGTCGCGGATCTGGAGCAGCGAGTCGTTCATGATCTCCTCGGTGATCGGTCCACCGCGGAGGTCGATGACGTTGTTCGGAGCACCCGCGGTGATGAGGCGTTCGAGGCCGTCGATCTGCTCGGGGATGAGCGAGGAATCGCCGAAGAACAGCGCGTTCTCCAACTGCTTCAGCAGTTCCATCGTCTTGTTCTGCGTCTCCATCGCGATCACGTTGCCGTGCGCGGCGCGGATCGTGTTCGCGACGTGGGTCACGCGGCCGACCACGCCGAGGAACTTGATCTGCATCGTGATGCGCTCGTAGGTCGAGTCCTCCTCCTCGGGAAGATCGCCCTCGGTCATCCAGCCGAGGTTGAAGCGTCGGCTGCCGCCGCGGCCGTAGCTCAGGAGACGGTTGAACTCCTCGACGGTGTTCGTCGCGGGAATCTTGCTGATCGTCTTGAACAGCTTGATCTCGTCCATCTCGTAGGTGAGCACCTTCAAGCTCGCCTCCAGAGATTCGGTGCGGAGCGGGAAGCCCTCGCCGGGAACGACCGCGGGGGCGTTCACGTCCTGGCCCGCGTAGAGGGCCTTCCTGAGTGCGGCGATCTCGTCGGGGCTGCTCGACCCGAAGCCGCCGTAGTCGCGTGCGCTGACGAACGGGGTGGTGTTCATGATCCTGGTCTTTCTCTCTTCGGTTCGGTGGATTCACTCGGAATCACTTCCGAGCGAGCCCAGACGTTGTTCAGCGGTACGAGAGCGCCTTCGCGGCGTCGCTCGGGTTCTGGCGGAGGAAGCTCTCGACCGCCTGGATGGTCTCGGGGGCGATCACGTTGCCGCCCTCGAACAGCGAGATGACCTCGGAGGTCTTCTGGCCGTTGATCTCGCGGATGCCCTTCTCCAGCGTCATGTAGGAGAGCGCTCCGAGGATCTCGCTCTTCTTCATCTGACGCGAGCCCGGCCCGCCCGCCTCGCCCGCGAATCCCTTCGCGAGCGCGGCAGCCCGACGCGGGTCCTGGACGCCCTTCGGCGGGACCGGCGTCGCCTCGACGATTCCGAGACGCTCGCCGAGCGCCTGGATGATCGCCTGCTGGCTCTTCACCAGCTTGCCGGTCTGCCAGAGTGCCGCGGCCATCGCGCGGTTGACCTGCGCCTGCTCCGTGCGCGCGCCGTGGACGCCCTTCGCGAGCCCGTCGATCTGCTCGGCGACACGCGCGGTCATGGCCTCCAGGTACGCCGACACGTCGATCGCGTCGCCGATGTCCGGGTCCTGCCGGAGCATGTCGAGCGACTTGTTGAGGGGCTCGCCCTCGCCCGCGCCGCTCTTCTTCGCCTTGCCGCGGAAGGGCGGCATCGGAGGAGCCATCTTGCCGGTCGGCTCGGGGCGGTTGTGCGAGACGAACGAGCCGTCGGCCTGACCGCTCATGTCCTCGTCGTCGCTCTCGTCCTCGTCGTCGCTCTCGTCCTCGTCCTCGTCCGCGGCCTTGCCCGACATGAAGGCGGCGATCTGCGGCGCGCTGAAGCCCGCCGACGCGAGGGCCGACATCGCGGTCTCGCCCATCTTGCCGATCATCATGTCGTCGATGCCGCCGATGTCGCCGCTGCCCGCGGCACCTCCGCCGACCTTGCCGCGCTCGTCCATGTGACCCGAGTAGTCCCGGTTCACCGAACCGCCTGCGCCCTTGCCCTTGACGAGATCGGTCGCGTCGGCTGCCTTCACGAGATCGTTCAGGCTGGCCTCCAGACCGCTCACGTCCACTTCGACGTTGCTTCCGCTCATGTCCTCTTCTCCTCTTCAGGCGGCCGGGTGCCACCGAATCGCGTACTCGACCACGCGCTCTGCGAGCGCCCGAGACATCCCAGGCCGAACCGACAGCAAGAAATCCACAGCCTCGGACTTGTTCATCCGCTGCTTGACCTTGCGGCGCTTCTTCGGGTCCTTCGGACTCGGGCGCGCGGGACTCACGCCCTCCAGAGCCTCGGGCGCGAGCACGCTCGCGTCACCCGTCGGCCCTGAGGGCGGCCCACCCGCACCAACGGCCAGCGACTTCGCCAGCACGTGCAGCGCGGTGTTCGTGTTGACCGGGCACTTCGTGATCGCGACCTCGCGCACGACGGCCTTGCGGACCTTCTTCGGGTCGTCCGGGTCGCGCTCGGCGATCGAGCCCTCGACCGAGAATCCGAGCTTGCGCCCCGAGCCCGAGCGCTGAAGCTCGGTCGCGAGGTCCCAGATCCGATTCGCGCGGTCGGTCTTCAGGAGGTAGCCCTCGACGTACCAGCCCTTCCTGCCGTCCGGCAGGTGACGAAGCTCGGCCGCCGTCGGGTAGCCGATCACGCTGTCCGTCGTGGACTCGTGGTTGTCGTTGAACCACCCGCCCTTCAGGAAGGGCGAGAAGTCCAGGCCCTCCTGAAGCAGCACCTCGCTCTGACGATCGAGGTGATCGGTGGACACGATTCCGCCGATGCGGCGCTCCGTTCCTTCGGGGCTCGCCTTCTCGAACACCTCGACATCGAAGTCGAAGCTGAACTTGCGCTGGGGAGAGGTCTTCATCGCGTCCGCGCGATCTGCGACCCGAGAACGAAAAAGGCGACCGATGGATTTCTCCTTCGGTCGCCTCTCGTGCTCCACACGGGAGCAGGCCACGGTCCATGGTGTGTCACGAATCCGGCAGCAGCGTCAAGTCCGCCTCACGACGAGTCGCGGCTGGTCCGACTTTCGAATCTCGAACGGACCGGCTGCGAGCACGAGAGGAAGAAGGATTGCTCCCTTGCACGAATCGCAGTTCGTCTCGACCTGCACCTCGCCTCCCGTGCCCTTGCGGAGCACGAGCACCGTGACGCGCGCCTTCAGCCGGGCGTCGCCGCTCGACTTGAAGACAGCCGATCCGCAGTGAGGACACAGCATCACGAACTCGACGGGATCACGACGCCGAGCGCGCGTGCGTACGGAATCATGTCGGTTGGGATGGGCGAGCCGTAGGCGAGTGAGGAGCGGAAGACCGCGCGCCACATGCGCTGCATGTCGGACGGCGCGTGAAAGCCGCGCAGCACCACGTCGTAGTTGCGGAGCCAGTTCAGCCGCTTGAAGGCGAGGTCCGCGCTGGTGATCTTCTCGAACGCCTCCAGGTCGATCGCGCCCTGAGGGGCCCCGCCGAAGGGGCCTCCCTGGAACATCGAGATGGGGTCGATCTGCTTCCCGAGCAACGGCATCTCACGCCTCCCCGCGCGCGGTTCGCGCTGGAATGAAGAATCGGCTGTAGCTCTCCGACTTCTTCGTCTTCGTGGGCTTCGGCTTCGCGACCTCGCGCTTCGCGCGACTCGCCTTCTCGCGCTCGATCTCCTCAGGCATGATCGAGAAGCTACGCACGCTCCCGCGAGGCGTCACGAGGAAGTCGTAGTCGGTCTTCACCGGCTGCGCGTTCTGGAACGCCTTCATCGCCTTCTCGTAGGGCACCATCTTCATGCGGCCCTGCGTGAGTTGGCTTCGCTCGGCCTGCGTCGGAGCCTCGACCGACCACTTGCCGGTCGGGACCTGAACCGTGGTCTTCTTGCCCGTCATCGGGTCTTCGATGCGAATCGACTTCATCTCGGGCACGTCGCACGAGGTCGTGAGCCGCTTCACGTCCACGAGGTACATGCGTCCTCGGAGCACGCGCTGCTCGAAGGGCGTGAGGTGCTTGCGGATGATCTCGTTCGTCACGTCGGATTCCTGGATGGCCGATGGACGGATGCGGATCTCGGGGCGATCGGGATCAGGCGCAGCGCCGGCCTGCCGGAGATGCGCGCCGACCTCGGGGCGGAGCTTCGCGATCTTGTCCATGGCGCGACGGCTGAAGATGGCCTCGACGATCTGATCGGGGCCTCCTCCCTCCAGGTTCAGAAGCTCGGCGCGCTCGTCCTCGGGGAGCGACTCGATCGCGTCCTGCACCGCCTGAAGGGAAGATTCTGGTCCGTACTCCTTCAGCCCGGTCTGCTTCTCCATCTCGGAGAGCTTCGCGTCGATCTTCTCGACGTACTTCTTCGCGGGTCCGGTGACCGCTGCGTCGAGCATGCGGGCCGCACGCGTCATGCGCTGCCACTCGTCCATCGGCGAGAAGAGCGAGTCGTACATGACGAGCTTGGGAGCAGGCCAGTTGAGGCCGACGTTCGCGGCGTCGGTCGCCACCATGATCTGCGTGTTGTTCAGCACGTACTGGTAGTGATCGGACAGAGGAATCCGGTCGCTCCAGTAGCGGTCGGCGAGCGCGCGCATCTCGCCGTCGATCGCCTGCTTGCGCGCCTTGTCCGCGCCGCGGCGCTCCTTCTCCAGCCGGAGGAACTCTGCGCGATCCTTCGGCTTCATGTCCGACTCGTAGAGGTACCGCTGCTCGATGCGACCATCGACCTCGACGCTCGTCACGCGCATCGGCACCTCCAGGCCCGCAGGCTTGCCCTCGGCCGTCTTGCGCGTGGGCTCCGCGAGAGCGTCGGCGATGCGCTTCCGCTGGCCACGGCTCCAGCCCTCGCGCATCTCGCCGACCTTGGGTGGCTTCTTCGTGCCGCCGTTGAGCGTGCGGAAGACGAACATCGACTGCCCGGTCTTGTGGCCGAACTGGTCGAGCTTCTGTCGGAAGATTTCCGAGTTGATGTCGCGGTCGCCGAGCGTTGCTCCCTTGCCCGCGTACGTCACGAAGAACTTCCGAGGCATCATCGCCTTGTCCTCGGCCGTGCTCCACTCGGGGTGCCCGAGCGCTTCGTTCACGTCCTGGAATCCCATCGTGCGGAGCTTGCTCTCCATCGTGCGGAAGGAAGAGCCGATGCGATTCCCGAAGAGGATGAACTGCTGATCGGGCCCGAGGTTGTCGTCGCGAAGCGCGTTGTGGATGTACTGCTCCAGTTCGTCGCTCTTCGCGTTGCCCGCCGTGACCGCGAGGTCGAACATCTCTCGCTCCTTCCGGCGCTTCGTCGAACGCTGGATGGAGAGCGAGGGGTCCTTCGGGGCCTGCTTGCCGGCAGACGCGGGCTTCGGGTCGGACGGATCGTCCTCGCCTCCACCCTCGCCGCCGCCTCCCTCGCCCGAGTCGATGAAGCGGCCGGTGAAGTTCCAGTCATCCTCGTGGTAGAAGAGGCCCGCCGCCTTGGAGTTCGGATCGCGGATGAAGCGCGTGCCCGGCTTGACCTCGACGACGCGCTTCTGCCCGTTCTCGACGATCTCCTTCCGCAGCGGCTCGATCTTGCCCGTCACCGGGTCGAGCGTGCCGCGACAGATCATGCCCTCTGGGCCGTAATCGGGATTCACGACCGTACCCCACGGCGCGCCGCTCGGCGTCACGTAGTCGCCGCGCTTCACGCCGTCCAGGATCTCCTTCGCGATGGGCTTGCCCTCCACGGAGTCGTACGTCACGCCGAAGAGGCGCTCGTAGTACTCCGAGAGCACGTTGTAGTAGCCCGGCTCGACGATTCCCTTCTCGACCTCCGAGAACGTCGGCCACTTCCCGCCCCAGCCCTCGGGGCGCTTCGTCGTCATCATCGCGTGCGTGGGCAGCGAGAAGACGCGGGTGACGGTCTTCTCGATGACCTTGCCCTTCTTCTCCTCGGTGCTCTTCGACTCGTACGTGAGATTCTCACGCTGGTCGGGTGCCTTGTAGGCGAGGCAGTTCGCGATCGAGCGAGCGACACCGATCTTGCGGCGACCCTCGTCATCGAGCGCGTACGACTCGTCGGTGCCGACCGCACCGCTCTCGATGATCGCCGCCTTCTCCTCGGGCGTGAACTTCGCCATCGAGAGTCGGTACATGCGCGCCTGCTGACCGATCATGTGCGCGGGCTTGTTCTCGTCGAGCAGCACCGCGGGCATCGTCTTGCCCTTCACGTCCTGCGTCGTCGCGATGTGCATGAGCGGACGCATGATCGCCGCCAGTTCGCCGGCACGCTGCGGGTTGAGGTCCGTCTTCGGAGGATTCTTCGCGCCCTCGCCCTTCGCGACAGCCGAGCCGACGAGGTAGCGCTCCGTGAACTCCTGCTTCGTGCCGAGGTTCACCTTGCCCGCGCTCACGAGGCTCGCCATACGCGGGAGCACGTCGAGCGTGTTCGTCACGGGCGTGCCGGTGAGCATGAGGAACATGTTCATGTTCGGATTCCAGCGCTCGACCGCACGTGAGAGTTCGTTCTCACGTGCGATGTTGTGCGCCTCGTCCACGACGAGCCCGTCGAACATCTCCGTGGCCCGCATCAACTCCTCGTTGTCGCGGAAGTACTCGTAGGGGCAGACGCACATCTGGGAATCGTCTGCCCACGGGTTCCACAGCGTCGGGTCGGTCTTGACCGCCGCCTTCCATGCGGCGAGCGAGCGCGCGATGAACGCCTCGCGCGTCTCGTTCTTCTTCTGGCCCTGGTCCTTCGGCATGCGGAACATCCGCACGCTGCCCGCGAGCGAGCCCGAGCCGATGATCGTTGCGGGCCTTCCGGTGAACACCTCCACCTCGTCGGCGTAGTTGTTCGCGGTGTTGAGCGGCACGAGCGCGAGCACCTTCTTCTTCACCTGATTCGGGTGCGGCTTGCCGGGCTGCTCGCGGGATTCGAGGTTCCGCATCATCTGCGCGGCTGCGATCGAGAACGCGGTCTTGCCCGTGCCCATGAAGTGCGCAGCGATGAGGCGACCGTTGTTCATCGCGACGCGCTGAAGCGCCTCGATGCGATGCGCGCCGGGCTGCATGCCCATCGCGCCCGTCACCATGCCGCGCAGCACTCCGTTGGGATTCACGTTGCCGTCCGCATCGACGATCTGGTCTGCGGGAGGCCAGTCCTCTCCGGTCACCTGGAGCGCGCGCTCTCGGATGATGGCAGCCTGCTCGTCCATCATGGACGAGACGCGCTCGTCCATCACGAAGCCGCCGAGGTACTCCCGGAAGGCCGGGAGGTCACGGGGCGAGATGGCAAGCTCGACGCCCTCGGGAAGCTCCTCCGTGACTGCTCCGCCCTTCTTGTTCCGTGCCTTCTCCAGTCCGATGATGCGCACGCCAGGAATCGCAGCGAGTTGCGCCTTCGTGACCGAGCCGTTCTTCGGCGGGAGGATCTTGATCACGCCGCTCGTGTCTCGGTCGCCCGAGCCGACCCGCACCTCGTCGGCGTAGAGCAGCACGTCCTTCTGCATCGGCTCGACGAAGCGCCGACGAATCTCCGGCTTGCCGGGGATCTGGCTCTCGTCGCTCTTGTTCACGCGCGTGACGATCACGCGGTCCTTCGGCAGACCCGTGCCCTGACCGGGGAGCACCTGGACGACGTGGGCGTTCTTCTTCTTGCCCTTCTCCTCGAACGACTTCTTCTCGATGTAGCGCGCCATCACGCGCTTCGCGTCGCCGAGGTGATTCTTGACGGTGACCCACACCAGGCCGCCCGGCTTGATCTTGACCTCCTTCGCCTTCCGCTCGCGCACGGTCTCGACGCCGATGAGTTCGTCGTCCTTCCCGAGAATCTGATCGAGGCGGATGGGTTCGGTCGGGTCCTTCCCGAGCTTCGCGGCCCACTGACGACCCTCGACGCGCGGCGGGCCCGAGCCGTCGAAGCTCACCTTGAAGTGAGCGATCGAGCCCGTCTTGCCCCGGACGCTGACCCACGCGGTCGGCGGCGTGGGCTGCTCGGCCGCGAGCTTCATGAGGCGCATGAGATCGAACTGATCGCGAATCACCTCGCCGCTCGGGTTGAGGAGCGCGGCGAGCATCGGGTCCGTGATCTGCCCGCGCATGTAGCGGTGATTCTGACGAAGGAGCGCCTCAGGATCGACGCGGAACTTCTTCGCGAGGTTCGTGACGGTCATCTCGCCGTCTTCGACGGACAGCTTGTAGGGCTGCCAGTCCTGCGAGATGCGACCGTCGGGCAGCTTCACGCTGACCGGCGCGAGGATGGTCTGTCCGATCGAGAAGGGCTCGCCCTCCGCGACCGTCACACGGAACGTCGTGCCGTCGGGGTTCTCCTGCTCGTAGACCGTCGCCGTGCGCACGGGCACCACCTTGCCGGCCGCAGGGTCGTAGACGGTCTTCACACGCGAGGTCTTCGTGACGGGATCCCACTCGCGGGCCTGCCACGGCTGGTACTCCGCGGGTCGCACGTTGTCGAACTTGAAGGTGCCCGACTTCTGAACGAACTCCGAGCGAGGAATCTCGACCGGAACCCAGTCGTGGCGATCGAGGTAGCCCGTGCCGCCCTTCGCGCGCTCCTTCTCGACTCGCTTGCGCTCCTTCTCCGTCGTGTGGGCTTCCTTCGCGGAAATCTTCTCCGACTCCCGCTTGTAGCCGAGCGACGTGTACATCTTGTACGAGAGCAGACGCGTCTCCAGAGCCTTCGCCTCGTCGCCGCCCTTCGCGGCGAGCCACTGCACCGCGTCGTACTCCGTCGGCTGCGGCGAGTTCGGAGGCAACGTCGCGACGTACTTCTCCATCGTGTCGGCGACGAACTTCTGCACCTCGGGGTCGTCTTGTCCGAGGTAGAGGAACGCCTGGAAGTCGTCGAGCGGATTCCCGCGCTCGTCGTACATCTCCTTCAGGTTGCCCTGCACCTTGAAGCGCGGACCGTAGGCGGCGTCGTAGACCGGCAGCCCGGTCTCCGGGTCGATGGTCGAGGGGACCTGCGTCCAGCCGTCCTCCTGATCAGGCTCGGACGGACCGAAGCGCAGGTAGACCGTGCGCCCTCCCTTGCCGACCGTGAAGAACTGGTCCTTGTCGCTGTAGTAGGCACCGAAGCGACGCGCGGGCGCGTTCGACTTCAGGTGCATCAGCAGCTTGCCGGGCGGCGTGGTCTTCTTCTTGTTCCACCACGCGAGTTCCTCGTCCGACATCTTCAGGAGCGCGGACCTCTCGGGCAGCGACTTCAGGACGTGCTGTCGCATCCAGTCGTATCGCTCGGGGCAGCGCATCGCCATCACCTTCGGGAGCGCGAAGCAGCCCGAGAAGGATTCTGCGAAGTCCTCCCACCATGCCGTGTGCGCGTAGGCCGTCGGCTTCGGACCCGGACCCGTCGAGAGGTCCCTCCACGAATCCATCACGTCCGGCTGCTCGGTCTCCAGCGTGAAGTGCACGTGGTGCCCAAGCTCGTGCCAGACGACCTTTTCGAGATGCACCTTCGCGTCGTTGAAGTCCGTCGGCGTGGGAGCCGTGGCAGGGTCGCCGCCGTCGAGGAAGGAGTAGCTCGAATCGCTGCCGTGCTTGCCCGAGCCGCCGCCAAGCAGGTGAAGCTCGCCCGTCTTCGGATGCGCCCAACCTGCGGTGTTCGCGTAATCCGCTCCCTCGTCCTCCTGGCGATTCATCACGAGCGCGGAGAGACCGGGGTACGGGCCGAGCCCCTTGTAGCCGGGGTGCTTCGTGTTCTTCGTCCCGCCCATCACGAGCTTCAGGAGGTAGTCGGGCACCATCTCCAGCGCGTCGTGCACGCGCACGATCGGGCTCGCCTCGGGAGGTGCTCCCTTCGCCTCTGCGTCGATGAACGGCTGAACGTGCTGCGCCTGGAACGCCGGAGACATCGCGACCTGTGGCACGCGCTGCGCCTTCGGGTCATCGACCGCGGCCTGGAAGATTCCCTCGATCGCCGTCGTCGGGGTCGCAGCAGTCGAGCGGATCACGGACTTGAAGTGCTCGTAGATGTCCGCGATGTTCGCGAGCAGGTGGTGCTCGTGCTCGCCCGCGGGGTCGTGCTCGACCATGCCCTGCTTGCGAAGCTCGTCGCTCGCGTACCAGTACCTCCAGCGCAGCTTGCCCCCGACGAAGTAGGGCTCTCGCTTCAGGTACTTGTGCTGCGCGAGCGGGCCTCGCTGGAACGACTTCGCCAGGGCGTCCGGCAGTGCGGCGCGGAGCGCAGGAATCACGAACCGGCTCATGTCTCCCTCCGAGCGTTCGGCATCACCATGAAGGGTGAGGGCAGCGAGTAGACCGCCTCCACGAAGTTCTCGATCTCCCCCGGCTCGTGGCGCTGCATCGTCGTCACGAGCGCGCCGTTGTCGGCCTCGCCTCCGATCGTCACGACGCGCGCCTTGCCGAAGTGCGAGAGCAGCATGGTGCGCTCGGTCTCCGTGAGCGGGTGCTCGACGTTCGAGATGGAGATTCCGCCGTCATCCCGACGGCGGAGATCGAAGGCGTGCTCCAGCCCGCTATTGCCGACACGCCGCCCGACCCGCCATGTGGTCGGCAGCGTGGCGGGGTCGATGGAGAACCTCTTCATGGAGAACCTCACCCGATGATGGAATCGAACCGTGCGCGAGCGATCGTCGGAGCGTGCACGAGCGGATCTTCGCTCGCCCAGCGAAGTCGCGAAAGCTCCGGGAACCGGAGCCACTCCCCGACCATAGCCGAATCGGACGCGCCGTGGTCGCCGGCCTTGGAGAGCGAGTGCACGCGCAGGCTCTTCTTCGACCCCTTCGGGTCCACGACGCCGAAGACGTTCTGGCCCGAGGCCGAGACGCCCTGGCGAATCGCCGTCATCGTGCGGAGCATCGCCTCGTGCATCTCGGGCGTGAGCGGGGCTGCGGCGATGCGCTCCTCGACGATGCGGCGCTTCGCTTCGGAATCGGTGACACGAGACATCCGTCGGCCGATGTCGGGCCGCTCGGGGTAGCGCGCTCGCGTCTCCTCGCGCCAGCGCTGCACCTCGGCCGGGGTGATGCGGGCCATCGCAGCGCGGATTCGCTCTCGCATCGTGGGGAGCCGCTCCTTCGGAGCCTCGGTCGGCACGAGCTTCGTCACGAGGGCCTGCGCGAGCGACGCTGCTCGGTCCTCGTCGCCTCGCAGGTGACGCGCGACCGTGTTCAGGCCGTCGCGGATGAGCGCCTCGATCGCGGCGCGCGCTCGCGAGCTTCCGAGACGCTTCCACTCACCTCCGCGCGATCCCTCGACGGGCACGCGACGGACCACTTCGTCGAGAGGCAGCGGATCGCCCGACGAGAGCCCGAGGGCGAGGTCGATCGCCTTCCAGGTCTCGCCGCGGAACTGGGCCTGCGGGCCCGCCTGGACCGTGACGATCGTCCCGTCGGGAGGGAGCGCGCGCATCATCGCCTCGCGCACGGCGATGCGCTCGTCCGCGCCGAGCCCCGTGCCGACGCCGAGGCCGGGGAACAGCGCGGCCTGCTCGTCGATGTCCGCCATGCCTCCCTGCCCGACGAGGAACGCGTGGAACTGCTGCGCCCACTCCAGGCGGCCGGGCTGCTGCACCACGTCCTCGCCCTCGACGGTCGTCTTCTTCTTGCCCGTCTCGGGATCGGTCGAGGTCGTCTTGCGCTTCAGCGTGTAGCCAGCGAGAGGAATCGTTCCTCCGCCTTCCTCGGGCGAGAGGCCCGAGTGCAGGTCCCGCTTCTTCGGCTTCCAGAACTCCGCGACCACCTCGGGGCTCGGGTCGTGGCTTCCGCTCACGCGCGCGGCCTCTGCGCGGGCCGCGATGTAGGACGAGAGCAGGCGCGCATGCCGCCGCGGGATCGCGATGCCTCCCGCGAACTCCCGTGCGGCGTGGAGACGCGCGTAATCGCGAACGTACTGCTGGGCGTGCGCTGCAAACGGGCCCACGGGGCGATAGCTGTCGATGGCGTGGAGCAGACCCTCCACGCCGGCCTGCCGAAGCTCGACGAGCGTGTCGTCCACCGTGCGCTGACCGGGGCCGGTGGAGAGGCGGGCGCTGAGCCCGAACGCGCTGCGCACGCGCTTCGCCGTCTTGGCGACGAGGCCCTCGTACTCTGCGATGAGCGCGATCTTGTCGGAGTCGGGGATTCCAGGCGCGAGCCGCTCGACCTTGCGAGTGGTGCCGTCCTCGTCGGCTTCGTACCGCGTGACCTTGCGCCAGACGTACGCGCCGTTCTCCAGCTTGTGCGTCTCGGTTCCGGGCAGCGCTCGGGAGTCGGGGAAGGAGGGCATCCGCTTGCCCTCAGACGCCCCTCCGCCGCTCGGGCGCTTGGAGGGACCCACCCCTGGCTTCCAGGTCGAAAACGGCTCCTGAGGCTCTGTAGAGCCCTGGAGAGCCCTCTCTTCGGGCGAAAGCCACCGAACGGGCATCACGCGGTCGTGCTGGACCATGTGGTCCTCGCCCGAGCGCACGTCGGTGAGCAGCGCCCAGCCTTCTCGGATGTGCGGATTCTTGATGCGGTAGAGCTTCCCCGAGACACCGGCCTCCTTCACGGGGGTCTTCGTGTCGTGCGGGTTCACGCCGCCCGCGGTCCACCCGACCGGGGGCAGGCCGGGGCCGGGCGTGACGAGGGCCCAGTGCGAGGGCTCCGGGTCGATCTGCTCGTGCCCGTGCTGCTCCTCGGGGTGCTTCTGCTCGCGGAGCACGAAGTGCGGGGCTCCGTTCGGGTACCAGTACTCCCAGCCCGCGCCGTGTCGTCGCCGAAGCCCTCCGTGGTGGCCTCCGGGGATCGGCATCCAACCCCCACCTGAGGGGCCTGCCTTGATGATGAATCGCGACTTCACGAGATTCCCTTTCTCATCGACTCCGAGAGCTTCGCGCCACACCTCGCCTCGCTGCCCGAGCGACAGCATCGAGGGAGCGCCGGGGAAAGGGCGGGGCGCGTCGAGGATGCGCTTCGCCTTCGCCTGACGCTCTTCGGGGGAGAGGCCCTTCCAGCGCGTGAGGATTGCCTTGCCTTCGTCAGAATCCCTGAAGTGAACCTGCGCTTCCGCAGCCTCGCGCTTCGCGCGCTCCTCCTGGAGCGCCGCGAGCCGCGCGCGAGTCGCCTGCTCCTCGGCTTCGCGCTTCGCGCGTCGTGCCTCTTTCGCTGCGGCCTTCTCGGCGGCGTCTGCCTCTTCGTCGCGCGGCGCGTGAGCTTCGTAGTGGTCGTCCGGGATACCGTGCGTGCCGTGCTTGTAATCCTTCACCGGCTTCCAGCGCTTCGTACCTTCGTGGAAGAACTCGATGTCGGTTGCAGGCACAACGTCGCGCACGAAGCGAGAGCCGCTCACATCGCGGTCTCCAACATCGTCGAGATGCGTCTCCCGAGGCTTCACACGAAGCATGACTGCAACGTGGTGCTTCGGATTATCGTGGTGGTGTTCGAGTTGAGCCTCGACCTTGCTGTGCCACTGCTTCGCCGCGTAGAGGTTGTTCGAGAGGAACACCTTGCCTTGCGAGTGCAGATCGTAGCCGCCGTGCTGGAAGAGACCTGCGCCCTTGCGCGGAGCAAGACCTTCCCGCTTGATCCGGCTCATCGCGTACGCGGGCGTGGAGTGGAACAAGTGAGAGGTGGTGTCCTCATGATCCGATTTCCACGGCACCGTGTGCTGCGGGTCGGCCCACACACCGCCCTTCGGCCCGATGTACGGACCTCCGCTCTTCACGAGATCAGCGATCTTTAGAATCGCCATCGTTCCTCCACTTCCAGGGCGGGAGGATGTCGCGGTAGTCCTTCTGGCAGAAGGCGAACTGCCGCGGGAACTCCCGCATGAGCTTCGGCCGGTCGTAGAGGTAGAGCCGGGTCACCTCGGCTGCGTTCTCGATCGGCTCGCGGGTCGCGTAATCGGAGACGAAGCCCTCGACCTTCGCGATGGCGAACAGGGCGTCGTGCCACGCGCGCACGCGGTCCGTGTTCTCGTCGAACTTCTGGTAGAGGAACACGTTCAGCGCGTGACCGAACTCGTGCATGAGCACGAGGTTCACGCGCTCGGGCGCGAGAGTCTGCGAGAGGCGAATCTCGTTGCCCGTCCAGTAGGCGAGATCGTGCGGGTCGAGCACGTTCTGCACCGTCGGCAGATCGGTCGTGATGAGCGTGACGCCGACCTTGTGGTCGAACAGCACTTCGGGCGTGCGCGCGATCACCTTGTCGATCTCCGCTCGCGTGAGCGGGTCGCCGACGCGAACGACGATGCCCTTCTCGGGAACCGATTCCCTGTAGGTCAGGTGTCGCTGCTTGTCCGCGCTCTTCCGCAGGTCCGCCTCCAGGCGTGCGCTGCGTTCGAGCTTCGTGGGCATGAGCTTGTTCTCGTCGTCGAAATCCCAGCCGTCGGGCACGTGCACGAGTTCGCACCCGCACCACGGATGCACCGGCCCGACGACGGCCTTCCACGAGGCGCGCTTCACGCCGATGTTCGAGCCGTTGGCCTCCAGGTCTGCGAGCGAGAAGATGCGCGGCTTGGAACCGGGACCTGCGGTGAGGTGCAGGCGCACGCAGTCGGGGCACGCGTCGGGTGCCGGGAGCTTGGCGACGCGCACGTCCTCGGGGCGCTTCTTCTCGCGCTTCTTCAGCGTCGTGGAGAATCCCTCCTGGAACGCGCGCTGCTTCTCGGTCGCGGCGATGCGCCCGAAGCCTCGCGCCCAGTCCCCGGTCTTGTGCCCGAGGTCGCTCGCGAGCTTCCGCCACGCGTCGCGGCGCGCGATGTTCGCCTCGGTCGAGGTCTGGATCTCGTGCTCGAATCGCTTCCGCAGCGCGCGGTCCGTGTCGATGGCGATCGTCGAGAAGTCGTCGGCGACTTCGTTCCCGAGCCCGCGGCAGTGGATGCCCGCGCTGTGCTTCGCCACGTCGAGCGCGGCCTGCTCGTGCGGGGTCAGCACGAGCGGCTGTGCCTTCTGCTTCTTGGCGAACGTCGGCCACGACAGCGACTTCACGTAGGCGGCGTCATCGCCCTCTCGCATCGAGCCGAGCATCGCGCCGTAGGTGTAGGCCGCTCCGATCCAGTCCTCGGCGAGAGGAGCCTCCTGCCCCGGCTCGGCCTGGAACACGTAGCTCATCGACGCGGGAATCACTCCCTCGGCGATCAGGCGCGCGACCTCGTGCTGCGAGAGAAGATTCGGATCCACGGTCGTCGCGATGAAGCCGTGCACGTGATCGGTGAGGATGCGGCGCACCGCCTCCATCTGCTCGGGCGTGAAGAGCGGAGGGAACGCGGGGAGGTGCTCGTCCGCCTTCCGCAGCCCCACGTCGGCGAGCAGCACCGTGCGCTGCATGTAATCGTCCGCGCGCTTCAGCGCTTGCTTCAGCGTCTCCTCGAACGACTTCACGACGTGCTCGTTCAACTCCTGGAGCGCGACGTAGCGCGAGAACGTCCGCTCGCCGGCATGCCGGACGTGCTGGGACTTCAGAAGCAGGTGAGGACCGACGACGATCTGCGCGAGCGTCAGTCGGTCCAGTCCCTCGGGGGCTTCGATGCGTACGCGAGCCACGGGACCTCCGTCAGCACGCGTCGTCGGTCGTGAGGTCTCCCGCGATCGCCCAGCGCACCTTCGTCACGTTGTCGGAGAGATTCTCCATGACGATGCTGCTCGTCTTCACGGTGCCGAAGAAGATCGCCTTCACGCCTGCCGCGGCGCTCGCGCCCGCGGGGTCCGCGGGACGACGAAGCTCCACGGGGCTCGTGCCGGGCGTCGAGTTCGCACCTGAGTTGATGGTGGAGGGAGCGGGGAGGCCGAGCGTCGCGCGGCCTGTGCCTCCGATGATCTCGATCGACGAAGACGTGCCCGTCGTCGGGCTTTCGAGGCGAAGCTGCCCCGCGCTCACCTTCGCGATCGGCGTGGCGAATCCCGCGAGCGCGCACGCCGCGTTGATACGGTTGATGACCTGCGTGATCGTCTGGTCTCCCGACGTGAAGGTCACGGCGATCGCCGTGGCGTCCACTTCGAAGTCGAGCGTCTCTGCGCCGACGAAGCCCGTCGGGTAGGCCGCGCCCACGGCGTCGATACGCCCCGAGGTCGCGAGCCCGCCGCCGAGCGTGAAGCGCACGTCGCCGTCCTCGGCCTCGATGTAGAGGATTCGCGCCTCGGTCACGTCGCCGAAGGGCAGCGTGACGTTCGTCTGAAGCGCCGCGAGCGACACGACACCTCCGGTTGCGTGGTCAAGCGTGTCGAGAAGCTGCGAGTTCGTGCGCTCGAACAGCGAATCGTCGAGACTGTTCTCCAGTCCGATCTGGAAGCTCATGTCGAGGAAGGTGCGGACGCTCATGTCGGATCCTCCGGCAGTTCGATGTCGATGATTTCCCGCCCGCCTTCGGTGCGCGTGTGTACGCGGGACTTGCGGAGGATGCCACGCGCCGTGCGCTCGACGAAGGCTGACGCCTGGAGCGCTTCCTCACCGGGGGAGCCGAAGGGCTTCCCTGGGGGCTTCTGCGCGCCCTTCGGGGGTTGCGGGCCCTGCGGACCCTTCGGGGGCTGGCCGGGCTTGGGCGGGCCCTTCTGGGGAGGCCCTGCGAGGTCTTCCTCGTCGTTGCCCGGTGCTGTGGAGGGCAGCGCGTCGGGATCGCCCATGCCCATGTCGCCCTCACCTCCACCGGGAGGTCCGCCCATCGCGGCCTGCTCCTTCTGCATCGCCCACTGCATGTAGGTCGGATTCAGAATCAGTTGGCCCATGCCGTTCGGCAGCGGATCGTCTTCGTAGAGCGCGCGCACCTCGTCGATCATCTTGTAGTTCGTGACCGCCTTGATGCGACCCTCCTGCTCCTTCTCCTCGGCCTGCGCGTCGAAGCCCGTGAAGGCGAACTCGAAATCTGGTGCGAGTTCCCAGATGATGTGCATGTTCAGGTTGTCGGCGATGTGGTCCATGAGAGGCACGAGGCCCTTGTCCTTCGACTCCTGGACCTCCGCCGCGTTCGGGCGCGACTGGTTCAGCGACGACGACTGCCCGCTGTTGCCGAAGATGAAGTTGATCTCGACGGGATCGATTCCGAACACGGCGCACGTGAGCTTCGTGAGCCAGTCCATCCACTGCCCGTACTCCATCTCGCGGTTGTTCACGTGGAGCGGGACCCACTGGAGATCCTCGCTGTTGAGGATCGGCGTCTTCCACGCGTTGCTCACGCCCGAGACCATCGAATACCACATGCGTCGGAACGCACGAAGCTGACGATCGGGAATCGCGCCCTTCACGTTCAGGATGCCCTTGATGGCGCTGCCCTGCATGAAGAATCGCTGGTTGTACTCGAACCCGTAGAGCCACGCGGTCACGAGCGAGACGAGCATCTCGATGTACGAGAAGCCGAAGCCGTTCGCGCGCAGGTCGGAGCGAGGATTCATCACGCACCACGCGATGTCCTCGGGGCTGAACTCGGCGATCGGCGTGTCCTCGTAGACCTGGACGTGCGAGACGCGCTCGCGCAGGGACTTCACGTCCATGTGCTCGATGTCCGCGCTCGCCGGCCGGATGCTCTCTGAGGGGAGCGCGATGAAGCGCGAGACGCGACCCTTGCGGTCGCGAATCTTCTCGAACGCCCACTGGTCGTAGGTGAGGATGTCGCGCGTGGCCTTCCGCAAGAAGGTGCGGAAGCTGTCGCGATCCGCGGGCTTCTCGCCGGGCAGGAGGAAGCCCGTCGTCTCCAGCATCCGCTCGATCTCCGCGGCCTGCTTCTTCTCCGCGGGCGTGAGCACCTTCTTCTTGTCCCGCCTGTCGCGCGGGATGATCCGGTAGCCCTTGTCGTACGGGCCCTGCTGAGGCCGACCGAACTGCGCGACCTGATTACACCGGATCTGGATGATGGAGGCGATGACCGTGTTCTTCACGCTCATCATGCGAAGCGTCTCGTACGTCATCGACGACGGTCGCTCTCGCCAGCCTCCCCAGTCCGTGACCGCGTAGGGATCGTGGAAGAGCGCGCGCGGCTTCTCCTCCGTCGGTTCCGCGAGACCTGAACGCACGAGGGCATCCCGCATCTTGTCGAAGGGGATGTCCTCGCCGTCTTCCTCGGATTCGCCGAGCGCCTTCGCGAGCGCTTCGAATCCATCCTTGAACTTGTCGAACAGGCCCATGCGTCTCCTCTACGCCTCGGGGCGACTCCTGCGCGTTCAGCGCGGGCAGGTGCAGCGAGCGTGCGGGTTCGAGAGATTCATCGACTTCGTGAGATCCGCGCTGCCGTGGATCATACACGTCGGCGAGACGTTCGGCCGCCACTCGGCGTTCTGCCGGTAGTCCACGAGTGCGAGGCGAGCACGCTCGGCCTTCGCGAGATTCCCGTGCGGGTCGTGGGAATCGTCGATGAAGAGCGGCGCGGTCGGCGCGGGCTCGGCCTTCGCGAGCGCGACTCCGACGTTGTGCCCGAACGGATCCGGCACGATGTCGCGGTACTGCGCGCGGGCCGACTCGGAGAGCACGAGCGGGCGCGTGACGCCCTCGCCGTCCATCGCGCGCATCGAGTCGTAGTCGCTCGTCCACGTGCCGGCGTCGGAGAAGGGGCGCACGAGGCCCTTGCTGCGGAGGATGTGCGCGATCACGTCCTTCGTGACGTTGTACTTCACCGCCGCGCGCTTCAGGTTCGCGTTCGAGCCCATCATGCTGACGAGTTCGTTGAAGACGGCGGTCGCCCACACGTCCTCGATGCTCGCCCCCGTGCTCGACGGCGGCACGAGCGTGTTCTGGTGCACCTTCTCCTGCCGCTCGTGCTCGTACGCCTCTTCGACGAACGCGCAGAGGTAATCGTAGAGGTACTGGTCCGGGACCTCGCCCGAGCCGAGACCTTGGAACTGGTAGAGGCCCTTCTGCATCTCGTCGCTCATGATCTTCTCCTCCAGGCGACGCGAGCGGTCGCTCTTCGTCACGTCTCCTCCGTGCGCACGCGGATTCTCCGAGTGCACCAGCTTGTGCCCCGCAGCCTCGCCGCCCTTCACGAGAGCTTCCAGCGAGTCGATGAGGTCGCCGCTCTTCTCGACCTCGCCTCGCTCCATGAAGCGAGCGCCCTTCGCCTTCTTGGCCTTCGGAGCACGACGCTTCAGGTGCTTGACGGTCTCGTCCTCCGCGTCGGGAATCACGTCCGCGAGGCCGTCCTCGATGTCGCCGTCGTGCGGCACCTTGCTCCGGCCGTCCTCGTGGTTGTCGATGGAGCCGTTCCAGCGCGAGAGGATCTCCATGAACTCGTTCATGGTGTGGTGCGGCTGCTTCGGGCCGGTCGCGTCGAGCGCTTCGGGGTCCTCGCTCTTCTTGTAGATTCCGCCCGCCTTCTCCTCTGCGCCGATGTCCTGGTGCAGTCCTCGCGCGAGGTTGAACTTCGACATCTCCTCGTGGTCGTGGATCTTGTCCTCCTGACCCGCGCCGCCCGTCCAGATCGGCTTCGGCGGGTTGCCCGACTTGAAGAGCGAGAAGTCGTCGGCAGCGCGAGCGATGGCTTCGAAGTTGCCCGGAATCTTCCGGTGCATGTCGATCGCCGCATCGACGGGCAGCGTGCGGCCCGTGTCCTCCGAGCGCGAGTGCAGCCGCTTGATCGCTTCGCCCATCGGCACGTGCGGCATCACCACGCGCACGTGGTAGCCGGCCTTCTTCAGCGCGGCGATCTTCGCGAGCATCTTCGGGACGTTCTTGCCCGTGCCGTCGAAGATGGCCGACTTGCCCGAGGCGATGACGCGCTTCTCCAGTTCGTCGGAGATGTCCGTGCTCTCGTCGTGCGCCATCCAGCCCGAGTGGCTCGCCGTGACTGGCACGCTCGTGACCGAGCCGTCGGGCTGCGTCACCTTGCGATTCCCGAGGTTGAGCGCGCGCTGGAACTCGGGGAGCTTCTCCTTCACGTCGTCGGCGGCGATCATCACGTAATCGTCGAGGTTCTCGCCGAGGTGCTTCAGCAGCGTGGACTTGCCCGCGGCCGGACCTCCGACGGTGAGCAGCGCGACGGGCTTCTTGCCTGCGGGGGGCTTCCCCTTGCCGTCGAGGAAGTGCGAGATGATCTCCTCGTGGAGCTTCTTCCGCTCGGGCGGGTAGTTCCCGTCCGGCGCGTGAAGCTCCTTCGTCGTACCAGGAAGGCCGTACTTCTCGCGCGCCTCCTTCTCGCTCACGAAGACGCGCTTCTTCACGCGCGCCCGCTTCGCCTCGGTCCCGCCGACGTGCGAAGCGTCCTTCATCGCGTCCTTGTACTCCGCCTCCGTGTAGAAGTACCTCCACGGGTGCTTCGGATTCCCGGTCGGGACTCGGCGGTAGTACTTGCCGCCGCGAGCGACACCGGGCGAGTAGAAGCCGACGAGCGTGTCGCCCTTCGCGAGCAGTTCGAGGTTGTCGATGAGGTCGCCGCCCATGTCCGTCTCCTGTTCGCTCTTCTGGTACTCCACACCCTCGAACGCGTGCGCCTCCTTCAGCAGAGAGCGCATCGGCATGTCCACATGGAGCGTCTTGATCTTCGCCTTCGGGTCGATCGTCGTGAGCGCTGCCCAGCGATGGTGCCCATCGAGGATGAAGCCGTCGTTCGAGATGATGATCTGCTTCGCGAGATTCTCTCGCTCCTTCGGGTCTTCGATGATCTCCTGGACGCGCTCGCCGTGGATCTCGTTCTGCGTCGGCTTCAGCGAGCCGACTGCGCGCTCACCCTTCGTCGCCTTGATGCCCTTCTTCTCCAGCTTGGAGAGGAACTCGGGCAGCTTGAAGGAACGGATCTGCGGCATCTCGATGCGCGGGATTCCCATGTTGCCGGAGAGCAGGTGGTCCACGTTGACCTTCGGACCCTTCGCGCCGACCTGCTCGATGATGTGGTCCTCGGGATTCTTCACGTAGTGCCGCAGGTGCGTGTCGGCCTGCTCACGCGTCTTGAATCCCTCGGAGACCCCGGTCCTCTGGTTGCGGACCCAGAACGGATAGACTGGTGAATCGGATTCTGAGGAGCCCAGCCGCTCCATCGCGTTGCGATGCTGCTCGGCCATCGAAGCGTGCCTCACGTAGCCATCACGTCGCCCGGCCTCGCGTTCGAGCTTCGCGGCGTGTTCGTGCGCCTTCGCGGCCTTCTCGTGCGTCTCGCGGGTGTGGCCTCCAGTGGGCGGCTCGGAAGCAGCCCACGCCGCCTTGCGTGCGGCGTCACGAACCGCAGAGCCTCCCTTGTCGTCAGGGCCGATGCCGTGCTTCTCGCCGTAGCTGGAGGTCTTGTGCGAGAGGCGCGTGATCGTCTTCTTCCGGTTCATCGTGTCAGCGACCGCGGCGCGATGAATCGGAGCTTCGGCCTCGTCGAGCGCAGAGTGAGCCTCGGTCAGCGTCTTGCCGTCTGCCCCGCGACGCGACCAGGCTGTCGCCGACATCGTGCGGTCTTCGGGATTCTCGGCCGTGACCGAGCGATGCTCGCCGTCGAGACGCAGGGAAGTGCGGATGCGAACGCGTTCACCCGTCGTGGGATGCGGGTAGACGTAATCGTAACCGCCAGAAGCGTTGCGCTTGCGCGAGATGTACTTGTGACCGAGCGGCATCACGACCTCTTGTAGCCGACGCGCGCGTAGAGGCGAGGCTTGTTCTCGCTCTCGCGCGTCGCGGTGATGAAGAACTGCTCCTTCGCTTCAGCCCGAAGCGTCGGCTTGGGAGGGGTTCCGTGAAACCCCATCGTACCCTCGTTGCGCTTGCGATTCGAGACCATGCGATTCGCTTGCGCCTTCGTCTCCTCGCGTTCCGACCCCTTCGGGTCTCGGCCGGGGAACATGTCGCCGAAGTCCGGCATCGGGTTCGAGTTCCATCCAGGGCCGGGCCCGTAGCTGGTGCCTGAGTTCTCCTTCGACCCCATCGGGCCGACGACCTTGCCGTGGAGATCGGCCGCCATCATGTCGAGCGTCGTGTACTTCGGCGAGCGTGCGTAGGGGCGCTTCCCCTTCCGCTTGCCGAGAATCCCTCCGCCGCCTGGTCCGGGTCCGATGGTCGAGCCCTTGCCGTAGACGGGCGTCTCGCTCGACTTCGGCGGGCGACCTTGCACACCGGGCTCTGTGAGGTCGGGCTGGACGACGGCCTTCGGCCGCTTCGCGCTGTGAGGCCAGCGAGACGCAGGCTCGGCCGGCATCTTCCGGCCTCGATGGAGCTTCGTGCTCGCGCGACGCGGAGCCACCTCGTCCTCGACGGGACCTCGGCGACCTCGCTTGCCCATGAGCGCGAGCGCCTTCGCGACGACGACGGCTTCGGCCTTGCTGGACATCACCACTCCAGGCGCACGCGGCGCTCGGTCGGGGGCGTGAAGACGATTCGCTTGTCGGTCAGCGCGGTCTCACGCAGGCCCTCGTGCGCGAGCGCGAGCGCCTTGCGGAGATCGATGAGGTCCGCCTCGGTCGCCGACTTCGCGGCCCGCTTCCGCGGCGCGACCGTGCCCGCCGCAGTCGGGCGCTTCGGCGCTGCCGTCTTGGCCTCCGAGGTCTCCGTGGGAGCGCGAAGCTGCTCACGCAGCATGCCCTGCGTGTCCTTGCCCTGCGCGATCTGGCGATTCCGCCACGTGTCGCCAGCCTGACTCGCAGCACGCTCGGTCTCGTCACGCTTCGCCTTCGCGCTCGCGAGGTCCGCGTCCCACGTGCTGTCGCTCGCCGCCGTCTTCGGAGCCTCGCGCTTCTGTGCGAGGGTCGCGGGGCTCGCAGCGGGATTCTCTCCGACGGGCTTGGCTCCGCCCGTGTCGGTGGGAGCGCGCAGCGAGAGCGTACGCTCGCGTGGCTTGAACTCCTCGCCGCCTGCGCCGGCCTTCGCCTCGCCGGCTGCGTCGGAACGGGCGCTGTAGAAGTCCACGACCCGCTGGCGCTCGTTGGGGCTCGCGCCCTCTTCGCCCTTCGGGTTCGGCCCGTGGCCCATCTTCGACGCGAAGCTCTGCATGAGCTTCAGCAGCCCGTCGATCATCTTCACGATCGGGTGGTGCTTCAGCTTCTCCTTTCGGAGCGCGGAGTGAATCGACTTCAGTTGCTCCATGGCCGCGTCGTGCGCGTCCTCGTGCTGGAATCGGTCAAGCTCCGCCTGCGCCTTCTCCGCCTGTAGCTGCGCCGCGAGTTGCTTCTTCATGCGCGGGTGCAGCGAGCGATCCGCCTTCACGGTCTTGATGCGGGCGTCGAGGTCCGCGACGTGCGCATGCGTCGCCGCGAGGTTCGACATCGCGTCGCTCGCGGCCTGGAGATGCTGGCGGTACTGCCCCACGTCGGCTCCGGGAGGCGTGCGGGCTGCGAAGCCCTGCGGGGGCTCCCCTGCGCCCCCAGGAGTCATCGGAGCGCCCCCAGCGGCCATCCCGCCCTGCGTAGGAGGTCGCTGGCCTGGAGAGCCGCCAGGGGCACCGGGCATCGTAGCAGGACCGCCTGCTCCGGGGGGCTGCTTCTGGGGCTTGCCCTCGACCTGACTGCCCACGTCAGGAGGCAGCCCGTGCCCTGGCGGAGCCATGCCCGTCTTCGCGGCCTTGCGCTCGGCCGAGAGGGCGCGGTTGTGGGCCTCGGCGTGCATCTGGTAGGCGCGCAGGTGCCCCTTGGCCTTCTCCTCGTTGCCCTCGGCCATCGCCTTCTTGTAGGCGGCCCCGTGCTTCGCGTGCTCCTTCCGGTGGTGCTCGCGGTCCGCGTTGGCCGGGATGTGGGCGGACACGTCCTCTCCGAAGTGGAACGTGTGCCCACCGTCCGCGTGGCGCTCGTGCGTCGGGCGGAATCCGCTCTCGTGCACGCCGAGGTGCGCGCCCTCGGGGGCCTGCGTGTGCCCCTCTTCGATTCCCGCGCCGGGGCGGAACTCGGTGTCGCCGGGGTACTTGTAGAGCCAGCCGCCATGCCCATCGGGCTTGCGCGCGATGTACTTGTGGCCGACCTTCCCCGACGACGCGTCCACGTGCATCGGGTGCATCGAGACTCGACCCGTCGGGCTCGCGCCAGGGGCTTCTACCTTCGGGCCCTTCATGAGCACGAAGCGCTGCTTGGGGATCACCAGTGCCTTGCCCATGCGCATCTCCGGGGTGCGTCCGTAATCGACGCGGAAGTTTGCTCGCCAGTAGTGAAGGGCGCGACGCATGATCTCTGCGCGAAGGTCCGAGTCGAGGGTGACCTTCTGTCTCCGCATGAAGTCGAGGAGTCGCGTTCGAGCGCTGCCGAAGCGCTTCACGTCCACGATCTTCGATCCGTCGCTCGGAGGAATCGATTCACGCACGATGGCGTGAATCTTCTGTTCGAGGTCGAGCGGCACTCCCAGTTGTCGCGTCACGTCCTCGGGCGAGAGGACGTGAGGAGCGGGGCGCGTGCCCTCTTCCTCCGTCTGCGAGATTCTGCGCACGAAGCGCTGCGTCTCGCCGAGTCCTGCTTCCGCGAGGCGACGAAGCCTCTCGGTCTGCATGTGCGGGAACCGGCGACTCGGGTGCCGCGCCGGTTCCTGGATCAGCACGAAGCCCGTGCTTGCCGGTTCTGAGGCGGGGACCGCGCCACCGACGTTGAGGCCCTGAGAGACCTGCCCGCCGACCTCGTTGAGCCCCTGTGTGATCGACTTGCGAATCTTCACGTCGGAGCCCTTCTCTTCGTCTGCACACCAGGCGAGGTGGTGACCGGCTCGCCTCCGGTGGTCTGGAGCGGCCAGCGCTTCAGCACGGTCGTGTTGTCGTCGTCGTAGAGCACCAGCCGTTGCGAGCCGATGTCCACTTCCAGGCGATTGTGCAGGATCTTCCGCGCGAGCACCATCTGCGCCGCCGTGCTGCCGGACAGCGAGGGGTCGAGTTCGGTCGAGAGCAGCGACATCCGGGCCGCGGTGACCTCCGACAAGCGGTCGCCTGCCGTCACACCGCTCAGGACGTACTGCCAGACGGCAACAGCAATCTCCGCTGGCGTGGGAGCGTCCGTCGAGCTTCCGGCAGTCGTGAGCACAGCGCTCATGCTCAGAGTGCCTCGCAGCGACGCGACGAGCGATCCGTTCGCGGTCATCTCGCAGATCAGATTACTCAGAGCAGAGAGCGCACCCGTCACGTTGTTGGATGCGAGCAGCGTCGCCGCGAGGTTGGCCGGAGCGGTGAGGGTGCCGCTCACGCCGCAGTCGGAGAGCATGGCGCATACGATTCCGACGACGAGCTTCAGGTTCGCCGTCGAGATCGAACCGTCGGAGACCATCGAGCACGCGAGCCCGACGACGAGTGAAAGCTCTGCGTTCGAGATCGAGCCGTCAGCCGTGAGTGTTGCTGCGAGGTTCGCGAGCGCCTGAATCGCAGCGGTGACTGTGGTCGTCGCCGTCAGCGACGCGACGAGATTCGAGAGAGTCGTGATCGCCGCGGTCGTGACCGCGCCGTTCGCCGTGAGCGTAGAGACGAGATTCGCGAGCGCCTGAATCGCAGCGGTCGTGATCGTGCCGTCTGACGTGAGCGTCGCCCCGATGTTGATGCCCGAGGCGAGCGCCGCGGTGACGACGTTCGGGTGCGTGAACGTCGTGTAGGCGGAGAGACCGCCGCCTCGGGGCGCGAGAAGCCACGCTGTCCCGCCCTCGTAGCCGTTGGGGAACGCCGCCGTGTCGGCGATCGATGCTCCGCTGACGACCGTGCCCTCGCCTGCGTAGAAGCCACGCTGCGCGCCCGGCCCGATGGGTCGGTTGATCGAGTTGACGTTCGGTCCTCCCCCGACGCGCATCGGATTCGAGTTGAGCGACACGCCGTTGCGGATGAGCGCCACGGTTCACCCCCACGCGGCGTCGATTACCGTGTTCACAGGCGAGTTGCTCGTCGTCGCGCCCGTCGAGAACATCATCCAGCCAAGGCATGCGCCATCGCGAATCCTCGGTAGGGACATCACCTGATTCACGAGATCGCGCTCGGAGTACGCACCGCTGACGGGCACCATGATATCGGCGAGCGGCTTGACGATCGTGAGCGCAGCGACACCCGTGCCGGTGTAGGCGGTGCCGCCGCTCAGCGTGAAGCTCTGGATCGATCGGATGCCCGTGTCGCCGCCCTGCTTCGGCAGGAACGGTCCGTAGCGGCCCGCAGCGTTGCCCGAGTGCGGGATGCGGGTCGCGTAGGCGTCGGCTGCCGCGCCGAAGGTCGGCGAGCCCTGGAACGCACGCCCGGTCGCGCCGGCCGCGTTCGTGTAGCTCGACGCCGTGAGGTTCGGGCCTCCCGTCGCAGGAGCCGTCTGGATCACGAACGCAGCTTCGCAGCCCACGCCGTCCGGCTCGCGCATCTGGATGGTGAGCGTGTGCGTGCCCGTGCCTGCGTCGGTGATGTCGATGTACGTGCCCGCGATGGCGTCTGCGAGCGACGAAGCGACACGCGCAGTCGTCGTGCTCTGCCGGATGAGCCAGTAATCCGTGTTGAGCGAGAGACCTGCGGGAAGCGTCGTCGTGGTCGTAAACCTCACCTTCGTGAAGTTCGACCAGTCGTTCGTGTACGTGATGAGGTCGGTGCCCGCGTCGGCGGTGAACGTGTTCGTGTTGATCAGCGTGCGCGAGCCAGTGCCTGTGAGGTTCGTCGTCGCGATGCGGTAGTAGCCCTGAAGGTCCACGAGCTTCAGTTGCCACGGCGCGCCGGCCGCCGCGACGACGAGGGCCGCCATGCTGAGAAGGTGCTTCGTGACGCTGCCGCTCTCGACAACTCCTCCGTGCTGCATCCCCAGAATCGTCGCGCCGGCCGCGTCGCCTCCGGTCTCGGTGCACGCCTGGAACACGAGGTCCGCGGCTGCTGGGTAGGTGGTCGCGTTCGGGTAGCCCGCGCCGCCGAAGAGCATGTGCCAGCCGCCCGCGGTGTGCGCTGGCGAGGTGATCTTCTGGCCCTCACGACGCACGTACTGCCCGAGCGTCGTAATCGCGTTGATGAGCGCATCCTGCGACGTGAATCCCATGTGTGACCTCTACCGCCAGACGAAGGTCGCGCGACCCGCCACCGTGCCTGCGGCGACGGACCCTGCGCAGTTGACGATGAGATTCAGGTACGCGCCGTCCTCGATCTGCGGAGCGCACGGAATCTCGTTCATGTAGTTCCGTTCGTCGGGCACGTTGATCTCGCGCACCGTCGCGCCTGCGAGCGGCTTCACGAGCACGAGCGCACCGAGCCCGCCGTTGGGCACGAGCATCTGCACTCCGGTGATCTGACGGATGCCCGTGTCGCCGGTCGCCAGCGGCAGGAAGACCGTCCCGCCCGCTACGGTGCCCTGCTGCGACGTGACGAGCGTGGCGATGCTGTCGGCCGACGTGTTGCACGAGATCACGGGAGAGGACTTCGCCTGCCCCTGCGAGTTCACGTAGCTGTAGGTGAAGCTGCCTCCACCGATCGTAGGCGCGAGAGCGACGAGCATCGCGCGCACGCCCTCGCCGTCTGCGTACCGAGGCAGGGTGACGAGATTCGTCATCGCCTGCGCGGCCGGGTCGTCGAGATCGACGAAGGGGTAGTAGAGCAGGTAATCGAGAAGCTGGTAGTTGCCGACGAGAGCCGCAGTCGGAGTGCAGAGCGCGATGTCGAGGATGTGCTTGGTGGCCGGTGCCTTCGCGTCGCCGTGGAAGATGCCGCGGAAGCCGTTCAGCACCGCGGCCTCCAAGGGGCTGCTCGCGTAGTAGTTGGGCAGAGGATTCCCAGCCGCCATCGAGAGATCGACCCAGCCGCCCGCAACGGATGCCTGTGACGGCACCTTGCGGAGATGCGCTGTGTGGACCTGACCCGAGTCCGCAGCCTCCTTCAGCGACCCGAAGTTGCTGAAGCCCACGTCACACCCGCTGCGGCTGCGGGAGGGAGACCCCACCGTGCTGCGAGACGGTCGCGGTCATGTCGGCGAGGACTGGAGCCGAGTGCTCACACGAGCGAATCAGCTTCCCGTTCACCACGAGAGCAGACGCCTTGCAGACCGAGCACGCGTAGCCGGTGTTCTTGGTGTCGTGGTTCATGATTCCCCTCTCAGGTCATCGTCGAGACCAGCGCGCCGGCCGCGAACTGCGGCTGGATGCCGGCAGAGACGGCGCGCGACGAAGAGAGCGCGCCGTAGTGGATGATGGTGCCGGAGATGCCGACGCTGACGTGCGTGATGGTGTTCGACCCGCCCGTGCACTCGGGGAACTGGATCAAGGCGGCGTTCTGAAGCGAGCCTCCAGAAGCCAAGCTCCAGCCCGCACCCGAGCGCGCGACCGACACGCGCGCGTAGCTCGTGAACGTGGCCTCGTTGCTCGTCTGCGCGCTCGTCGCGGGAGCGGCGGTGTGCAGCGCGATGTCGAGCACGGTCGCAGGAGACGAGGCGTCGTTCTCCGCAACGTCGGCCCACGCTGCCGCTCGGTAGATCAGGTTCAGAATCGAGTTGGCGGAATCGACGCTGGTGCTCATGCGGACGAGCCTAGCACGCACCCTCCACAATCGCGAAAGGGCTCTGGCGCAGCACGCCAGAGCCCTTCCCCGAGAGGCTGATCAGCGATCAGTCGCCGTCCTTCGGCGAGAAGCCGAACGCGACCCACTCGATCTCCTCGGCGACCGTGTTGATGTCGGCGTCGGTGCCGATGGTGAACTTGTTCTCGCCGACCGCGCCGAGCGTGCACGTCGAGGCTGCGAACGAGAGCGTGCCCGCGGTGACGGCCTTCAGCGACGAGGAGGTCGCCATGCCCGGCAGCTTGATGACGAGGCACGGTGCCGTGCGGTTGATGAGGATGACGACCGCGGGGTCGAAGTCGAGCGTCACGTCGATCGCCGCACCCGTGCCGGTGACGCCGCCCGAGCGCGCTTCACTCGTGCGAAGCAGCAGACCATCGACGAGCGTCTTGTAGTCCGGGTAGGGGACGGCATCTCGCCCGCGAGCGGGCAACTGGGACTGGGCGTAGGATTCGCGCGGCATGGTGCTTTCTCCGTGTGAGGGCTTGGCCGTGTCTCGCACGGCGGGTCAGCCGAGAGAGTGCGCCAGAGCACGCGCGAGGTCAACGAATCGGCCGGATCACTCGTTGAACGCTGAGAGCCCGCCAGGGTCGTCGGGACCCTTCGCGCGATCTTCGCCCGAATCCTCGCGCTCCTCTTCGCCCCCGAGGAACACGTCTTCCCAGGATTCTCCGGTCTCGTTCTCGTCCTCGTCGGCTGCCTCGTCCTCGTCGCCGAACGCGAACGAGAAGCCACCCGAGCGTGCGGCCTCTTCGGCGAACCACCACGCCATCACGGTGTCGTCGTGCTCGCCGATGCCTTGGAGCTTGCCATCGACGAATCCGAACTGCGTCGCCTCGCTGACCCACGTGTCGATCGTCGTGCGCGTGTACACGTCGTTCGCATACGGAATCGTGAGCTTCTCGTTCTCCAGGATGATGCGCAGCGAAGGCACGCCACGGTCGAGCGGGTACTTGTTCTGCGCCAGCGTCACGAACTCGCGCACGGGCAGGTCCGTCGCTCGCCGCATCTCGTCCGTGTAGACCTGCTGCATCGCGTTGCTCTCGATGTAGATCAGCGCAGGATCGTACTTCTGCGCGGCGAGCGCGATGGATTCCAACTGCTTGCGGAACGTGAGGCCGCGGCTGCGGATGATGTCTACGATGTAGCGCTGGCCGGCAGGGTCACGGCCGAGCACGAAGATCACGAAGTAGTCCGCGCCCACGCTCGCAGAGCGCGCGATGTCCACGCCCATGAAGGTCGTGATCCTGCGTGCGCGAAGCTCGGCCAGCGTCGGCCGGAGTCGCAGGGTCTCGTCGCGCAGCGGCGGGAAGAGATGCGACGGGAAGATCGAGAGGTCGTCCGTGACCGGCTCGCAGAGAATCTCGCGAGCGAACGCGACCGAGCCGATCTCGTCGCGCTTCCCCTTCAGCGCGGGGACGGTCCATCGCCACGGGAAGAGCGCGCGCTCCTCGCCCGTGCGGCGGTCGCGGAAGAGACCAGGGAAGCGGCGGAACTTGTAGACGGGATTCTTGCGGAGCCAGCCGTAGAGGTCGGCCGCGTGGTAGGGCGTCCCGACGACGCACACCTGACCCTCGGGCGTCGCCATGTTCACGATGGCGCTCTTGAAGTACTCGATGTTCTTCCGACGGACCGTCTCGCTCCACATGTCCTCGTCGTTCAGCGGATCGTCGAGGATGATGTACTTCGGGTGACGGCCACGAATCGCCTTGCCGTAGCCGACTGCGCGGATGCGGGAGCCGTTGCGGAATCGAACGTCGGCGCGGTTGAGACGCACCTTCGGATTGCGGCGCACTTCGTCGAGGTCCGGCACGAGGTGCTGAAGCTCGGGGATGTCGATCATCCCGCGCAGGTTCGCGCGGCCGTAGATGATGATGTCGATGAACTCGACGGCCTGCTCCATGGTCGCCGAGAAGATGTAGATTTCGACTCCGGGCTCGGACCACGCGCGCCAGATCGGGAACGCGTAGCTGAAGAACGTGCTCTTCGAATGGTCGCGCGCTGCGTTGACCGCGAGACGCCGATGCTCCCCGATCATCCGGTCCCACGCGTGCATGTGCGGACCGATGTGCAGCCCGAGAATCTCTTTCGAGAAGAACGCGAGCGACGAGCGCAGCATGCCGTCGTAGACGGTGCGCCAGTACGGGTCCGACGGATCGAACTCCGCCGAGACCTCGATGCTCGGGTCGGGCGATGCAGCCGAGAAAACGACAGAGCCCGGAAGCGCGCGATCGTCTGAGACGATTCGTGGCTTCCGGGCCCGGTGCGTGGACTCCCCTGTAGTGGTGGTCACGGCTGCCTCAGATCAGGCTGGCCTGACCGCTCCCTCCGCCGATGCGCACGTTGGAGAGCGCGGCCGTCGTGCCGTCGGCTCGGAGCACGAAGCCGTCGATCTGCGCGGGGAAGCGCACGGAGGCGTCGATGTTGGTGATGGACGCGAGCCACGGGCCCGCTCCGTTTGCCGCGGCCTGCGCCGTGGTCGGGTTGTAGCGGACGGTGCGCCCGCGTCGGATGCGGGCTCGATGACGCTGGTTGGTGTCGGCGATCGGCATGTTCTGATTCCTCCGGGAGCCCGCAATCGCGGGAAGGGAGTGATCAGCTTAGCCCCCGCCACTGTCCTCGCGCCAGTACCAACCTCCCCGAGCGGCGTTCGCGCGGTCGAGCGCGAGCACGTCCTCGGCGGTCACGACGGGTCCGATGGCCTGTGCGCTCTTCGCCACGGAATCGACGAAGACCGCGGCGTTCAGGTGCAGCACGCCGTTGACGCGCCACACCCGAATCACGATGGCCGGATAGCCGTGTGTGTCGAAGTCGCCCGGCAGCCGAACGAGGATCTGGTCTCCCACGCGCGGCGGCAGACGCGCCATCACAGATTCCTCGGCATGAGATCGGCCACCATCGCCTTCGGCCAGAGACCGCTCGCCTCGACCGCCTTGCGCGTGTGGTCGTAGCGCCCCGTCTTGTCGTCAGGGTCGTCCTTCCACCGGCCGAAGTCGCTCGTGCCCAGCTTGCGGATCAGCCGCTTCGCGAAGGTCTCGGGCACCTTCGGGAACGCGCGCAGCGTGTCGCTCAGAATCTTCGCGGCAGGCGTCGGCCCGTTCGCGGAGAACGAGTGGTAGACGCACATCGCGAGATCGACCTCCATCGGGAGGTCCGAGCGGTTCAGCGCGATGGGGCTGTCCACCGACTCGTGCACGAACGCGCGGTAGACCTCCAGTTCCTCCGCGGCGCGCCCCTGGCAGAGCCAGCGCACGGCGTAGCGCACCTGCGCGTCGTGCGTGCGCGGGTCGGAGAACACCTCCGAGAAGAGCAGGGCCCAGCGCTTCGCGTTCTCGTGCTCGGGCCCCTTCGGAGGCGTCTTGCCGTTCACGCTGCCGTTCAGCAGGTTGCGGATGGTCTGGCCGGTCGCCAGTGAGCCGGCGCGCTTCTCGCGCAGCTTGCCGTCCTCGGAGAGCACGAGCCCCGCGGCGTCGAGGCGCGCGAGGATCTCCTCCAGAGCGCGGAAGGGCGGCAGAAGATTGTTCGGCAGCGCGACCGCATCGCGAATCGCGTCGAGCAGCGCCCAGAGCGAGCCTTGCGCGAGGTCGCGCGGCTGCACCGCGATGTTGTGCAGCAGGCCCGCGCTCATGCCCGCGCCGTCGTAGCTCTGCACCGTACCCCAGCGCGCCGATTCCATCTGCGCGGTGAGGTACGCGGCAACGTGCATGTGCCGCGTCTCGGTCGGGACGATCGCGATCGGGTAGTCCCCTCGCACGAGGAAGCCCGCGTAATCGTGATAGGTGATGTACTTCGCCGTCGTCATCTCTCACTCGCCCCTTTCGAGCTTCACGCCCCACCACCACAGCTTCGCCCTCGCGATCGCACGACGCCACCACGGCACCGGCTTCGCGAGCGCGTGAGTCAGCACCGTCTGCGCGGTCGGCTTCGTGGGCTCGTGCGAGAGCACGAACGAGAGCCGCACGCCGCCATCGCTGTCGTCGAGCGGCTCGACGCGAAGGTCGGCCTCGTGCGCAGCGAGGATTCGCTTCGTCTCCTCGATGTCCGCCGAGGTCAACTCGACGACGCGACCGACCTTGCGGAGCACCGCGGCCATGAAGAAGCGACGCATGTTCGCTTCGTCCTGCACACGCTGTCCCGCGAGCGTCAGCCGCCGAATCTCCTTCTCCAGCAGTGCCGCCTGAAGCGGCACCCGTCCCCTGTCCTTCGCCATGTTCAGTCCTCCAGCGGCCCGCCGTTGTGGTCGAGCCGAACGATGCGCTGCACTGCTCGCAGCCCGAGCAGCACGTCCTCGCGCGGATGATGCTGCGAGAGGTCGTACTCCCGCTCGCAGACCTCGCCGTACGAGTCGCGAAGCCAGAAGGTCATCACGCGGCCCACGACGATCGGCTGTCGGCCGGTGATGCGCTGGACGTAGAGCGCGAGCGGTCGCGTCGTGTCGTCCCAGCCGTCGAGCTTCGCCTCTGCCTCGGAAGGCGGGGGAGGCGGCATCTCTGCCTCGACGGCAGCGAGGCACGCGAGGAGCCACGCACGCGTCACGGTGGGCTCCGCGCCGAGCACGGCGTCGAGGCGATCGGCGAGAGCGCCGGCCGACGGGACGAGGCTCTCGTTCGCGCGCAGGAACGCGCGAATCTCCTCCAGGAACTCAGTCGAGATCGGGGTCACTGGCATCCTCTTCGGCGGGTTCATCTGCGTCATGATGCACGGGCTCCTGCTCGGGTTCCACGTCCTCGCTCTCGACGGGCATCGGCGCGTTCTCCATCGCCGCGACGCCGACGCGAATCGCGACCATCACGAGGTGCGAGTAGGAATCCGCGCCTCGCCCCACCTGTGCCTCCAGACGCAGCCGAAGCTCGTCGGGGATGCGCAGGCCGATCGTCTTGCCGGTCGTGCGGTCGTAGGGCTCCGCGAACGCAGCCGCGATCACGGCGTCGAGCCCGTGCTCGGCGTGCGTCTGCGCGCGCACCTCTTCCTCGATCTGGCGACGAAGGCGCGGAAGCTCTTCGGCGAGCCAGCGCTGCTTGCGAACGATCTCGGAGAGCATCGTCATCGCCGCCTCGCGCGCAGCATCATCGTGTCGAGGAGCTTGGGCACGAGCGCGATCTCGGGCACGCGGAAATCGCTCAACTCGGAGAACATGAATCCCCGACGAGCGCCGACGACGATCACGGGCAGCGCGGTGATGTCCTCGCGGCGGAGCATGTAGCGAAGGCCCCACGCCACGCCAAGCTCCCACGCCGCGCCCTCGCTCTTCTCGTGCGGCTCGATGTAGACGAGCACCTGCGCGGTCAGCACGCCGTCGAAGTTGGCCTCAGCGAACATCTCGCGCTGCTCGGGCGTGAGGTCCGCGTCGTTCGTCGTGCCTCCCGCGTGCTGGGCCTCGATGGTCTCCCACCATCGGTAGGTGATCTCGTGCCCGTGCGCCTCCAGAAGCTCGGCTGCGCGCTTTGCCTGCGACATCCCGAGCGTGTCGCCTCGTGTCGAAACGTAGATTCTCACGGTACCTCCAATGCGAACTCGAACTCTTCGCCGCTGCTCGTCGTTGCTTCGATGATGATGGTCGTCCGGTCGATGTCGTCGCGCGTGCCGGGCGCGACGATGAGCGGTTGCGGACCCAGGGTGAGTGCCGCCTGCTCGCCCCACCACTGGCGGAGAGCGAGCCTGCGATCCGCGTCCTCGGTCTGAATCTCGCTCACGAGCAGACGCACGCCCTGCGTGCGGAACACGCTCGTCGCGATGATCGACGAAACCGGACCGACCCTGAACTCCGCAAGCTCGCGAAGCACCGCCCAAACGGATTCCATGCCTCCGGGCGCGAGCGCGGCTTCGTAGTGCTTCAGCGAGAGGTAGAGCGACGACCCGTCCGCGTTGTGCAGTTGCCACTTGATGAGATCGTCCGAGTCGTGCCCAGAGATCAGGCCGGAGAACCGGACGAGCGGCGCGCCCTTGATGTCCGTGTCGAAATCGCAGTCCGTCGCGTGTGCGTGCTTCGCGTGAGGAGCGAGGTGCTCACGAGCCCAGCGACCCCAGTAGAGGCGATGCCCGAACGAGGCAGAGCGCAGCGCCCTGTCCATGCTCGCCAGCAACGCGAGCACGGAATCGCGAGGGCCGAAGCAGGGCAGCGTGGGCGGCGAGAGGACAGGCTCGCCGCGCAGCCTGCGGAGGTGCTGACGAAACTCGTCCTCGGTCATGTGTCTCGTGTCGGCCATGCGAGGGCTTACACGATTACGCGGGCACGAGGCGGACTCGCTTGCCCTCACGCACGTAGAAGAATCGCGAGGGCGTGCCGTCGTCGCGAGGCTTCCCGAGGATGATCACGAAGAGGCGCGTGGTCTCCGGGTGCCCGTCGAACATCCGCTCGACGGTCTTCGTCGGGCAGCCGTGCGTCTCGCACGCGAAGAGATCGCGCTTCGCTCCGCAGCACTCGGGCGTGAGGATGGCCCAGCCGTCGGGAGGCTCGATGCGGCCCTCGCGGCGCACGGCAGGCTCCTCTGCACCGCACGCGGCGCACTCGACGTAGAACAGCGGCGAGAGCGGCGTCACGCGAGCCTCGGCCGGCGCACGCGCGAAGCGGCCACGGGAGTCTCGGGGACCGGAGGCGGCACGGGCGGCGGGGCGTCGGCGGGGCGGCACGTCCCGAGCTTCGCCTTCTCGACCGCCTCCCGCAACCGCGCATCGCGCGCAGGGCCCTCAGGCGTTCGCCAGACGGCCTCCCGCTCGGGCTCGGGCAGGGTCGCCCAGTGCGAGACGCAGAGCGGCCTCCCAGGGCACGCCATGAGGCGGCAGCCCTCGATGGGGCACGGCGTCACGGACGCGAGCGAATGGAACGCCGTGGCACGCGCGGGCAACGTCGTCGCACCGGCCCGAGGGAAGAGAATCATCTTCTCGGCCACGCCTTCGCAGTAGCCCGAGGGCAGGCGCGAGCCGCTCATCACGAGAACCGAGTCGGCCCACACGTGGATGTCGTCGAGCGTGTCGGGGAGCGCCGAGAGGCCGAAGTCGGCCCACGTCGAGCACTCGTGCGCGCTCGCGAGAATCCAGCGCTGCATGTCGGCGAGCGCGGGCTTGTCGAACTCCAGCGAGTAGCCGCCGCTCGCGTGATGGTCGCAGCGCCCGATCTTCACGAGGCCGGTCGAGCCGCGAGGCTGCGCGTAGAGGTGGAATCGAAGCTCGGTCTTCGCAGGCAGCACGACGGTCGTCCTCTCTCGCCAGCAACGCGCGCACACGGTCGGATCGGCGACGGGCCCGATCACGACCGTGAGCACGAACCGCTGCGCGCAGTGATCACACTTCAGCATGCGCGGTTCTACCCGATTCCCTCAGAGCCACGTCTCGACGATGACGGGATCATCCTGCTCGTCGCGTCCGAGGTTCATGCAGCCGAACGGCACGTGCTCGCGCGCTTCCTCGATCGTGTCCACCACGGCGATCGGAATCGCCTCGGGGAAGCTACCGCTGGGCGTCACGAGGTGTGCGCGGAGCACGTACTTGTCGCCGTGGTCCTTCGTGCGAGTCGTGATGACGTAGAGCTTCATGCGTTCCTCACAGAGCGCACGCCCTTCTGACGCAGCGTGAGAGAGCCACCCTCGCGCGTGTCGTAGACCTCCTGCGCGCCCGTCGGCTTGAAGCGCTTCACGAACTCGATCGTGGCCTTCGTGATCGGCTCGCTCTTCGCGCTCGTCACCATGCGCGAGAGCTTCAGCAGGTTCTTGATGTCGCGGCCGGAGAGGTCCGACCACGCGGCGACGATCTCCTCGATGGTCGCGTCGGGAAGCTCGATGCCCGACGAGTCGGCGAGCACGCGCCAGATCCGCTTCTGGTCGTTGGGGTGCGGAATCTTGTAGTCGATGCGCGCGATGCACCGGCTCGCGATCGCGTCGTCCACCATGTCCACGCGGTTCGTCGTCATGAACATGATTCCCTGGTAGTACTCCAGCACACGGAGGAACACGCCCACGATCGCGTTCTGGTCGAGGTCGTCACCGCGAGCGCGCACGTACACGTCGGCTTCGTCGAGCAGGAGAATCGCGCCCCAGCGCTGCGCTCGCGCGAACACGCGCCGAAGCTCGTTCTCCAGTTCCTCCGCCGAGGTCCCGAGTTGCGCCGTCTGCACCGCGTAGAGCGGACGCCGCATGATCTCGGAGTAGACCTCCGCCGTCAGCGTCTTGCCCGTGCCGGGCGGGCCCGCGCACAGGATGCAGACGCCGCCGCTCTTGCCGTTGATCACGTCCGCGAACTGCGCCTTGTGCGAGAGGAGCACGGTCACGAGGTCGCGCACGTCGGGCGGCAGGATGAGACGCTCGCCGAGTCGCGGGTCGAAGGCGTAATCCTCCAACTGCGACACGTGCACGCGCAGTCGCAGGTGTCGCTTCATGTCGAACACCGCGAGCATCGGGTAGACGGGAATCTCCAGCGGGCCCTCGCCGACCTCGCCGCCCTCTTCAGCGGAAGGAGAAGACGATTCGTCCTCGTCGTCCTCGTGCACGTGCTCTTCCTTCACGTCCTCGTCCGCATCCTCGTCCTTCGCGACGCGGAGCTTCTCCCAGTACGCGTTGTCGATCTTGTCCGAAGAGCTTCGGCTGTCGGTGCGGTACCACCGATCCTCCTGCCTCACGTCGCTCTCTTCCTCGAACACGTCGATCACGACCTTGCCGGCCTCGCCCTGCGGGTCGAGCGTCACGACGTTGCGCGACCACCACCATCCCGTGCGCTTCGGATTCCCGTCGAGGTCGTCGCTCGCCTGCCCGCGCGCCCAGCACTGAAGGCCGATGCGCTCCGCGAGCGAGCGCCATCGCGCGTATTCGAGCAGGTACTCCTCGCGGTTCGATGCGTTCTCCGGGAAGAGGCCGACCTTGCGCAGACCCTCGACCACGGTGCACTCCTCCAGCGTGTGCGAGCGCTTCGTGGTGCGGACGAATCCGAACTCGCGGTAGGCGAGCGTGAAGATGACGCGAGCAGGCGAGGTGCCGTAGCTGTAGGTGCGTTGCGGCTCGTAATCGAGCGCGGCGAGATGGTACGCGCGCTGCGCTCCGCTCTCGTCCTGCTCGTAGAGCCGCTGGTGCTTCTGGTGCGCGAAGAAGTCGCGAGCGAGAAGCCAGTAGTGCTTCACGTTGCGGGCCTTCTTCGTGCCGGTCTTGTCGCGGGAGTCGAGCCACGTCTCGATGTCGAGCGACGCGGACTTGTAGCCGCGGATTCCCTTCAGCTTGCGGAAGCTCGCGAGCAGCGCTTGGAGCTTGTCGTGCGGCGTGCGCGTGATGTCGATCTCGCGGTCACGACTCCAGCGGTATTCGTCCACTTCGAAGTTGAACGTCTGCAACAGAATGCGAACCGCCTCGCCGTGCTCGGGCACGTAGTCCGCGCCCTTCTTGCTGAGACGACTCAGTTCTTGCGACAACTGCTTGGTGATCTGGATCTTCATGCTCACCCCTTACACGATTACGGGGCGGACCGACGAATCAGTCCGCCCCGAATCCTCGCGATCAACGTGTGTGGTTCAGCCCTTCTTCGCGGCCTTCTTCTTCGCGACCTTCGCGAAGGCTGCGGTCGCCTTCTTGATGTCGCTCCTCCTACAGCGCGAGCCCTGCGCCCGCGCGACAGCCCCTCTTACACGATTCCGACTCTCGCGTCTCTCACGAAGGCGTGAGCTTCGCGCGTGTCTCGTCCACGAGCCGGAGAAGCGCGCGCACCGCCTCGTGCCCGACGGCCATCGCGTGCTTCATGTCGTCGCTCTCCGTGCGGATCGTGCTGCTCGCCGCGTGCGTCATGGTGCGCTCGATCTGCTCGCTCGCACCGGCCACCCCGTGCGCCTCCACGAGCAGATTCCACCACTCGGCTTCGTTCTCGTCGGTCAGCAGGTCGCTCGTGCGTGCGCGCCACGAGACGATGAGATGCGTCAGCAGCGGGTTGAACTCGCCACCCTCGATCTCCTTCAGCGTGGCGACGCGCGGCATCCACTCCGCGACGATGGCCTTGACCGCACCTGCGATTGCTCGCCCCGCGAGGTCGTTGGGGCAGCCCTCGGGGAGCGCCTCCAGCGTCGTGTCGATGACGCCCTGGACGTGCGCGATGGCGCGGTCCGTTCCGAGCCGCTCGACCATCGAAGCCCACACCGCGTCGATCTCCGCACGCGAGAGGAATCCGAAGCGGAGCATGAGCCCCGTGAGCAGCGCTTGCGCGAGAGGGTTCACTTGCCCTCCGCGAGCTTCGCGACGATCTCGTTCATCTCGTCGATGGCGAGCGCTGCGGCCTTGTACCGCTCGCGTCCCTCGTCGCCGCTTCCCGCTGCCGCGTAGATGCCCGAGGCGAGGTCGCCGACATCGACGCGCGACCACGCGTCGAGCACGCGCTTCAGCTTCGCCTCTGCGTCGTCGGCGGCCTTCTCCGCCACCTCCGCGTTCCGCCGAGTCACGTCGAGGTCCGCGGCCATCTCCGGGTCAGGCGAGCGGCCCTCCGCGACAGAGCGCAGCGCAGCGCTCTCCTCGCACAGCTTCTCGACGTAGCCCGCGAGCCACTTGATCGACGGCTCGTAGCGCCCCTCGTCGCCCGAGTGCCGGACGACCGCTGCGTCGATGCGCTGGATGAACTCCTGCACCGCCTCGTTGCGCGCGAGCAGCCCGGTGTCGGCGACCTGCCGCACGGCGCGACACATGCCCTCGATCTTGCGAAGCGCCTCGGGCCTTCGCCCGACGGGCACCTCGGACAGCAGGTCGCGAATCATCACCTCGACCTGCATGTCGCGAACGGGCTCGCTCTTCTTCTCGACCTCCATGTGGATCACCTTCGCCGCGTTCTGCATGCGCTCGCGAAGGTGATTCTCGAACCGCACGCGGCTCGTCGGCGTGCTCTCTCGCATCGTGGCGTCGAGCGCGTCGATCCCGAGCCGCACGAGGTAGTTCTCCCAGCCTCGCATCGTCACGACACGACCTCCCAGTCGGAGGCCAGCATGTCCGCCTGCGACGCGAGCCATCCGGGCTGCATCGTGCCCTGCGCCGTCTTCATGCCGATGCACGGCTGCATCTCGAATCCTCCCGCGCTCGACACGTGCATCGCGTTGCCCGGCATGATCAGCACGAGCCACATGCCCTTGCCGTTCCAGCCCTTGCGCGACACGCGCTCTCCCCGCTTCATCGCCTCGATCGCATCTCCGAACGTCATGCTGCCTCCATTGGGCGCGGCCTTCGCACCCGCGCTGGTTCTACACGATTCCTGCGTTGCTCGTCGTGCTCGCATGCGCGAAGGCACTCGGGGCACGTCGGGCGGCGGCGCTCGAATCCTCGCTTGAAGTCGAGCCACACCGCGCACGTCGAGAAGGCACCTCCGCGCGTGATCGCCGGAGGTGCCGCTTGCTCTTGCGTCGTGTGCCACTGTCCGTCGGCGGTCAGCGCGCACTGGTAATCGGTCACGGCTTCGCCTTCCTGAGAGCCGATTCGAGCACGTCGGCCGCTTCACGCAGCCCATCGGCCTCGCCGCCCACCTTCGCGATCTCGTTCGGCGTGCCTCGCATGCTCGCATGCTCTCGCGCAGCAGCGTCAGCACGCGCGCGAATCGCATGCAGCGCGTCGCACGCCGCCAGGTACCGCGCGAAGCACACCTCCGCAGACGGCAGTCGGCCCTTTCCGAGTCGTACGCGGCCGGTCACGGCTTCAACATCCCGGCCGTGCCGATGAGCGAGAGCAGGGCGTGCGTTGCTCTGCGCAGATCCCGCTCCAGGAGGCGGAGCGCTCTCGCTCCTTTGCGGCGGCTGCCTGCTCTGCGGCAACTGCGCGCTCCAGGTCGGCGCGCGCTTTGGCCCAAGCGTGCTCCCTCTCCCGAAACAGGAGAAGCTCATGCTTGATCGTGTCGATGTCTCGCTCGACCTGCGGCCTCGTGTCTTCCTCGTTGCGCTTCTTCATCGGGTCCTCCTACGTCCTGCCTTACACGATTACGCGCTCTTCTTCGCGAGCCAGCGCATGACAGCGATTACGTCGTCGTCCATCGCGACACCCGCGCGCCACGCAGCGCGCATCGCTGCAACGGCCTTCGCGATCTGCGCCTTCGTCGGAGCGCGCGTGTCATCGCTCGCGTCCACGGCGCTCCCCGGCTCGGCCGCGAGCCAGACCTCGGCCTGCCTGCCCGAGCGCGTCATGCTCGTCGTGCCGGACGCAACGACGAGGCCCTTGCGCATAAGCTCGACGCGTCTCGGGCGCTGCGTGCTCGCGGCCATGCCGAGCGCTTCCTGCATCTCCTCGTCCGATGCGCCGCGAGCACCGCGGCTTCGCAGGAACGCGAGCACGTGTCGCTGTAGTTCGTTGAGACGATTCTCCACCATGGACTCGGCAGCGGCTCGACTCGTGTCGGAACCTCGCACGTACGGAATCGTCATACCGGCGCTCCCGCACGTCGCAGGCGTGCTCTCAGGTTCGCGAGCCCGCGGTAATCGCTGGGCGTCGAGGCCGTGAAGATGAGAGCGCCCGAGGGAGCGCGTAGCCGCCAGTGTCCCGAGCCGGTCACGCGAGCTTCCCAGCCGGCGCGTGTGAGCTTCGCGAGGATCTCTTTCAGGTCGCGCTTCATGGCGTCCTCGCGCGTTTACGCGATGCGCGTCGGGCCTTCTCGGCGCGGACCCAGCGCTGCGCTTGCTCTAGATCCGCGAACGAGGTTCCTGCCATGTCTCCCTCGCCTTCCTCACCCGCGAGCGCTGCGGCGAGTGCGTCCGCGATTGCGTCGAGAGCCTTCGTCGTGAGTCTGGGAATCTTCATGATGTCCTCAGTAGGTCGGGGGAAGGCACGCGGAGCAGTCGCAGTCCACGTGACGTTGATCGGGCACCACGAGCACGAGTGCTCGGAGCTTGCGAATCTCTTCCTCGATGCGCGCGTCCGCCGCTTCCTCGCGAAGTTGCTTCTCGCTCTTCGGCAGTGGCACGTAGCCGCTGCCTTCGCGCTCGGGGAACACGCGGTGGGTCTCGTTCTCGCGTGGCTTGCGCTCGTGAAGCAACGCGCGCCGGCCTCCATGCGTGAGCACGGGTGTCATGACCGCGCGTTCGATGCCCCACCCGAGCGCGAGTCGGTTGTGGATGTAGCCAGGGGGAATCTTCATCTCCGTGGCCCATTGCCTCACGGTCAGCGTGCGATCGCCGATCGTGTAGGTCTTGGCTTCGCGCTTCATGCGAGCACCTCTCGCATCTCTCCGCGCTCGCGCTTCATGCGCATGACCTCGGAGAAGTCGAGCGCGTTCATCTCGGTGGTGGGTTGCTTCGCGACCTCAGAGCGAAGCCTGCGAGCCGAGGCGCGGTAGCCCTTCAGCTTCGTGCGTGCGAGACGCTGCGCGCGAGTCGCATCCTTCAGCTTGGATTCCCACTCTGCGATGCGCGACTCGACCTCCGCGAGCTTCTCGACCTTCGTCGCTTCACGCACGACGCGAGGTGCACGCGAAGGCCAGCGCGTCTGGATGCCCTTGGCCTCGACGCGAGCACGGATCACTTCGCGCATCGCATAGGTCCCGAGCAGCGTGCGAAGCGCTTCCTCGGCCCACTCGGCGCGCGTGCCCTTCGGGTTGATGAACGCCGTGAACACGTTGCTCGTCTTGGTTTGCCGGACGAGGCCGATGCGCGTGCGCACGAGCCACACGTTGACGACGATCTCGCGGTCGGCGGGGAACGAGAGCTTCTCACTCGCGACGGCGAGCACGAGGCGCACGGCCTCGATCACGTCACTGTCGCGGATCCGTTTCTTCGTCTCCTTCGCTGCGCTCACTCTCACGATTCACCTCCTGCCCAGGGCTTACACGATTACGAGCCTTGCTCGGCCACTTGCGCGGCCACGCGTTGAAGCCGTAGTCCGTGCCCTTCCTCGCGGGCTTGTCCTGCCTTCGCAGCAGCGGCGCGGGCACCATGGGCAGCGGGTGAATCTTCTCCTCAGGCCTCGGGATGCGCGCGGCGATTACGATGCTGAAGGGCGCGCACGAGATCACGAGTCGTCGCTCGGCCGGTGTCACTCGGAGCGCGTGGGTCTCGGGCATCGCTGCGAGCGCGGCGCGCACGAGGTGCAGGTCCACGACGACATCCTCGACCGAGCCCAGCACCGTCTTGCGTTCGTGGTCGGGAATCCTCTGACCGCAGTGCGAGCATCGCATCGCAGGTGCACGCCACGCCCAGTCGCGCACCGACGCGAAGGTCCGGGCCTCCTGCGCGCGCGTGACAGTCAGCAGCGCGTGGAGCCGGTCTCTGACGGCTTCTGCGGCACTTCTGGCCTCCGGGCTCGCCGCATTCACGCCTTCCTCGCTCACGCTGGCCGAGACGCTGAACCCGACCACGGGCCCGAGCGACACGAGTCTCCCGTCGAGCCGATGCACCGTTGTTCCGGTCAGGTCAGCGAGCCCGACGTGCTCCGCCGATTTCCGACTCGCCATCGCTCACTTCCCGTCGGCGGCTGAAGAGATTCTCTCGACCTCGCGAGTCGCGAGCGCGCACCACAGGTGCAGCGATGCCGTCGGGTTGGCGGGCTCGTAGCCCACACCCCACACCGGGCCTCCCTCCAGCATGGGGCTCGCGTTCACGACGAGCACCCTCTGCCCTGCGTTGGGGCCGACTCCTTCCGGCAGGATGATCCAGTCGCCGGGAGCCAGTTGGGAGACGGCGACCTTCACGTGGGGGGAGGTTGGGGGAGCGGGCTCGACGGCCGGTGTGGCGACGAGCGCGCGCAGCACGCGGATTCCTGCCGCAACGATGCACGTGTCAGCGATTGCCCGACTGTCCCAGACCGCCTCTTCCGTGTGCGCGAAGATGACCGGCCCGGTGATTCCTCCCTGGCGGACGCTCGCCTGATGCAGCCCGTCCATCGTCGGCTGCCACGTGCCAGGGGTGGCTTGTGCGAGGTAGCGCTCGATGCTGGCCCCGGCTTCCTCTCGGAGCTTCGCGAGCTTGTGCTCCGCGTCCGTGGCGCGCTTCTCCAGGGCGCGCACGGCTGCGATGGCGGCCAGCTTGCGGTCGCACGTGGTGCAGCCCTTCTCCTTGTGCGCCTTGGGCGGGCAGAGGCCCCACGAGAGCGTCTCGACGATTTCATCGACGGTCATGGTGATCCCCTTCGTCCGCCCATGAAGTCCGAGCACGTTCCGACGGGCGGGTCGGAAGCGTGCGGAACGATGCAGTACGAGCCGCGAGAGAATCGCATGCACCTCGCACCGGCCCACGTGGGGCGAGGCAGGAAGTCGCAATCGCTGTCCGTCGCGCATCGCGAGAGGCACGCCTGATCGTTGTAGTTGATTCCCGAGCGATCGGCGTAGTAGGGGATGAACACGCAATCGGCTCGGAGATCGACGCCTCGATGGCACTGCTCGTCGGTCTCGCACGCACCGCAGTACGTCGTCGGCTCGGGCACGCACGTGTTGGTGACGAGCCCGTCGCACACCGGCCGATCGGGGAATCGGTGGCAGTCCGCGCTCGACACGCCACCATCGACGCGATCGGGCAGACACGCGTGCTCGTCCCACGACGCGTCCCACGTGGCATCGTCGGCGAGCACGACGGCATCGGGGAGCGCCTGGACACCAGCGTCCTCGGAGGGAGCGTCGGGGTAGACGTAGACGACCGTGGGCGAGCATGCGCCCACGAGCGTCACGACGAGGAGAGCGAGGGCCCTCACGTTCGCCCCTGGCCGGTGAGCAGGTGCGCCACGAGCGCGTTGTGCGCGGCCTCGCGCATGCGGATGTGCTCGTAGACGGTCGCGACGAACGCGACGAACTCGGGCTCCTCCATGCGCTCGTGCGCGGCCTTGATCGCGTCGTAGAGGAGCACGGTGCAGCGCTGGTCTCCGACGGTGCCCTCGATCACGGTGCCGGGGAACGCGAAGATGTCGATCCAGTCTCCGCCGTAGAATCGCACCTTGCCGTGCGCGCGGAACATGTCGTAATCGACGGGCAGCTTCTTGCGCCACTCCTCGTGTGCGAGCTTCCACTCCTCGTGTGCATCGGCCCACGCGCGCACCTCGGGCGGAGAGTCGGCGCGGATGAACGCGAGCACGTCTGCCCACGGCGCGACGTGAAGCAGCGGGTGAGCGTCGAACCACTCCTCCACCACCTTCGACGCGAACGGGGGACGCTGGGGCTCTTCGGGAATCTTCATGGTCGTCTCCTTCCGCTCACGCGGCTCGCACACGACGCACGCGTCGCGGCTCTTCGGTTGGGGTCGTGCACAGCTTGCAGTACGGGCTCGGGTGCTCGCGCTGGATGTGACGATGCGCGGGTGTCGCGCAACGCACGTGCTCGTCGTACCAGCGCTGGTAGCCGGTGTGGTCGTGGATGTAGTTGGGCCGCGGCGGGATGACGCCTTCGGCGATGAGAGATTCCAGCTTGCTCGCGAGGCGCGTGGCCTCTGCGATGGCTTCAGCGTTCGTCATCGGTCCTGTACCCCTTCACGGCTTCGGCTTCGCGCATCTGTCGTTCGGTGTAGGCGTCGGCCTCGCGCTGCAACGCGCGGGCGATACGACGCCACTTCGCGGTCCTCGCACGCTCACGCTTGATCGCCGCTTCGTGTGCCTCGCAGAGTCGCTTCGTGTCCTCGGCGCGCACTGACGAAGCGTCTCGCCGCATTCGTGGCAGGTCACGATTCCTTCTTCGGGTAGAGGTCGGGCACCGTCATCGGCTCCCACGAGATCACTTCCCACGTGTCGCGGGGCTCGACGTAGTGACAGGCGGGGCAGCCCCACGGACCAACGGGTTGCATGCACACGCCGTTGTCCACTTCGTCGCGCTCCATCTCGCCCTCGCAGTTGGGGCACTTCATGGCGCGCCTGCATCGTCGTCGCGCTCGATCGCCATCTCGCCCTCGCAGTACCAGACCGGGCAGACCTCGCGAATCGTGTCGTCGTCCTGCGCGGCGCGGTAGCCGTAATCGAAGCCCTCCGCGAACGCCTCGTTGTCGAAGCGGTCGGGCTGTGCTCGCGCGGCGTAGCCGATCAGTCCACCCGCGAGCATCGCGAGAGCGAACACGGCGAGGAACGTGAAAGGATGCAATCTCAACTTCTCCACGGTCACCTCCTGGATTCCTTCGCGCCGGGCGCGGACTGCCTTCGGTGCATCTCCTCGACGTGCGTGATGTACTGCCCGAACGCCTCACGGAATCGCTCCATGGTCAGCCCCGCGGGAAGCGGGATCTGAGGGAGCGATTCCGTGCGGAGCCCGCGCGTGTAGAGCTTGCAGTAGAACGCGCAGAGGTGCGCGTTGCACCATGGCAGGCCGGGCTCGCGGGCCCAGTTGCACTCGCCTCCGGGCGTGGCGAGACCGCAGCGCGGAGCGTTCTCGTCCCAGACGTGCGTGTAGCTCTTCGTGAAGATCGGCATGAGAGCCTCTTACACGATTACAGGTGTCCGCCCTCCGCGAGCACGATGAGGGTCAGGCAGATCACGCACACGCTGAGGAACACGAAGCAACCGCAGCCCGTGTAATCAGCAACGTGGTTGTGGTTCACGACGGTTCGCTCTTCGCTCACGGCTGCCTCACATGCTCGGCGTCGAGCGCCGTGGCGATGCTCGCGAGGATGCTCGCAAGCTCGGTCGTGCTCGTGTCGGCCCCTCGCGGGACCATCGCCGAGCTTTCGATCTGCGTGACCTGCGGCTGCCGCGTCGTGCGTGCGCATGGCGAGGGAGGCGTGCGGCGCGACACGCGGACCACGAGGTGCCTCGTTCCAAGCTCCTGCGAGCGCTGCGGAGCCCAGCGCTCCACCACCTGCCACCCTGCGACCCACGCGCGGTCTCGGGCGAACGTGGCGACCCAGGAGAGCACCTGCGCGCGGATGGTGCTCGTGCTCCACTCGTCGCCTCGTCGGCGCACGTAGCGTGAGTGCGGGTTGTGCGGGTCTCCGAGAGGCTGGAGATCGGGTGCGTCGAGGAAGCCCTCCGGGTACGGCCCGGCTCCACCCGACTTCAGATTGCCGCCGCTGTCCCAAGGGCTGCGCTCGCGCGAGGGGCGCACGAGATCGGGCTTGGGGAGTAGCTGCGGATCGCCGAACTTCGGAATCGTCGTCATGCGTTGGCCTTCGCCTTCCCGTGGAGGTGCGGGCGCAACTCGTTGCGCGCGGTCTTCTCCGCGATGGCTTCCATGAGGTTGATGTTCGTCGAGTCCGCCACGCGGAACACGTACACGAGCGCGATCTCCAGCGCGTTCATCGCGTCCGGCCGGTTGTCCTTTCGCCACGCCTCGCACGCGAGCACGAGCATGCGGAGCACGGGAGCGAACGTCTCAGGCGGCGAGCGCCACACGAGGCCGGAGGTGTCGTCGATGCGCTGCCTTCGCGTCACGCGCCCCGCGCTCCACTGGCCTCGCCAGATCGAGTCGAGAGATTCGAGCATGCGAATCGCGATGTCCGCAAGCTCCATCGCGAAGTCCTCGCGGCGACCGGGCGCGGCGTCGATCGCCTCCTGCACCTCGGTCACCATGAGCATGAGCTTCATGGGGAGCGTCTCCCACGTCGCGAGCACGAAGCCCTTGCTCGCAGAGACCTCCGCGACCTTCTTGGCCCAGTCGTGGAGAGGAAGATTCCGGTTCTCGATCTGCATCGTGGTCTCCTTCAGTGCGCGCCTCATCGCGAGCACTTCGGCCTTGGGCCGCAACCTGATTCCCATCACTCGCTCGCGCGGGCGCGTGCGTCGAACGTGTCGCCCATCGTCTGCAACCAGTCGCGCGTCTGCGCGGGGTCCGATTCGAGGCGATCCACGAACGGGATGCCGTACTCGTACACGCTGCCCGTGAGTCGATTACGAACGCGGAACACGAGAGACGCGAGCCCGACACGCACGGGGTCGGGCACGTCGGCGGGCCAGCGCGGGGTGCGCGGCAGCGGCTTGTTCATGTTCGCGCCCGAGAGGATGTGCTCGGTCACGTCCTCGATGCGCGCGACCCAGTTGCGGCCGGGCGTGCGCTGGAACTCTCGCAGGAACGCGATGATGGGCGCGCGGAACTCTGCGTCGGTCCACGACTCGGCGGTCGTGATGCGCCACGGGAAGCCCGCGGCTGCGAGGTCGGGAGGTGTCTGCTTCGTCGCGAGGTAGCTCATGGCCTCGGATCATCCCAGCATCGCGCCTCGCGGTCACGGCAGACGCACGCGGGCGACGGCCGGCAGTCTGGGGCCGCGTGCCGACTGATCAACGACGAGAGCGCTGCGATCGCGAGCAGCACGAAGATCAGCGTCCAGCCCGAAACCGCGTTGGGGTCCTCTCGTTCCTCGATGCTCATGCCGCCGCCTCTTCTTCCTCTTCGGAGCCTTCCAACCACACCGCATCGTAATCCACCGTCACGGGGATCAGGTGCGCCTCTTCGTGTTGCGTGAGCGTCTCGACGTGAGGGTTCGCGCCGCTCTCTTCGTCGAGCTTGCGATCGATGTAATCGATCACGCCGTACTGCTCGGCCTTCAGCACCTTCGTCGCTTCGATGCCGTACGCGCGAGCCTTCACCTCGCGATGCACCGCGAACATCGTCGTCTGCCGCATCTCGCTCGTGTCGGCGATGTTCTTCTCGGCGATTCCGAACTGACGATCGCCGACCTCGTAGCCGATGAACGAGCGACCGAGCGCCTTCGCTGCGCAGCCGGTCGTGCCGCGGCCCATGAACGGGTCGAGGATGATCGTGTCGGGCAGCGTGAAGTCGAGCACCAACTGGCGCATGAGCGCGTGAGGCTTCTGTCCCTCGACCTGCCAGTTGTCGGGCGGGTAGCTGTAGTTGCCGACACGCCCTCCGCCGTTCCACTTCGAATCGCCTTCGCCAGCCCAGCACAGGACGAAGTTCTCGAATCCCTTCGCTGGTCCGTTGCCCTGGATCTTCGGGGCCGCTCGCGTCTTGTGCCAGAGGTGCGAGCCGCGGTAGCGCGCGCCAGCGGCGAGGAGCGCACGCTTCCACTCGCCCACGTCTTCGGTCGCACAGAAGACAAGAATCCATCCGCGCGAGAGGCGCACGAACTGCTTCGCGCACCACTCGATCTGTCCCTCCGCGAGAGCCGCGAAGCCGAGGCCGAACTGCTTCGGCCCCTCTCCGTCGATTCCCTTCAACTCGCGCGTGAGCTTGGTGCTGCTCACGCGCATCATCGCACCACTGCCGTGCGTGTCGGCGTCGTATGGCGGATCCGTCATGATGTGATCCACCGACTTGTCCGGCAGCGTGGCGAGGCCGCGAACGGCATCGTCGTTCCGGCAGTGGCGCAGGTCGATCATCCCTCGTCTCCTTCCTTCGGCTCGACGGGCCCGAAGAGCGCGTCCTGCTGCCACGAGAGCGGCGTGCCCTTCGCGGGCGGCAGCTTCATGTCCGTGAAGCGCGCGCCGCTCGCCTCGACGATCTCGATGTCGAAGCCGGGCTCGTCGGGGCGCGAGACGAACGCGACGAGACCGGGCTCTCGCGCCTGCACCTGCGCCATCGTCTGCCCGTCCACGCGCACGATGATCTCGACACGCTTGGCCTTGTCGAGCCGGTCGTCGCGAACGGTGTATCCACGTCGAACGAACATGTTGGGCTTCCAGTCACTCATACCCGATTCCTCCTATCTCGCTCATCCCGAACGATCGAGACAAGCTGCGAAACGATCACCTCTCCGAGCAGCGAATAGAGAATCTCATCCATCTGCTCGGGCGTCATGATGCGGGTCACACGCGGCGGGCTCGCGCGTCGTACCGCGATGGGCGCGTCGAGAAGAGCCTGCTCGATCACGCGCAGTTGCGCCTCGGTCTCGGGCGACACGCCGGAGCTTCGGAGGCGCGAGAGCACGCGTCGTACGCGACCGAAGCTCACTCGGGTTCCATCTCGGAGCGCGTGCGGAGAACGCGAGCAGCGTAATCGCTCTCTCCGCACCCGCCGCCGTTGTAGGCCGTGAGGCCGGACTCGATCGAGCCGCACCGCGAGATGCACGCCGCGAGATGCTGCGCGGCGTAATCGACGATGGGCTGCTGACACGCGCCGATCTCGCGCTCGCATCGCTCACGGAACGCACGAGCGCGAGCGTCGCGCCTCTCGCGATCCTGCGTGCTCGTCGGGCACGGGCCCACGAAGATGCGGACCTCGGGAGGGATGTCCGAGCGACACGGGTTGATCTGCATGATGCCGCCCTCCGCGCGAGTCGCGCCCGTCGCGAACGGATTCAGGCTCGACTCGCGGAACGCCATCGCGCCCAGCAGCAGAGGATCGACACCGTGTCGCGCGCCGGCCTCGACGAAGTAGGTGGCGAACGCGTGGAGCCGGGCATCGCATCCTCCGCGAGCACGAGCACACGCGGGGTTCGGTCGCTCGTGCCCAGGGCGGCCGATCGAGATGAGATCGAGCAGCGTGTGCTCGACGCGCTCGATCGAAGGGCTGTCCTGCGCGATGGCGGTCGCGGGCAGGAGCACGAGCAGCAGAGTGAGAATCTTGCGCATGGTTCATCCGTCCAGCGGGTCGAAGAAGGAGCCCTTGGCCTCTTCTCGTTCGCGCCGCCTGAAGATGGCGGCGATCTTGTCTCCCCCGAGCGGGAAGGCGTTCACGATCACGTGGGAGTCGCTGTGCTCGTTCGCGTCGGCGATGAGCTTCAGGAATCCCGCGCGGTCGTTCGTGTAGATGGTGCCGACGATCGGCAACTTGCTGCTCATGTGCGTTCCTTCTGTTCGGGTTCTTCTTCGGGCAGTGCGTCGAGCACGTCCTCGTCGTCGCCGGGATTCTGCTCTCGCAGGCGCATCATCGTCACTGCGAGCGCTCGGTAGTCGGCCGGGCTGAGAGCGCGGCGCTGCGTCACGGGGTCGAGCAGCGTGCTCCGCTGCTTCTCCTCGCTCGACTCGTTCACGGTCGCGACGCGTCTCGACACGTCACCCGTGCGAGTCGCGATGCGATCGAGGAAGCCTCCGAGCGCCGACATCGCGCCCTCGTACGAGCGGAAGGGAATCGCGAACTTGGGCTTGCGGTTCTCGTCCAGCACCACGTTGCCGTCCTCGTCGGTGACCGGCATGAGGCGTTCGAGCAGAGGGTCGGCGATGGAGAACATCTTCTCCAGGAATCGCGCGTTGTGCGCGGCGAGCCTCTTCTGCGCTTCGGCGTGAAGCCTCGCGCGGGCCTCTTCCCAGAACTGCCCGCGAGCGTCGAGCCAGCCGTCACGCTCGGCCCACTTGTCCCACGTCTTGTAAGGGATTCCGTGGTGCTTGCCGTAGCGCTCCCAGTGCCAGATCACGGGGTTCGCATCGGCGTCCATGATGAAGCGAAGACGCGCCTCTTCGCGAAGAGGCATGTGCTCGGGAAGAGCAATCGCCTTCTTCGCGATCTCAGAACTGCGCACCACCGTGGTAGTCGTTCCAGATCCAGACGCAGTTGGAATCACCAGCGGCTTCTTCGGTGCGGGCTTCTTCAGCTTCTTCACTGCCACGATTCTTCTCCCTGAGAGCGCGCATGCGTTGCGCGAAGTCGGCGCTGTTGAGAGCGCGCGTGTCCTTCCCCGGCTCCACCATTTCGGTCGTGAGGTATTCGAGATCGGGATTCGTCCTGAGCCAGTCGTTCCAGATCGCAGTCGCGTGCTTGTAGACCTCCGCGTGAGACACGCTCACTTCGAGCGTGGCCGGGATGCTGACGCGGAGCGTGATCTTGGCCTCTTCGTAGAAGAGCTTCACGCGCACGCGATCGGGGCGCGTGCGCATGCGCTGCGCAACGCTCTTCTTGATCCACGCGACGGCTTCGGTGAACCGCTTCTTGGTGTCAGGGGGCAGCGCGGACGACAGCACGGATCACCTCGCTCTGTTCGAGTGCCACGAGAGCAGTCGCGAGGGCATCCCATGCATGCTCTCGATGCGTCGCGGAAGTCGTCTGCTCGAACGCCGCGATCACGTGCTCGCTCCCACGAGCGAGACGCTTGCGCGCGGCCTGCTCGACAGATTCCTTCGACGCGTCTCGCTTCCCGCACAGGGCCTTCTTCACGTCCTGAGAACCGAGCGACGCGAGGGGCAGCGATGCACGCTCGCACGCGAGCGCGAGCACGCCCCACGTCATCGCGGTCTTCGCCGCAGACGAGGCGTCTCGGACCCACGCGAAAGATTCCGCGGCGATGGCGGCCGGGTTGTACTGGACGAGCACGTGGTCGAGCGCGCGCCCGATGGCACGCGTGCGGATGAAGTTCTCGTCAGCGAGATGGATCGTCCGCTTCTTCTTCGGCTCGCCCGACGTTCGCGTCGTCGAGAGGTGCAGCAGCATCGGCGCGCGGCCCGGAGTCACCTCCAGAACCGCCATGCCGAAGTTCGCCAACCCCGGATCCGCCCCCAGCAACTTCGGGGGCGTCCAGCCGCTCTCCCTCTCTCGCACGCTGCGCATCTTCGGCCTCCTTGATCTGCCGCTCGATGTCTCGTTCCTCGCTCACAGAGAGCGCGCGCAGCCGGAGGAACCGGATGCCTTCGCTCACGATGAGTGCTTCCTTACCCGATTCCGACAGGTGCCGCCCGAGCGCTCCGATCGACTCGCCGTCCATCGTGCGTGGCACCTCGACCACGAGCAGCTTGTCGAGAGCGCCGAGCACGAACGCGCGCTCGCCGTTGGGCCCGTAGGGGAAGTGCTCGATGCGCGCGGGATCGAAGCACGACACGACCTCGAACCACTGCTCGCCCGGCATGAGCCGGGGCTTGTACTTCGCGGTCTTCATCCCTCGACTCCTCCCTCGGTCAGCACGAGCACACCGGAATCACGACTGCACAGGATGGAGCGATCGAACGCGCCGCGCACGCTCTCGTCGTGGTCGATCACGAGCACCGTCTCGCGGTCGAGCGAGCGCAGGAGCCGGCACACGATGGGCTTCTCCTCGGCCCCGAGGTGCGTCGTCAGTTCGTCGATCACGAGCAGCCCCACGCGCACGCCGCAGCGCGAGAAGATCATCTCCGAGAGCGCGAAGGGCGAGAACGCCATCTCGACGCAGCGCTTCTCGCCACCCGAGAGTTGCAGGTAGGTGCGCTCGCGCGTCTGCCCGTTCTCGTGCTTGAAGAATCGCACCATGAGGTCGTCGCCCTCGATCGAAAGCTGCGACGTGATGGAGCCCTCAGTGAGCGCAGCGATGAAGCGATTCGCGTGCTCCTCCAGGTCGAAGAGCGCGAGCCGAAGCACGAGCACGGGAATCCCGTTCTGACCGAATCCCGTCTCCCAGAACTCCAGCGTCGAGCGCGTGAGCATGAGGCTGCGAAGCTCCGCGTCGTCGCGCTCGATCGCAGCGCGGAGCGCGGACACGCGAGCCTCCTGCTCGGCCTGCTTCGCCTTCCACGGATTCAGTTCGCTCTCGTGGTGCTGCCAGAGCGCGCGGGCGCTCTTCAGGCGATGCTCGGCCGCGGCTCGGTTGTCGCGAAGACGCGCGAAGGTGACCTGCGCTGAAGCGCACGAGTCGATGTGCTTGCGCACCTTCGCGATGTCCTCCTCGATCGCAGCGCGGCGAGCGGCGACGCCTTCCTCGGCCTCGACTTGCTCGGTGAGAAGCTGCGAGAGGCGCGCCTCGATCTCCTGGATCGACACGTCGTACTGCCGCAGCTTCACCTCCGCCTCGATGATCTGCGTCTCCAGCCCCGAGGCGTCGAGCGGACGCTTGCACGCGGGGCACGCGCCGAGGCCGGATGCGCGCTCGGACTTCAGGTGTGCGATCTGCGTCTCGACGCGAGCGCGGTCGCGCTGGTTGATTCCGAGTTCAGTGCGGAGCCCTCCGAGCCGCTCTCGCGACGCAGCGCTCGGACCTGCGAACGCCTCGCCGTAGCTCTTCATGAGCTTGGCGAGTTGCTCGTCGTACTGCGCGCGGGCCTCGACCCACTGCGCCTCTGCGCCGAGCGATTCCTCGCACTGCGCGATGGCCTGCTTCGCCGCGTCGCCCTCGTCGCGAGCAGCCTGCTTCGCAGCCTCGCGGCGTGCCTCGAAATCCGCGATCTGCTTCGCGTAGTCGAACGCCTGCACCTCGGAGAGCGCGCGCGTGTTGCTCGAAATCTCCAGACGCAGGCGCTCGCACTGGAAGACGACGGTCTTCAGTTGTGAGCGAACGAGCTTCTGCGCATCGACGCACGCGCCGAGCGAGAACGCGGTCGAGAGCATCTCCTTCCTGCGCTTGTCCGCGTCCGTGATGAAGTTCGCGACGGCCCCTTGCCCGAGGTAGACGCACGAGCGCCAGAGATCGTAGGGCAGCCCCACGAGATGCTGAACGATCGCCTGTTGATCGGAGATGCCCGCGGGCGGAACGCCGTCGTAGTCGATCTCGATCACCGCGGTCTTGCCGCGACGCTTGGTGCGCGAAATCTTCGCGGCCTTGCCGTCGATCTCCAGAGCGACCGAGACGCAGCACTGCTCGGCCTCGTCGTTGATCACGTCATCGGCGCGCAGAGACGCGCCTGCCGCGCCTGCCTTGCGCGGAGTCGTCACGCCGTAGATGCACCACGTGATCGCATCCACGAGCGAGGTCTTGCCCGCTCCCATGCGACCGCGCAGCAGCGTCGTGCCTCGGTTCTCCAGCCCGAGATTCACCGCGCCGCGGACGCGCATGAAGTCCATCACGAACGCGCCGAGCACCCGCACGCGAGCGCCGGCCGGTGCGATGAGACGCGCGTCGGGGACCTGGGCGAGCAGGTCACGGCCCGCACGAAGGAGATCCTCCTTCGACACGAGCGCGAGGTCCGCGCCGTGGTCCTGTGCGGCTTCGGATTCCTGCTCGACGTACTTCTCCAGCGCGTCGGCGAGCGTGAGCGCGAACTGCGGAGGGCCTGCCTTGTCGGGCGCGGCGACCGGCACCGTGCGCACGTCCTTCGTGGGCAGCCTCTCGATGATGCCCTGGACGAGCCCTCCCGAGAGCATCTCGCGCGGCCCTCGAAACTCCACGATGTCGCTCTCACGAATCGGCGGCAGTGGATTCCTGCCGTCGAAGGGAGGCTCGATCACGTAGTGCTTGGGGTAGTGGTCGAGGTCGAGGAAGGCCGGGTCGATGGTGTCGCTCGTCAGGAGCGCGAGCCCGTGCGGCTCTCCTCGCTCGCCGAAATCCATCTCGAACGGCGACCCGATGTACCACGAGCGCGTGCCGAGCTTCTGTCGCGCGTGGTAGTGGCCCATGTAGAGCGCGCGGAATCGCTCCGCGCTGTGCAGCGCGAGCTTGCCCGCTGCGGGCTTGCCGTTGTTCGCGGTCGCGCCCTGAAGCTCCGCGTGAGCGAAGACGGTGTAGCCGTCGGGCACGCGCTGGAAGATGGCCTCCTGCTCGCCCTCGGCCTCGCGCCACGGCACGAACGCGAGCTTGCGCGCTTCGTCGAGCATGAGGTCGGTCGCGACCTTCACGCGCGGGAGCGGACCGAAGATGCGCACACCGTGCACGCTGCCGTCGATGGTGACCTGATCGTGATTACCGGGGATGAACCACGCGGTAGCCTTCCACGACTCGATCACGCTCAGCACGGCATCGACGTGCCGCACGTGGAGCACGTTGCGGAGATCCCAGAAGTCGCCGAGACACACGATCTCCGCGCCGTGCTCGTCGGCGACCTCGCCGACACGCGTGAGGAGATCGATCGCTCGGTCGAGCGTCTTCGCGCTGACGTGGAGATCGCCGAACGCGACGAAGCGGAACGGCGCGGCTGCTTCGATCGGTGCCGGCGCTGCGAAGAGCGCGCGGGGCTTGCGGGTCCTGCTCACGTTGCCTCCGAGAGATACTGCGCGGCCATCTGCTCGTAGAGAGCAGGATTCTCTCGGAGGTGCTCTCCGAAGCCACGGAATCCAGACTGGAACGCCTTGTACTCTCCGTCGGGCATCATGAGGTAGCTCCACGAGCCACGCTGCGCGATCCACTTGTGTTCGCCGCCGACGCCGTGGGTCTTGCCCCACTCGAACAGCGTGTAGGAGTTGTCGAAGCCCGCGCCGTACACGAGGCCGGTGTGTGCTGGCGGACGCGGCCTTTGGATTCGCGTCTTCTTCAGCTTCGCCTCGACGATGTGACCGACGATCGAATCGCCAGCGGTGAGGTTGCCGATGCGCGTGAGCCAGAGACGGAGCGAGGAGAAGTAGCGGATGCCGCTGCCGCCGTAGGTCTTCAGCGAGGGGCCGTGCGCGAGCGCCTGCGGAGCCTCGTAGAAGTGATTCGAGAACACGAGCGCCGTGCGGAGGATCGGGAGGCGCGCGGTCATGCGACGCAGGTTCATCTTGATCGTTCGCGCCGCGGCCATGACGTGCTTGGAATCGGACGAACCATCGCGCTCCGCGCGCGTGGGGCAGCCCGCGACCGAATCCCACACGATGAGCATGGGCGGGGGCGGCATGCCCTTCTTCATCTGCGCGGCGATCTTCGCTTGCACGTCGAGCAGTCGATCGATCGCGTTGAACGCACCCTCGATCGTGATGTCGTCTCCGAGATCGGGAGAGAGCACCTGCGAGGGGTCCACGCCGAGCGTGCTCGTGTAGCTCGTGTCGCGTGCCTTCTCGGTGTCCACGAGACCGCAGATTCCGCCGATGCGCTGGCACTGCGCGAGCGACTGATCGAGCAGCGTGCTCTTCCCGACGGCCTCCCACGCGGCGACCTCGGAGATGCGACCGACCGGCCAGCCTCCACCGATCAAGCGGTCGATGGCGATCGAGCCGGTCGGGATGAAGTCGGTGACGGTCGCGTCGATTCCAGGATCGGCGAGCGTGAGGAAGTCGCTCTCGTCCACGTCGTTGAGCAGCTTCAGGTAATCGCTCGTATCGACCGACGACTTCTTGCGATCGACCTCCTTCTTCGGAGGCTTCGGTGCCTTCTCGTCCTCGACCTTGCGCGGCTTGCGTTGCTTCACGATTCCTCCAGCGGGCTCCTCGGCCCTGTGCTGTGCTCGCCCACTGGCATCGGCCGAGGCGTCTCCGGTGAACGAGCGCAGCACACGAACGAGGAGAAGTGCCGGTCTCTCCCGGCTGTCACGTCTCTTGCGCTACGGGCTTGACGTTGCCCGCTTACCCCAGCGCAATCAGGGGGTCGCTTTCCAGCCGTGTGACCACGGGATCGAGGGGCTTTCACACCCCGAGGGCTGGACCGTGAAGATCAGAACGGGACGCCGGGGATGCGGCCGGAGGCGAGCATCGCCTCCAACTGCTCGGGCGTCATGACCGCACCGCCCGCGGGCGCTGCGAGGTTCGGTGCGAGACCGGGCGGCATGCCCGGAGGCGGCGGGGGAGCGCCGTGGCCCGGAGGCGGCGGGGGCGCTCCCTGGGGCGCGGGCGGGGCTGCGTGGCCCGGAGGCGGCGGGGGCGCGCCGTACCCCGGAGGCGGGGGAGGAGCGCCCTGGGGCAGCCCAGGAGCCACGGCGGGCGGCAGTCCGTAGCCCGCGGGCAGCGCGGCCTGCTGCGGGGGCGGGGGCGGCGCTGCCTGCGGGGGAGGCGGCGGGGGCGCTGCCTGCGGCGGGGGAGGCGGGGGCGCGGCGCGCACCTGCTCGATGGGCACCACGGCGTTCGTGGTGCGATTCCACGCGTGCGTCGGGTAGTTGGGATGCGGCTCCCATCCGGGCTGGAGACCGGCCGACGCGGGCGCGGGAGGCGGAAGCGCGGGCTCGGGGCGCGCGGCCGTGTAGGGGGCGGGCGGAGGACCGCCGTGACCCGTCGGCGCGGGGTAGGTCGGGGCCGTCGGCGCGGGGGCTCCGCGACGCAGCCCGAAGCGTGAGCGCACCTTGTCCGCGATCGCCTCCAGTTCCTCACGCTTGCGGAAGAAGACGACGCCCGACTTGTGGAAGTCGATCAGCGACTTGAACACGTGCGCGTCCTGGCCGGAGATCGCGGAGCGCTCCATGTCGTAGACCTTGTACTCCACGTCCATCTGGTTCGTGCCCGTCTTCGTCTTGACGAGCTTGATCGGGAATCCCTCCGCGAGCGGATTGAAGGGGTTGCCCTTGTGGCGGAAGAGACCGAGCACGTCGGTGTGTGCGGTCGGGCCGACGGCGACGATGCCGGGAATCATCTTCCACTTCGGCTGCCCCGTCAGGGGATCGATCACCGGGTTGCCCGCGGTGTCCTTCTCCTGGACCCAGTGGCTCGCGATGTCGTTCAGGTTGAGCGCCTGGTAGTAGATTCGCTGACGAGGCTTCATCGTCGAGCAGAACTTCTGCGCCTCCTCGTTGCTCGACGCCGACGCCTCTGCGAGCAGCGCGTCGAGCGGGCAGTCCTTCGGGCCGCCCTCGTTCTCGAAGCAGTCGATCCACACGACTTCCTTCCCCTGCGGCGGGTTGGGGAGAAGATTCGCGTAGACGCGATGACGCAGCACGGGGCACCACGCGTCCTTCGTGCGTCCCGTCGCGGGGTCGATGATCGCGGGCGCGGGGAGCAGCCGAAGCAGAAGCGAGGTCTCCTCGCCCACCTTGTTCAGCTTCTCTTCGAAGTCGATGAAGATGTAGTCGTCCGTGCCGCCGCCGTACGCTGCGGATTCCGCGCGCTCGCGCTCGCGCTCCGCGGCCTCCTGCGTCGGGACGTTGTAGAGCCCCGCGAGGCTCGCGAGGTCCACAGCGGGAGGCTGGTACGTGCCGGGCGCGACGGCTCCGGGCTGCGGCGCGTAGCCCGTCGGGGCGGGCGGAGGTCCCTGCATCTGCTGGGAGGGGTTCGCCGGGTTGTAGAACCAACCGGGCGCGTTCGGGTTCGGAAGCCATCCTGCGGGAATCATCTCTTCACGTCTCCTTTCGCGGCTTGCGACCGCGCGACTTCTGCTCTTCGACGACTGCGGGCGGGGGTGTGGGCGGGTCCTTCGGGACGATGTGCTGCCAGGACGGCGCGGCGCTCGCGAGGCTCTCGCGTGCGTACTCCTCCAGGCGGTCGAGCGTCTCACTCGGCTCGGTGCGAGCCGCGGCGTCGAGCGAGCGCTCCTGCGCCTTGATCATCTCGCCCTTCAGACGCACCGAATCCTTCAGGTCGCCGAAGAGGCGAGCGAGAAGGTTCCAGCGCTCGGGCGCTTCGCTCATGGTCTCGTACTCCGCGCGCTGACGGTACGATTCCTCGACCATCTTCTCGGTCACGCGGCCGTCCTGCGCGCGGGTCTGCGCTGCGATCTGCGCCTTCCACTTGCGGTAGGCGACCTCGGCCTTGATCGCTTCGCCCTCGCACGCGCGCTGCGCTCGGGCGATCTCCGCGTGGAGCGCCGGCACCACCTGCCCCTCGAACGTGAGCCGGGTCACGTCGAGCGCGAGCAGCGAGAGCAGGTTCTCCTTCGCGAGCGTGTAGGGCTGTCCCGTGAACGGATCGGACATCGTGAGATGCACCGGCATGGACAGCTTCAGGCGACGGACGATCTCCGCCGCACGGACGTGGTTGCTCATTCTGCGACCTCCTAGACCCTCTCTTACACGATTACGCGGCGAGCTTGAACGAACCGTCGTCCAGAAGCTCGATCTCGCGCTTTTCCTCCCACGTCGTCGTCGTGATCGCCGCTGAAGCGAGCACGGGGACTCCGCCGCGGGGGAACATGGGGAAATCGATCATGAGGTCACGCAGCTTGCGGAGGTGCTGCGCCCAGCCCGGCCTCATCACGAGGTCGATCACAAGCTCGTCGTGGATCGACTGCCGAAGGATGCCCGCGCCCGTCTGCCGGAGGTAGCGAGCGACGCGAAGGAGGCCCTCCTTCATCAAGTCGGCCGCGGTCCCGGAGATGATGCTCGACATCATCTGCCGCTCGGCGCGATTCCTCGCTCCGCCGCTCCACGCGATCTCGGGGATGCGCCGCGGACGACCGAAGGGGTTCTCGAACATGCAGCCGTTCTTCCGCATGCCCATCGACATGTTCGCGCGGAAGATCGGGATTCCGGTGAGCCACTGGAAGTACGCCTCCAGGATCTTCTCGGCGCGACGAATCGCCTCTTCGGGGTCGTCGTAGTAGCGCTTCTTCTTCCCCGTCACGGGGTCGGTCCACACGACGCGGCGCGCGAGGCCGATCGCGGTCATGCCATACGAGTTGCCGAAGTTGACCTGCTTCGCGATGTCGCGATCGCCGTCGGTCACGTTGTCGGCGACCATCGCGTGCACGTCGAGATTCTGCGCGTAGCACTCCAGGAGCTTCGGGTCCTGGGAGTACCACGCGAGGATGCGAAGCTCGATCTGCGAGTAGTCGATGTACGCGCGGACGAATCCCTTCGGCACCGCGAAGTAGCGGCGGATGCTGATCGTCTTCTTCGGACCGGGCGCGTTGCCGAACTCCTCGACGCACGCCTTGCAGCCGCACTCGAACGTGTGGAAGGGCTTCTTCGCGACGTTCTGGATGTTCGGGTCCGACGACGAGAGGCGGCCGGTGACTGGGAATCCTCCCTCGTCTCGCCCCTCCAGTTGGTTGTAGGTCGGGTGAATGCGATTCGACGGCGTGACGTAGCGCAGGAATCCGCTCGCGTAGGTCGAGCGCAGCTTGCGCGCCTTCGCGAGACGATCGATCGCGATGAGCACGGGCGCGCGCTCGGGGTGCTTCCTCGCGAGCACCGCGCGCGTCTCCTTGTCCACGCTCTTCTTGCCGCCCTCGCTCTCCTTCGGGACCTCACAGCCCCACGTCTCATAGAAGAGCTTGCGCATCTCCTCGTCGGTCGCGCTCCAATCGTCGATTCCGATCAGCGAGCGCACACGCGTGATCCAGTGCGCGACCTCGCGCTTCATGAGGTCGTGCGTCTTGTGGATCTCCTCGGGCACCGCGAGCAGCCCGTTCCACTCCATTTCGTGTAGCTCGCACTCGATGGCGCGCTCGCGATCGTAGACGCGTCCGTACCGAGAGCGAATCCATTGGTAGTGCTCCTGAAGCGCGAGCGTGAGGAACACGTCGTGGCACGCGTAGCGCCCCTCCAGCTTCAGCGGTACGCGCGAGTGCCCGTAGCGCTGAAGGTAGGTGACCTCTTCGGACTCGTCTGCTTCGTCGAGCGTTCCCTCGTCGGCCTTCGCCGATCGGCCACGCTGCTTGTACTTCATGCCGAGCGATTTCGCGTCGGCCTTCATCCAGTCCACGACCACGTGTTGCTCGTCAGCAGCGTGATCGGTGATGTACTTCTGACCCAGCGTCTTCAGCGCGAAGCTGCGCTCGTTCTCGTCGGCGATGCACGCCATGAGCGAGATGTCGTCGAAGTCGCGGCAGTCGATTCCACCCCGCTCATGCACGAGCATGCTCGACCACGAGACGCCATCGGCGCGAAGCTGGGACCAGTCGAACTTCGCGTGGTGCAGCGCGCAGCGTCCGGGGCTTCGCAGAATCCGATCGATCACCGGAGCAACGACAGCCGGATCAAGCTGGCGCTCTTGCGAGTTGATCGCCCCCACGTGACGCACGGGCACGTACCACGCGATCATCGTCCTCGCGTCGATCCATCCGGCCAGCGCGTGACCGCAGATTCGCGCTCCGAGCCACGGGAAGAGCCCGCTGGTCTCCGAGTCGTAGGCGATCCACGGAAGCACGGACGCGATGGTCTCCATCGCACGCAGCGCGCTCTCGTCCTGGACGAGCACCATGCGCAGCGTAATCACTCTGCCTGAACGAAGGCGGATCTCCTCGGAGTCGCGCCACGGGTGCGGATCGAAGTCCGCACCTCCGAAGATCATTTGCTCGGCCACTACGCCGCGCTCCTGAGAGCGGCCACGCGTTCACGAAGCGCCGACGGTACGTCCGTGGGCCGGAAGGCGACGATGCCTCGCGCTGCGAAGCTCGGGTCGTCCTGCCACGTCATCACGAACCAGCGAGCGCTGCGCGCGTGCCAGAACCACACCTCGAACACGATCTCGCCGCCGTCGAGCACGAGCACGGGGGGCTGCTCGCGCTCGACCTCGCGCGTGTCGTCTGGCCTGTGGATGTTGATGCTCCAGCCCTTCATGCCAGGACATTACCCGATTACGCGGACGGAATGAAAAAGGCCACCCCGACCGAAGTCGAGGTGGCCCTGTTCACGTGCCGATCACTCGGCGCTCTTGCGCGTGTAGCTGCCCTCGGGCACGCCCTTGCCCTTGATCTCCACGCAGTCGTGCGCCTCGACCGAGAAGTAGTCGTTGCCCGACCGCATGCGGCGCTCCGCCCACATCGCGCACGCCGTGAGCGACGGGTAGGTCTCGCCGTCCATGTGGAATCCATCCTTCCGAAGCTCGACGATCACGTCCTCGCCGCTGCGGCGGTGACGGATGACCTTCATCCCGACCGTCAGATCGAAGGGCGCGCCGATCTTCGCGCGAGCGAGCGCTTCCTTCATCTGCTCGGGCGAGAGAGCACGCGGGCGCGGGAGCGGCTTCAGCTTCCCGCCCGCGATGACCGTCGGCCAGCCCTTGCCGCCGAACTCCGAGCCCTTGCCGTTGGGATTCGGCGTCAGGTCGTAGCTCGCGGGGAGCTTCGCCTTGCTGCCGTTCGTCGTTGCCTTCTTGCCCTTCGCCTTCTTCGCGGGCTTGGCGGGCTTCGTGGGCTTGGCCTCGGCCTTGCCCTTCGCGGGCTTCTCGGGGGCCTTGGCCGCCTTCTTCGGGGCCGGAGCAGCCTTGGCCGCCTTCGCGGGCTTGGCGGGCTTCTCGGGGGCCTTGGCGGGCTCCTT